CACCTGAAGCAGCTCCAGCGAGCCGGGGCCAGAGACAGGCAACTCTCTCTTTTTCAGTTCCTGTTCGCAGAAGGATACGAATCGTGTTGTACGCAGGGCTGAAGCGCGGCGTGCTTCGCGGATGCGTTCAGCGAGGGCATGGTAATAGGTTGAGTCCCTTTCTGCATTAGACGAACCGATGGGCGCGCCACCAGTTTTTTCACTTTTTGCATTTCGTGTACCACTCATCATTTCGAGAATAGCCATAGCGCTTAGCTCAGCGTCGTCGGGCTCAGGGGTGAGATAAGTGTGTGTGCCTTCAATCATTAGGGGGGGAAAAGATTGGCTGGTGACTGAATCACCGGGCGTTGTCGATTGTGAAGGGCAGGCCGATTGACGGCGGAAAAAGGTAATGATTCTGTAGAATATGTTCATGAGTATTTTTCCGTTGTTGTTGCCAATATCGGAATATTGGCAGCCAGCATCAAGGGCACTAAGTGTCTGCCCTTGACCCATGGGAAACTATCGTTAATTTCGGGGTATATTTTCCAATAACAAGACATGCTAATTACAACTCAGAACGAAATTCTCAGCCTGATGCCAACGGCACGCTGGGACAGGCCAGAACAACTTCTTGGATACCTCGAGGAAGAGGAACGGGTAGCGTTGGAGCCGCTGCTTGGCACGACGCTGTTCGACGACGTATGCGAGGTATATTCAAGGCTGCGAAAGGATTATAAAGACATTACGTCATCCACAATACGAATGACAGGTCAGGCAAAAAAAGGTCCGGAATTAGCTTATGCTGACGTTACGGAACGCATTGAAGCTATCCATGAAGGCACCTACAACGGTCCTTATACCGGTTCTCTTGCTGGCCTGGAAGAGGTTCAAGAAGAAGACATGTTTTATATCCGTCTGATTCGGATTTGCCAGCAGATTGAGTTTTACAAGATGATCTCGCATAAGGCGGGACTGCTCACGGTGTCGTTCAACGAAGGCGGTGGCATGAACATGGTGAGTGCCGACGGCTATGAGCCGGCGGACGAGAAACGTATGGAAAGGGTGGTAAAAGACGCCTATATGAGTGCCGGTAGAGCCATTGACTCGTTATTGCTATTCCTGGAGTCTGACGCTAAAGGGAAAAAGTACTTTACGGAGAAGTGGCAGGAGGCCGACGCGTTCTACCTGCATAAGGACCTCTTGTTTCAGACGGCACGGGTGCTTAATGAATACTTGGATATCAAGGGCGAGAGGATGGCATACGCTGCACTGGTAAGGGATATCCGGTTCTGTCAGAACAAGTACCTTAAACCGAGGATTGGCGGGAAGCTGTTGAAGGCGGTGATGGAATGGGCGAACCTCGGTGGCGAAACCGCCGAGCACAGTGACAGCGGCGAGGCCGCTGTGCTCAGCGATTCCGTCGCTGAGGAACTGCTTTCGCTGCTGAGAACTGCGCTGGCTTTCTACGTGGAGAGCCGACGAACGACCATCACGCAAACCACCCTGCTCTCGGGTTCCGGAACCTATGCAACAGCCAGTTCTCAGAAAGAGGTGAAACTGGCGCGGAGGGACAGTATGACGGACGCACAGCAGGCGATGGCGATGGCGTGTCAGTTCATCGAGGAGAACCTCGAAGCATTGGGCGAGGCAGTGGTAGATACACCTATATATAATAACGTGCGCGCACGCGAGAAACAAGCGAAGTTGGATAAGGCTTGCGCCAGTGCAGCAGAGGTACGACGGAGGAAGGAGGCTTACGAACAGCAACACAAGATGCTGTTCACGGCTTTCCCGATGACGCACCGGGTAAATGAGCACAAGTAGGGTATGTTGCGATAGAATCGCAACGAAAAGGACGGGACGCAAAGGGTACATCGCTTGCCCTTGACCCCGCAGCAACAAACATTTAGATTTGCAATAAACGACGGGCGCAAGCCCCACAAACACAAACGACAATGATTTCAAGAACGTATTTCACGGAGTCCTTCTACGACATGGCCGAGGAGACAGCCCAGCGTTTCGCGCAGGCTATCCGTGAGGCATGGGTGAAGGGGCTGGACTTCGAGGGAGAGAAGAAGCACGGATTCTTCCTGTCGAAGAATCGTGGCTTTGACGATAAGTTGTATGTAGGCAACATCCACCGCATAGAGAATCACCTTTACTGGAACGATGAGGAGTTGGCCGACGACGACGAGATTGTAAACGTAGTCGTGATTGACGGACCCGTGACACGCGACGGCGACGGTTGCTCGTATGGCTCAAAGGATCACCGAGACCAAATCCTGTATGCCAACACCATCCCGCAGGTGAAGGGACACATCTTCATCATCAACACGCCCGGCGGTGCTGCTTCGGCACGCATCGACTACGAACAGGCGATTGCCGACTGCCGCGAGAAGGGCAAGCCGACGGTGGCATGGGTAGATGGACTGTGTGCCAGTGCCGGTCAGTTGGTGGCTTCGCTATGCGACCGCACCATCGTGATGAACGGACGCAACACAATGGGCTGCATCGGTACGATGTGTGCTTTCTGGGCTGTGGCACACAACACGGTGTCTCAGGATGGCTACCGCTACATCGAACTGGTGAGCGTGACCAGTCCCGACAAGAATGCGGAAATTCGTGAGGCTGCCGACGGCAAGACGGAGAAACTGCAAGCCGAACTGAACAGGCTGGGCGAGGAGTTCCGCGAGACGGTGCGCCAGAACCGACCATTGGTAAAGGAGGAACACCTGACTGGTAAGACCTTCGATGCTGACGAGGTGATGGGCGCATTGGTGGATGAGATTGGCGACTACAACCGCGCCATCCAAGCCGTGTTTGAGTTGGCGGGAGGCACACTGGCTCCAGCCCGCGAAGCCACCGTCATTGAGGACGAGCCGGCCGCAGGGAACGAGCCAGAGGAACAGGAAGACCTCGCCACGTTAAATGAGCAACAGAAAGCAGCCATCGCCAAGAGCAAAGGAGACTTGATGATGGCCGAGAACGGACACGTGACAACAGAGATACAGGGTTTCTTTGGTCCTGAAACAGTAGAAGTAGCAACCCCTAAAAACGATACGACTATGACAGAAGAAGAGAAGAAGGCCGCTGAGGTTGCCGAGCAGCCAGCAGCCACGCAGGAGGAACAGGCTCCTGCCACGGAACAGCCTGCCGAGGGAGCGCCCGCGACTGAGGCACCTGCTTCTGAAGAAACACCCGCCACGGAGAAACCTGCCGGAGAGGAAGCCCCTGCACAGGAGCAGCTCGCCAACGAGGAAGCCGCAGGACAGGCAGAGGCGCTTGCCAACGCAGAGGCGATGATTGCCGAGAAGGACAAGGAGATTGCCGACCTGAAGGAACAACTTGCCACGCTGGAAGGCATTGCCAAGGAGCGCGACAAGGCGATGGCGGCTATTGACGAGGCACAAGCCAATGTCGCCGAAGCGAATAAGAACTTCAACGAAGCTCAGGCCGTCATCGCCGAGCGCGACAAGACGATTGCCGAGCACGTGGCCACCATCGCTGCCAAGGACGCAGCCATCACCGAAAAAGACGCCAGAATCGAGGCTCTCCAGAAGAAGGTGGCTGACCTGCAGGCCGAGGTGAAGGAACTCAGTGAGAAGCCCGCTCCGATGACCAACGGTGACGCAGGTGTGCCAGCCGGCAACGGCACGGGCGAGGCTCCGAAGGTGAACCAGCACCAGCGCGTGAAGGCCGGCATGACGTATGAGGAGATACGCGCCTTGAAGAAGGCGGAAAAGGCTGAGAAGTGAAAAACGAAAAGTGAAAAGTGAAAAATCTAAGTAACTCTTCGCAAAACCGTTTGCCATCAATCCGTATGGCAGGTAACTCTAATTTTTCACTGTTCACTGTTCACTGTTCACTCTTCACTTGCAAGGCCACTTGCCCTTGACCGCGAAACTCGGAATACCGATATTTCGGTATAACGAAATTACGACACAGAACACAAGAGAACACAAACACAATTATTCACCCTCAAGACACAAACACACAACTATGGCTTACGCACTTAGCATCGCACAGATTCAGACCGTAAAGGAAACGATCCACCCCGAGTTGGTAGCCAAGGCTTACCTACTCACCGACAGCATGTTTGAAGACCTGGGAGTGAAGGTGACTACGGATGTCGAGAATATCGACACGTGCTACATCTTCAACCGCAAGGGTCTGCAGGCACGTCCCTACGTCGTTGGCAACGTGAAGAGCAGCGAACTGGGCAAGTTCGTTGACAACCCCGCAAAGGTTGAACCCATCGTGCTCCACACCGCCGACTCCATCGAGCGCTACAAGGAGAAGGGCCCCTTCGAGGTTACTAACGTAGCCGAGAGCGCCGAACACACTACCTTCCTGCTGAACGAGCTTTCGGGCCGCTTCGCAGAGGATGTCCGTGCCAACTTCTTCTTCGGTAATATCGCCAACCGTGCCCTCGCCGAGGACAGCAACGAGAACAAGGTGAAGAAGGGTCTGTCCCTCTTCGATGGTATCTACACCATCATCGCCAAACGCCGCACCGACGGCACCATCTCGAAGGCCAACGGCAACCTCATTGAGACCGGCGACATCACCGGCTTGGAGGCTGACCAGGTTTACGAACTGCTCACCACCTTCTACGGCGGCCTCTCCGCTGCCATGAAGAAGCCTGAGCAGACCCTCTACATCTACGCCAGCGACGAGTTCTGCCGCAAGGCCGTGAAGGGCTACATGCTGACTTATCCTCAGATTGCTCCTACCGTGCTTCAGGCAGGTTGGAAGTTCGCCGAGATGCCCAACGTGGTTCTGAAGACCAGCTCCGGTATGGGCAAGGGCGGCCAGCTCATCGCCAGCGTAGAGGGCAACCTGGAGTTCATCTGCGACAACCGCGAGAACTCCGCTCTCATCAGCATTGGTCAGGTCAACACCGACCTCCGCGTGTTCGACTACCAGGCCAACGGTCGTGCCACGGCACGCATCCGCGACTTTGGTCCCGAGGTGTTCGCCGTGAACGATGCAGTGAACACCCACAGCGACCTGCCAGTAGGCGACTACATCGCAGACATCTTCACTGTTTCCAGCAACAACGAGAAGATGGGTACGGCTGCCATTCAGTCTCCTCAAGATCTCTACAAGGAGGGCGACGTCATCACCGTGAAGGCTACTCCGAAGACAGGTTACGTCTTCATCGGCTGGTCGGACGGTGGCGAAGAGGCTACTTACGCTTACACCTTCAAGGGTGGCGTGGTTGACCTGCAGGCCCGCTTCACCGAGGAAGTTCCTGAGAACGGCAACGAAGGCGGCGATGAGCCCAATCCCTAACCCTTAACGTTGGAGATGTGCGGCGGCTATACAATACGGTCACTGGCCGCCGCCCTCTGACACTTTTAGCTACGATATAATCGCAGCATACTGAACAACTAAGCAGTAACAATACACAAACATAAACACATATACGAATATGGCACTAACTTGTATCCCAAAAAGCGTACTCAGCAGCGCGGTCTGTACGGAAAATCCAGCCGGTCTCTCCACGTTTCTCTACGCTGTTCCCGTCGAAGGTATCCAGATCCAAATAGACGACGACAAGAACCAATATACTATTAGCGCTGCCGCAGGCGAAAATGCGGCGTTGCAGGGCTATCGGATTGATTTCAAGGCTCAGACCGGTAATTATTCATCTGAAGACAACGGCATGGGTAAAGGTTGGACCGGCACACTCACTGGCCGCGTCGAGCTTGCGGAAGATGTCATGGCTTGGACCAGCCGCGTGCTGCACAACAGCGACAAGTACCTCTACTTCGTCGCAACAGGTAAACGCGTAGAAGGCGATCCAGAGTTCATTGTCATCGGAAATGAAAACGGAGAGGCCGAGTGGGCCGTCGCCGCAGACACAGGCACGACGCGTCAAGATGACCACGGTCAGACTTTTACCGTAACATGTGGTTACCAACTTTATCCACTGACAAAATATGTGGGTAATATCCAGCAAAAAGACAAGGCTTAACCCCGTTGTCATTTTCATAAAATAAAACAGGCTCAGGCTCGATTTGTGAGCCTGGGCCTTTTAGTCACCTCTCTAAAAATCAGGAATGTTTTTGATAGAACCATGCTGTGCCGAGCGTCACGTATGTCAGTTGCGCTCGATTCTTGGCGACGACGGCACAAGAGAATTTAAGGGGTACGGTGATTTATCCCTGACGGAACTTCTGCCCGCTATTCTGTCTCGGTACAGTGAGACAGAGATGGTGATTGCTGCTCCTGTCCTTCCCGAGCAAGCCACCGATATCATCGCAGAATGTATGAAGAAGCAATGGGCGCGTAAGACCGGCACAGGCAAGCTCGACGTCATTCGCCACATGATTGTTGTCACAGATAAAAAGAAGTCTCCTGTGGCATTCCAGTGGGCGAAGGATAATCGCTTTGGTGCACGTTTGTCGCTCGTCAATAAGCAACAGGAAGGCACTATAATTTTATTACCAGACTTCGCGATTACGGGCCCAATAAACCTTCGTTATGGTCATTCGTTTGTAGCCACTGCGACGAGCGATTGCGTAAAAATCCAAGAGCTCTGGCGACAGTTTAAAGAGCCTTGACATCAATTATGATTTAATCTGCACAATAAAATTGGCAAAGCTCTTTCGCTGCCTAATGTTCAGCTCTTTTAAGTTGTCTTTTTGTTCCTGGCATTCTTTACGGAATAACAATATTTGTCTATGCTCCTCTTCGCGTTGGTTAAAATAGTCCACAGCTGCGACAATCGCAGCTTCAAAGAGTGCGGCCTCCATATTGTTTAATCTCCGGCTACACCCATCAGCATCCTTAATGCGCATAGAACCTTTTGCTTCTGTCGTCACTCGACCAGCGAGAGCCTTGATTTCTGCATCCGTCATCCCCAGGATAGGTTCAGGACTATAAAGTTTGCAACTTTCTCGCATCTTGCGACGGCATTCAGCTTTGCGTGTGAGTTCTTGCCGTAAAGATCTTTCTTTCGTTAATGGCTTATTAGACATGACTATATTTTCGGATTGTGCAAAATTACGCCGATTCGGGACACAGGGCAATAGTGTGATGATATTTAACTTTTTTTATTAAAATAGCCTTGCTGCTTGAGCCGTTGGTATTGCCTTCTCAGATCATCAATAAAAGCCGGAGGAATATTGTTATCCTCACAGAAACTTTCCAACATGTCTTTGTCAATTCTAAAGCTGCCAATCCCCATTGATTGATCATAGTTGCGTATGGCAGCCCAAAATTCGTGATATACTTGGTTGGCCAGGAACTTTGCTGTGCCTGGAGCGAGCTGCATTAACCTCGAAAACGGACGAATAGCCCCCCCGTCGACTTGCAGGAAGTCTGGTACGTGTACAGGCAGAAAGGCATTGATGGTCTCTCCTCCATATCGCTCCATAATATTCTCGTTGCAAGTACGAGCATTCAGCACAGATGAAACTACTTCATAGCCAAGTTGTGAAAGTGACATTTTGTTCTCGATGGCCAAGTTGTCATCCTCTTCGACGATTCCACGAAGAGCTTGTTTTACTCCCTGGAGGGTCCTTAGTTCAAGGATGCGATGGCCACCTAAAAGAATCCCGGTGCCAAACTCCTCTTCAGCCCACGCCGTCAGATATGGTGTAAAGCGGACCCATATTGCATGAATTGTATGGCTCATAGTCTCAGATGACAGGCTGCACGCCCATGAAATTCTGGATTTTAAACGATACAGACGCCTTGCCACCGTCGCGCTCAGTAGTACAGACATAGGTGTCTTTCGTCGCTGACACAAAGGCTTTTGTGCCATCTCGGAAAGTGAGTAAGAGATGAGAAGGTGTGCGTTCCAGCGCGAGAAGATTATTCCATACGGAGGCATCACGCGCATCAATTTCGCACGTGACGTTGACAAAGTGGATGCGGTCTGCAACGCTGTCGTTTTCTTCATCCTTTGCTTTGCCCGTCCTCCTTAAGATTGGGATGACGGGACGCCCTTTAGCAGCCGGTTGGATGCCGATTGTTATCGCATTATTGAGCGGAGGATCAAGTTCGTCCCGTGGAATAGTAGGGGTCAGTTGCCATTGGCTAAATCCGAGGCTGTAGTCGGACACGGGGATTGCGGTGATTGCTATAGCATCGTCTAAGATAAATTCGCTGCAAAACATAACTATGTGCCTTTTAATACAGCACAAAGATATGAAAAAAAATGCAAATAAAAAAACTTACCTTTTCGGGCAAAGGAGTGGTGAAATGGCATCGTATGCAATCTGGCCAATGAACCCCTGAAGATACGCACCCTGTTCGGAGTCTTGTGGGACTTGGTAATAGGAAAGAATCGCTTGCTGAAGATGGTCGGATTCGTGCATGAAGGAGTTGAGAAATTGTGCCGGATGTGTAACACGGCCAACCACCATGACAGACATTCGTGCCCATGGAACGTTAAAGACAAAGGCCTTGTTGGAGCTGTGGATGGTATTCCACGCTCTATCTATTTCCGGCTCAGGGCAAGCAAACTCGCGGAGAATAGGAGCGAGCTGTGAGAAGTCGTCGGGTAGAGCATCATAATAAGCGAGTATTCCCCAGTGTCCTTCTATGTCAAGATAGTCTCTAATCATGTTAGTAGGGTTAGTGGAGCTGCGACAGAGACGCAGCATACGGTACAGGATAATTAAATCATGTCTTCCCAGTAGGGTATGTATTTTGGACCGAGGCCGCAGAGGTCGGACATCCAGCGGTCGAAGAGGTAGCCTTCGGCTTTATCAATGTCGTCGATGTAGTCGCGGATGGCGAGTGCGTGGTGCTTGGCATCAACGATGGAAGAACCGAGTTGGTCAGATTTTACCATGTTGGCGACAAACACGTGGTCGTAGAGGACATTGTTCTTCAGCTCTACGCCGTGGGTCTTGAGGAGGGTATCAACTTCCTCGCGCGACATGGGAGTGATGGCAACGGGCTTGCCGTCGGGACCTGCCTTCTGCATGAGCGATACGGCGTAGTCGCAGAGAGGTTTTGAAAAGTGGTGGCCGTACTGGGCGAGGTAGGCACGAAGGCCACTGGGAAGAATATCGTACTGACGGAGGTCTTGCATTGTTTTTTATTTTAGGGTTGCGATAAAATCGCAACATACGTGACAGAAATGGAAATGATGGGTGGCGGCTAACCGCCACCCACTCTGAAATGGGAGAAGGGCTTAGTAGCCGCGGCGGTCTCCGTAGCCCATGTAATCAGGGTTCTCACGGTACATGGGGTAGCCGTTCATGCCGTAGCCACCACGGAAGTTGCTGCCGCCACCGTAGTTGCGGTAGCCTACGTTGCCGTTCCAGCCACCGGGATTGCCCATCATGCCGCTGCGATAGCGACCACCGCGCTCCTGGATCTGCTGGAGTTCTGGCATGTGCTCAGCCATCTTCTCCCAAAGGTCGCAGACGGACTCCTTGGCCCTTATTGCCATCTCGACGAGTTCTTGCTTGTCGTGCTCGTCACGAAATTCAAATCCGAAAATCATAGTCGTAATGGTGTTAGGGATTTCTACTTGTTTTTCGACGCAGACGAGATGCCTTTCTTCAGGTCCTGCATCATGGTCATCATGGTGTTCATGGTGTTCACGATGTCGCCCATTTGTCCCTTCAGGTTGGCGATGTCCTGTTTCTGCTCCTTTTCCTCGCGGTAGCGCGGATTAAGGGTTTCGAGCATCTTCTCACCTTCCACGAGGACCGTCTTGTGGAAGTCCACCTTTTCGAGCGCCTTGCGGCTTTCCTGAATCATCGCATCCACGGCAGGCAGCATAGCATCGGGCGTGGTGGTGATGAAGGTTTGACCGTTGTTGTAGGTGGCAGAGGTGTCGGTGGGGGTGAGATTACTGAAGGGTACATCTTCGGTGCCACAGCGGGCTACGACTTCGACCACAGGAGCCATCATGTTTGTGCCAGCGTATGCGGCTGGCGTGGCTGCCGGAGTCTGCGTCATGTAGCGAGGCTTTGGCTCGGGTTTGTTCTGGACGGTAGCCACAATGAGTTGTGGCGTTGTTTCGCGGTGCAGGATGTATATAGCACTGCCTGGACGTAAACTTTGGAAATCCATGTGTTATTACTTTTTGTTTGATGTTGGTTGCGACAGAGTCGCAACATACTGAACGCTGTTAAACGACTGTGCGGCTCATCAGCTGTAGTATGCCGCTCTCCTCGTCGTTGAATACGAGAAAGACACCTGTTCCGCCGATGAGGTCAGCCACAGTGACGGGAGTACCGTCGAAGAGGGTTAGGGCGCGGGTCTGACCGTTGCGGGTCAGTGTGACAGGCAGCGTCGTAGTCGTGCCCGTCGGGATGGCATCGGCAATCCGCACCGTGAAGTATCCGACTTGAGGGAGCGGACGACGGTATGAACCGAGGGCGAGATCTACAGATGTAGTGCCTACGGTTGTGTTCGTCGTGCGCAGGTAGGGGATACCGTTGATGTTAGTAGGTATGTTAGCGTAGCATCCCATGGTTTACCTCCTTCCGTTAAAATCCGTAGTTACCGTAGTTGAAGCCGCCTCCGAACATGCCGTTGGGGTAGATGCCACCGCTGACGTAAGGCGTCGCATTGACGGCTACCAGGTTCGGGAATGGCACATTGACCGTGTTAGGCAGCTTGCACTTGATGTCGTCCACTTCCTTGTTGAGGGCTGCGAGCTGTGCGTTAACTGGAGCCATCGTCTGTCCAACTACACCAGCGATATACTGATTCTGGTTTAGCTGAGAGATTTCGCCTGCCAACTGAGTGTTCTTCTCGCGTGCGGCGTCGAGTTTGTCCTGCAGAGCCTGAGTCTGCATAGCATCGAGTTTGGCGAGGACAGCCTGCGTGTTGCGGTTGGCGCCGTCGGTGAGCGTGTAGGTCTGCTGACAGGTAGCCAGTTCGTCCTTCCCCGCATTGAGCGCCATCTGCGTCTGTATGCCGCCAAGTCCCCTTTCCACTCCGTTGAAGCCTTGATTGAGCCCCATCTGCACGCCATTGAAGCCAGCGTTCATACCCTGCTGAAGTTCGCTGGTCTGTTGTGCTATGGCAAACTTGTTGTCGCAGCAGCATTGACACAGTTGCTGACTGAGGGCAGCGTTGCCACTCTGGATGCTGTTGATGATTTGCAGCGGCGTCATCCCTTGCTGTGCGGCGATGCTTGCCAACGAAGACTGGATGAGCTGAATGCTGCTGTTGACGAGGTTGAAGTCTTGCCCCAGCATCGTGGAGAGAGTCTGTGTAGCCGTGCGGCTCTGCTCGCCCTGTGAGGTTACGGCCTGCATGATTAGGTCACGTCCGTTGTTGCCGTTAATCTGGCTGGAAAGGAAAGCTGCGCCGCTACCACCGCCCATGCCGTCACCGTTGCCATACCAGCCGAACATGCGGGCAAGGATGCCCATCGCGAACAACTCGGTGATGTTATTCATGTTCATCGCGCTCCAACCGCCCATGTTGCCGCCCCAGCCGCCAAAGCCGCCGAAGCCACCAGACATTCCTGCTCCAAGCATGAAAGGAACGACACCGTTAGCGAGCGCATTACCACCATTGCCTCCATTAGCGTCAGGAATGGAGAAAATTTTCATGTCACTCATAATGAGAATGTGTTTGTGTTTGTGTGAATAAAAAGGGTGAAAGATCTCGTGATTCGGGACATCCCGAACGTTGCAGCAAAATTACCCGCTTGCCACACAGGCACAAAGCCATTCCACATAAAACACCTGAAGACGCAGCTTCACTTCGGCAATACTCTTTTCAATCCATTAGTACACAACTTCTTTCATGTGGTTGATGATATTATACACCTGACGATTAGAGATTCCATATCGCTCAGCCAAAGTGATGAACACAGCCTTCCTATTTTTCTCATTTTTCGACATTTCGACATAATCACGGTATAGTTCGCAGTACTTATAATCATCCATACGGATACCAACCTGTTTCATCTTTTGAAGCAGTTCTTTGTTAAAATCAATTAAATCTGCACGTATCATAGATATATTATTTCATAAATATAATTATATTTGCAGCCTCTTACCTTCACGCTCAAACAATAAGACGCCCGCCAATGACGGAGGAAGAGGACTTACAGGTCCCCGGCCTTTCCGTCATTGGCGGGCTTAGCGTAAAAAGAAGGTAAGAGAGCTTTTTGTGCAGAGGTCGGGGACTTTTTATATTCCCCTTTTATATCAAGTCTCAGACATAATCAAAGACAAATACACGGTTAGGTGTTTCTCGCTGAGCCTTAGTTGGATTCCCATTTTCTTTAGCCCTTTTCTTTATGCTTTTGAATGGGAATGCGATTATTCCTTTGAGCTGTTTGTGCCATGCCTTGTCGCGCTTATAGGGGACATAAGACAGGTCGGTGATAGCCAGTCCAGGGCGACTATTCCACAGCACTTTCCAGTTTTTCTTGATAACAGCGCCTATTACACAAGGCCATTGCCGCGCCATAACCTGCTGATTGAAGTATTCGCTGAAGAGTCCTTCGTCAGAGTCGTTGCCGCGCTCAAGCATGATGCGTGCCACGCCTCCACACTGCTGTATCTGGCGAAGTACGCTATCGAGTGTTATCCGGTATGTGCCTGCATCGCGCCCTGTCTTGCTGTCTGTTTTTCCTAACATTGCGAGATCAACCTCTCCATGTGCGAACTTCCAGTAGACAGACCCTTTCGCATTGCTGTCATACGCCACGCGTATATCAAACCATCGCACACCGGCATCAATCTGCTCGCTGAGCGTCTTGTCCTGGCATCGCCAGTACCCAGCGATAGCCTCCCATACCTTGCTCTTTGCCTTCAGGTATGTCATAGAATTGTGAGTCCCAATCATAATTTTTAAAATTTTATATTTTCAAGCTGCTCTGTTGTATCAATATCAACAGCGTTATCAACAATAATAGGTTGCATAACTCCAACCTGATATAGACTATCAAATGCTAAGGCGTCTGTATGGAAACATTCTACTGCACCAGTAATACGAACTGTCTTAGGTAATAATTGACGTGCCACACTTGCGGGAGGTAATGCCTGTGAGTTGGGCAGATACACTCCGTTCTCTTCTCTAAAAATCGCTGTGGGTTTAAATTCTAAAGGAACAGCTGTTGCTGTCAAGCTTGCCAAAGCTAATCCTTCAAAACATTTTTCGACCCACTCTGGCTTAAGATACGGTGAAGTGCATTGTACAAGTGCTATATCACCAGAGAAACCGGTCTCAACCTGCCATTTTCTCAGAGTTTTTGTCACATCCTCAAAAGCATATATTTGAGGTACTTCTACTGTATTTATCTTATATTTCTTTTTAGCTTGATGTAATAAATCATAATCATCTCCGACAACATATATTGGATAATTCAGTTTAGTCAATTTCTCCAAGCAAGGAAGAAGTAATTTTTTATTCTTTTTCGGAGCACCTTGTGAATTTGCCTTAATAGGTACCACTATTGCTTTCGGAATCTCTTTAAGAGGTGGCTCCACAATTCTTAAAGACTGAAGTTGCGCGATAGCATTTAACATTACAGGACGTTCTTCATCTGCAACATTACTATAATGCTTTGCATCAGTAGCAATGTAATTTAGCCAAGCATCATCGTGACCCTCATTGGAGAATCCGTAGACGTGAACTTCTGCATTAGTCAAATTCTGAGCAAGATAACACAAAGAACATGTCCCTGTAGTAAACTTCCACCAAGGCTGAAACCAGTTTGTTCCATTATCAACACGTATTCCTTTACCGTAAGCTCTGTGGACATTCGTATCATAATGATCTGGTCTCTTGACCAAGAATATGGCAGGTCTTTGTTTTTGGACAATATTAATATGAGCTTTGCCACTATTTACAGCATCGTACCAAGCCTGAGCTACAGTTTGTAACACAATATCTACACGTTTTCCAACTAATCCGCTGTCATAATTATAGAAATGATTAAATCTTATAACTACATCAGCGTTATCTATCTCAGCAGAAAAATCTCTGCTTACCATGGAATTGCCTACAATCGCAATTCTCTTTCCATATAACATTTGTAAAAGTCTATTCATATTAATTTACATCTATTTCTTGTTTTGAGATGAGCCAGAACTGGCCATTCCAAAAAGCGGTGATTTCATATTCACGTCCGCTGTCAATGGGGTTATCTATATAATCTTTGGTATATTTAATTGTCTGTCCGGAAGTAAAGGAAATAGCAGGCTGGTCAGAAGCAGTGACATACAGCTTTGAAGTTGTTGACAAACCTTCTGAGGCTATCGGTAAAGATACAGACAAACTATTTACAGGAACTGTAAGGATTGTACAAACATCTAACCCAAGACTTATGCTTGTTTTTGCTGTAGTAAATGTTATTAATCCCATTCCTGTCTGTTCCATTAAATATTCAATATAGTCGAGAGAAGGAATCAACTGTTCACTATTTGCATGAGCTGCAGCACCTTCAGGATCACTTCTTGTAACTACATATTCAACATAATCACCTTTGTCATTAACAAGTGTGACCTTATCGTTTGTTGTCCCGAAGTGTTCCTCGTTAAACTGAGGCAAGACAACAGTCTGTGGAATAACAGATTTCACGAAAGCAGTCGTAGCAACCTGATTATTGTTACTATTAGCTTCTGCCGTTGGTGCTGTCGGAGTACCTGTTAAAGCTGGAGAATTAAGGGGAGCATAAGCAGTATCATCCGTGGAACCATCAGCTTTTAAGAACTGAGAGGCAGTACCTCCAGACTTAATGAAAGAGGAAGCAGTAATAGGTCCTTTACTTTTTGCTTTTTTCTCCAACACAGACACTCTGCTGAGATATCGCAAATCAGTGACAGGAGCTAAGGATGTGAGACTGGCTTCACTATTAGGCAACGTTTCACTTACACCCCAAGCATCTTCTTTAAAATCAACAGGTAAGTCAAAATTATCAAGGATATACTCTTCAGGGGTAGCAAGTTCGTAGTACAGTATCACATCAGACATAGCGGCTTTGAAGGAGGCTACGTCGGTATAAGAAGAGTCCTTGACAAAAATTTGATTCCTATCGACGTACCCACATTGTTTGTCAGACAAATCTGAATACTCGCCCCCAAAAGGATATGCCGAACAAATCGCATAAAACTTGTTTTTTGCTGTTGGGTTTAACGCCGCAGACATACCTCTGAGATTACTACGGTAAATCCAACTCAGTGTCCCCAAATCCACACTCCCTACTCTCTTAATAGCCTTAGTAATACCGTTCTCAACTTTTATTTCATCATATACATTTCCAACTCTTTTCATTCCGTCAGGAAAGACAGCTACACTCTCACCTTCACCATTTAGCTTACCTGTGATAGTTGTAATATTCAACGGAGCTATATTTTCCCAGTAAGGCTCATATTCATCATTACGTTGTCCTGCAAAATGTACACAAGTAGTACTATCTGCACCTTCTATAGTTATATATTCAGTACTTGGAACATAAAATCCATCAGAATCAAGCGTAATCTCTTCTTCTCCGTCAAGCACCTTAGTATAAGAACCAGTAACCTGAACTTGTTGTCCTTTAATCACATGGGCCTTATTAGTTGCCAAGTTAAACAAGTTAAATCCTGTAGTTTTAAACGCAGTGCTCTTGACTGATATAATCTCACCCTCATTATAATCATAGTAATCTCTTAGACCTATATTCTTATCAAGCCAGTCTTCAAAATCCTCTGTGGTTGATGGTTCCTTATCTGTGCCGAACATTCGGGTAAGGTTAAACATGTTCTTATTATTTATAAGAAATTTATTATTATCTTTCCCTATTTTATCAGCTGGATTACATACCGGGCGTACTGCAAAACCGCGGCACCGATTGTCGTAGTACTGCGAACTGACTCCGCCACTGCTGAAGCCCAGGCCCCGCGCGTTGCGGGCTGAGTTCCACGTCGAAGACCAGTAGCGGCCGTACGACCCGCGGTAGTGCCACGAGCGGCCAGCTCCGATACCCGAGCAGGACAAGAACAGACGTGCGCCGTTGAGTTTGCTCTGGATGTACAGGCCCATCACGCCGTTCACGCTCACTCGCTTGTCGGTCTTCGTGGTGTCCACCTCGTTGCCATCTGCATCAATGTAGATGATGTTGGCGAACAGCTCAATGAACTCCGTTGTGGTTGGCATCCTAAAAATACTTCCCAGAACTTCCTGAGCAGCATCATAACCACTATTTAAAGCAATAAAAGAAGACAAAGAATTGCCTGGTGTGTCAGCATAAACTTGTCCGTCATACCAAGGGGCGGCAGAATTTATATTACCCCAATCATAATCAAAAGAAGATGTACTGATTGGATTATGTCCTTCTACATTACCCCAAGAAAAAAATGAGCAATCGTACTGAAACTCACTGGCTGCTAACTTGTCAGCTTGAGTAATATCTATATTTTTTCTACACCATAAAGTGCCACTTGGGAGACCCATATCAACCCAATCATCTTGGTTCATGGCTTGATTCCACACTACAGTATTACCTTGCAATCGAGTTATCTCACCTTCCCCAGTTTCTCGGCTTCGTATAAATGTTGTTGTGATGCCATTGTAGAATTTATCAGCCAAAGGATCAGTAGTAGCATTATAAGAATCCCAGCAGCCACCTTCTACACGGGAACTATTATAGACAAATAAGTAAGTAGACGACTTACTGAATAAGTCCTCCGCTCCTGTTTGTTGAAAATATACTGGTTTGGCACCCAGTCCGTTAATGTTTATTGTAAATTCTGACGCAGAATTTATCACATCATTTGTCAAATAAACACATATACCGTCTCTTAATTCAGTAATTCCTTCGATTGTAGCAGTAAATTCTGTAGAGGTCGATGTACTATCCACCTGTCCGGAAGGAATACCTATAGCCAGGTCAGCAGGAATAATATCCGTTCCTGACCGACCTGAGCTTGCGAACATAGATTTCATTTTAGCCCAAAGATAGGCTAAACCAGTTGGATTAAGATATTTCACGATTTTTAGTTAAGGATTATGAGAACTGAAGTGAGAGAAGGGGTGCGACAAAGTCGCAACATGCTGGACTGATGGGAGCTAAGCCTTCAGCTGGGACAGAAGCGGTCCTGCAAAGACAGCAGGACCGCTATTAGAGCAGCGTCTATCCGGCGTTAGGCGTCTGGTCAGTTGCGTCATCAATCTCGGCACTGGTCATTGGGTCGAGGTTGGCTTGAACGACCGTGAGGTTTTCTGCGTTGTACTCAGAGCCATCGGCGATGGCATAGATAAGGTCGCCTGCCTGCAGCTCTCCCAATCCGGCAAAGGTGCCGGGTGTTTTAACGAGCCAGTACCATCCATTCTTATAGTTGACAATTTGTGTGCCGTAGTTAGTGGGAAGCACAGCACCTTTGAATGTTGCCGAGCCTGTCTGGGCGGCAGCCACCTCATCCTTTACGAATTTTGTTGTGGCGAGCGTCGTATCATTTGATGACGAGACGGGGTTGGAGCTGGCCTTTCCATTAGTGAGCGTTTTATTTGTAAGTGTTTGTTCAGCCGTCAAGGACACGGTCTCGACCCCCCCCGTGTAAACTTTGCCGTTCTTGATGTAGGCGCCACTATTAGAGTACGTCTGTGGGTGATCGCCTTGCGACTTAGCTCCCACGATAAACAGACAACCGGAGTCTTCCGTGCTGCCCGCAGTGTTGCGTGTATCCGTTGCCTGGCCAAAACCAACGAGGGTGACATGTCCTCTTTCGTCAGTCTGGACTCCCGTAACAACTGCGACGGTGGCACCTGGTTGAGGGTCTGCCATGCCATCACAACTATTCCAGCACTTAAACGTTGAAGGCACGTAGTGGTTGTTGGCGCATGTCACCTGCGTGTCCGTATTAGGATTTTCAGGCATCACCACATGAATGAGGTCGCCTGCAACGCAGGCCACCTCCGCCCTCTGGCCCCACTCCAGTTGCGGGGATTTATCGATAACTACCACATAACAACTTGTATTATCCTTCCTCACGAAATCTCTGTCTACCTGGAAGGCATTGAACGCACGTTCTTTGCTTATTGCAGATCCTGTCGTGCTGGAATCTCCGATGATTATCGCTGTACTTTTTCCCGCGTCAACGATAGTAGTAGCGTGAGCTATATTGGTAGCTTTTCCATTGATCGTCTGAGTAAGATTGCCGCATTTCGTGTCAAAATTGACGTTGGTCACAACATCTTTAGTCTTAGTTGTAATCTTGATAGCCCCGCTGTTAACGTCTTTTGCAACGGTCGTCTGGATATTATCGCCACTGACGAACTGAAGGGTATTGGAGTCCGCTCCCGCAGTGTAGGTAGTCGATGATGTAGGGTCTTCTGCATTCGCGCCCGTTACCTTTTGCCAAGCGAAGATGCTACCCACACCATCGCCCACATACTTTTTGATTTTATTCCAAAGGTACTGAAGACCTTGGTAATCAAGATACTTTGTTGCCATATTCGTATTGTGTTTATGTTGTTAATAATCTGTGCAGATGTCGTCTATGTCGCGTTGGGACAGAGTTCCAATATTATCAAGTTTATCTTTATCGGTGCTGCTCATAGTGCCGCCCTTCAAAGGCGTAGCATCTTCAAGCGCCTCTATTTTATTGAGCAAGTCCCGGACATTATCGCCTTTTCTTTCAATTTTATATCCCTCGTAATTCATATTTTATTTTTTTAGCACGAGCATGTATTCGTTATCAATAGTTATCAGATTACCCTCGATGACCTGTAGGTATTCATAGCGTTCAGCCACACCTACCCCACAGACAAGCGCCGCAGAGATTTTTAAGTGCTCTGTCCGGAGAACCGCCTTGACGCAAAAGCAGCCAATGCGCTCCGCCTTTACCCTCGGCGGCGTTGAGAGGATTCGGGCTGACAACTTTAAGCACCCCAAGATACACTGCTTGACATTCCGATGTTGGCATCCCATATTATCCATGATGAATTATCCGGCAAAGGTCTAAATACCCCACCTCCCGCCGTCGATGCGATGGGAAATCATCGTCAGGAACATGGGCTGTCACTTTCATTTTAAGAATACCTTCAGGGAATTTCGTGGTGTCCACTAAAAGGTAGCATTGTCCTTCGGAATCGAAGGTGATTTCTTCCTCTGTCACTTTCTGGCAGACAGAGCCACACCGCAACTCTATATCAAAGTCATCCGTGGCCATGTCAAAGCCTTTCGCCTTGATGTCTATAGCGAATTTCAGGTCAGAGCCTATATAATATCCTTCGGAGCAGTTGCAAGCCATGAGATTGTTTTTATAATGTAAAATTAGAAATTATCTGTGCTTGGGTCAAGGGCAGGGAGGGGAGGGGTTGCGACACAGTCGCAACATACGGGACGACTGGTGAAGGAATGGGAGGGAGGAAAGGGAGGACGGTGTTTTAGGGGCTACATGTCGATGAGATATTCAGGGGCGAAGTCGTCGGCGTTAAGATTTATTGCGCCTGAGTCTACATCCCAGTAGATAACTTCGGGGGAACTCAGATTATATGCGACAATGGCGGCGTCAGCACATCTGCGACAAGTAAAGCGTAACATCCGCCCCGATGTAAGGGCATAGCGTTCTGTCACCTGGTACTGTTTTCCCATCGTCATGTCCACATTATTATTCACCGATAGGTACTTATTATATACACCAATGAGATATACCGTGACGCCCGTCAGGTTGTAAATTTCGATGGTTCGTCCAAGCATGGCGCGTGCGCGCATCTTTGCACGGCGGAGGCTCGCCATCTCTTCTGCCGAGAGTTGGTTGAACTCATCTTCGGTCCGAGCTCCGGTGTAGAAATAGTCGAAGCTCGTTGCAACTTCGCCAAAGGCCGCGATGAACGGAAGGTGTATGATGGCGTTGTCAGGGTCCCAGCATTTGACGACAATAATCTGCCCGAGATTGTCGAGGTCGAGGATTGGTGTTGGGGTTATGATATTTCGCGATGGCTTGTCGTTATATTCGTTGAACTCCATCCACGCCTTCTTGGTTGTTGTGAATTTGTCAAAATCAGCAGCCGTTGTTATAAATGAGAAATTATTTCGTTGGTAGGCATTCGTAATCAGTCCTGCACCATTGGCATCCCAGCGAATGTTGCCGCCTGCCAGGAGCCCACTGCCATCGGGGTTGAACTGTACGCGATCTCCACAGAAGTGAGCATAGCCGTTGCTCCAGTCAATAGCCACCTTGGGGATGAAGTTGGCAAAGAGACCGGCCCATTCAAAGTCCGTGACGCCGGAAACAGACAGCATGGTCACTGTGCCAGTGTAGGAACCTGTATATGACGAGCTCTTTTTAACGACCGCCATTTGGACAGCCACTCCACGGTCTGCTTTTGGGCGGAATGTTATGCTCTTTGTTGTTTCGGAGGTTGTCGTAATCTCTATTACGCTACCCAGTTGTTCATTATAACTTCCAGGATCAACGACTCTGAGCACAAGCTTAGCTTGCGTGCTGGAAACGTGTCCTGTAATATTAATCTTATATTCAGCGTCTTTGAATCCTACACAAGAGAAAAGATTAGAATATTGCGGTGTAGTAGATGAACCTTCCACGGTTTTAGGGAATCCGCTTGAAGGAGAATAGGGCACATCGGAGTCGTATTCGAGTTTAATCTCATGAACCCCAGAATGTTGTGCAGTAAATACCACACTTTCCTCGACGAACTCCCATTTGTCGGCGTCATTTGGTGTTGTAACCTTGGCTCCCTGAACAACCGTCGAATCATAGTAGACGGCAAGAGAGGCAGACCGTGCGTATCTGCGGCTCGATGTTGCCAACGTGTATTGCATTCCCTTAGTCAACTGGACAGATCCGAGCAATACACTTCCATCCCCAGTCTTAATACTTTTATGACCGTAGAGTTTGTTTGAATGTTCGAGGTTGTAGAAATTACGGTCGAAGTCCTTATATGCGGTAGTATCGAACTGGCCGAGTCCTGTAAGACCATACTGCGAGAACATCCAGTCCTTGTTGAAGATAGCCGACCCCAGCTTCGCAAAATCGGAGAATATTGCCTGTGAGATGAGGTATTTGAACTGCGTCGTCATGAGCTCCCAGTTGGGATTGCTGGCAGAGGGAGTACCAGCGGACGTGCGGCTGTAGGATCCTTCTTTTGCCACGAGCATGTAGTACGTCGTTGTGCCGTCGGATGTTACGGACACGTAAGGCGCTACGTGCTTAGTCACGTCGAAGGAGGCATCTGATGCGATGAAGTTCTCGTTGGATGTGTCGGTCCACTCACCGAGGTAGTAATAGCCCTTGCCCGTTTCGCCTTTTTGTCCTTCTCCGTCCTTTCCATCTTTAAGGATTGGAATTTCCAGCTCGGCAAGGAACTTGGTTGATGGGGACATTGTAGCTGTATCATAGATGCGAACAACAATGGCGTCCGCCCTTACAGCAGAGGAATTGTTCGTAGACAGTCCCGTTATTGATGCCGTTCCCGTAGTACGTTTCGTGGAATACGATGGGTAATAAGTTGTGTTGCTAATGCGTGTATAAGATGTTCCACGTCTCCAAAACGCCGTCGTGTAGCAAGGATAAAGCTGTTTGGTCTCGCCTCCTACAGCTTTCCAGAACGACAGTGATGCGGAGAAAGATGTCGCTGTAAGGTTGGCTGGTATGACCACCGACTGCACGTTGGACGTTATTGAAAATGTCTCTCCGTTCTTCCCATTATCACCATCTTTGAGAATTGGGATTTCCAGTTCCGCAAGGGGGATGGAATTTTCCACAGGTGGAGTGGAATATATGCGTATTATAAATGCCGTTGCCCGCACGTCCACACAGCCTGTAGTACTCATTGTGGTTGACAGTTCCCTTATTTCCGCCCGGTCAACGAGGTCCGTAGGTGCTGTAAATACCGAAGTGTCCGTTATCTGAACATCCTCGCCATTGCCGCGCCACCATGCTGCGACATAGCAATAATGATGTGTTGGGGTACTGTTGCCCACTTTCTTGAAGAAATCCAGAGTTGCCGAGAAATGCGCCTCTGTGCTGCCAGCGGGAATTGTCACACTCCTTCGCGAAGACTGAATGAAATACATCACAGCCGACTCTCCATCAAGTCCGTCGCGCAGGACAGGAATTTTCTCCCGGTCAACGATATTTTCATCACCTATCGCTTTCACCGTCATAGCGGGAGACAAGACAAATTCGACAGCGGCCAACAATTCCCCGCTGATTTTACTATCTTTAGCAACCGTAATTATTCCGTCAGGCGTTGAGCCAGAACTTGCCGCACTTCGAGCCCATAGCCACGATCCTACGGCCGTTTGTCCCATTAGTCGATAGAAAATGTTGTAGGGTGCAGAGTATGTCTGTCCCGCTGGATTCCCATCCGATTCCGAGGTTGCCAAATTGCCCATGATGTTTCCAGGGAAATTCGTCACGCCGTCGGCATTTATACGAGTGTAGCCACAGAACACCGTCAGAGCGTCAGGCGTCAGCTTGCCATTTACGTTGGTGAATGACAGCACATCAGCAGACGGATACAACTGGAAAATCTCCGGTGTCGTTCCTTCGCTCAGGACATTCAGTTTGAATATCGCGTTGTATTCCTTTCCGTTGTAAGCAGCCACGATTCGTGCAGTGTAGGAAGCGTCTGGGCATCCGACATTTGCCGGAATATTCCAGACCAACGTCCGCACTCCTCCCGCCGTTGTAGCCGTCGCTGTGATGCGATTCCCCTGCGCATCGACAAGATATGTGCCGTTACTATTCTTGAGGCCATAGTCGCCGCTGAAATTCACCCCCGTCTGAATCAGCTGTCCTCCCAGATACAATCGTGCATGAGTAGTAATTACCCGTGCGAATGCCGTCTTTCCATTCGCTCCACGAGCGATGGCGTCAAGCTGGTTGTCGAGATCCAGCGAGACCGTCTGAAAAGCATATCTCGAAAAGAGCGCAGGTGTGGAGAACGCGCCCCATTGCCCTCCCGTTTTCGACCGTTTCGACACCCATGTATATGGCGCAGCCGCTGTGTGTGTCAACGGCGTTGATAACCATCCATCCGGCACCCATGCGTCAATAGTATTCTTGTACGCTGTTGCTGTTCCATTGACGGACCCAGATGTGATTTCAGCCGGCGGCGTGCCGTTGAAAACCGGTTCGTCGTCTGAGCCGGCAGCCGTCGCCGTGCGGCAGAAGATATTCTCGAATCCCTTGCCTTCGCTGCCATCACTGATGCGCGGTAGCGTGACGACATCCGCCTGCAGTCCTGAGATAAACAGCGTCAGTGTCACCCCCTCAGCTGACGTCCAAAGCGAAGTAGCCCTTCGGTAAGTACCCGTATCCGAGTATTCAGGTACGTCTTCGTTCCCCATCTTCACTACGGCACCTATTCTCAGAATATCATCATGCGTGAGATACGTCTCTGACCCGTCCATGTCTTTAGCGAGAATCTGGTACGATACATAAGACACCGGTGTGAATGACTTTGTAGATGGATGATAAATTACAGAGGATACCGATGGCACGAGCTTGTATTCGATAGCGGTCTCACCCATGACTGTAATTGCAGCAGACGCCAGCAGTGTATTCTCTTCATCGTAAGCCAGCACAGTAAACACAGCCGCATAGGCGGCAATATCGTCATTTGAAGACAAATGAGACAAGGTTAACTTGTTACCGATGTTTACATGTGCTGTATTCCATTCTTCATCTTTTGAGTCGTTGCCTGTATCCCTCGTAACATTGTATGTTACAGGGATGTCATGCGCTGTCCATCCTTTGAATATTGTGAAGGATATAGTAATATGCTCGTCCCATCGTAAAAAAGGTACATCTGTTTCTTGCGAATTAGTTATTAGGAGGCGTATTGGGAGGTCGGTGGGGTTTAAAGCCCACTCTGTATTCCACTGCTCAGTGCCGAGTATTCCCGTGTCGATGGTTACACTGCGTTGACCGTTTCGAGGTTCCGACACATCTCCCAGTTTTATCCACCAGTAGTTTGCCCGTCCCTCCCCAGCCTGTCTTGCTGGAATCGGAGACCAAGAGTATTGCTGTCCGTCATACCCGGTTGCGTGTATGCCACCGCTGCTACTGGTATTAGGAGATAGTATATATGGGTCTTCCCACTTCTTTGTCTCTTCATCCTGCACTTTTTTTGCAAAAACAAGGTAGGCGTCAGCATGTGCGTCGCTCACCTCGGAAGCATCAGACCAATTAGTCACTTTCTTCAACCGGGCATAGATGGTATATGGCGCATTAGCATCTGCCAGACGTCGGTTGCGACCCTTCAGGTTCCATTCTTGGAATGCGGTATCGACCATCCCCAGATCGGCAATTCGCGGGTCATACACTTTAATTCGCGTATTAATTGCGATAAACACAGACAAGTCACTGGCCTTGCCGTTGGCGTTAGGGGTGATAGCGATGTCGGATGGCGCTACATAATAGACTGGTGATGTACGCATTTTTTTAACGCAAAAATAGGATTAACAGCAGGCCGAGTCAAGGGCAAGGAGAGAGGGTTGCGACAGAGTCGCAACATACGGGACAAGGAGACTGACGGGGGCGAAAAACTGGAGAAGGAGATAGAGAAAAAAGAAATTTGATGATGGGACAGGGGAGGGTTGCGACAGAGTCGCAACATACGGGACAAAAGAGGGAGGGGCAAGGAAGGGAGGAGGATGGAGCTGCCCTTGATTCTGCGGGGCACATTATTATATTACGGTGTAATTTAATATATTCATGGAACATCTTGCACTCGAAATTTTCGACCTTACCGGCACAGGTTCAAAGTTTGCCATGCTGGACGACGACGCGAACATCCACGTCATTGAAACGTCCGAGCTCTTCGACTCTGGCAGCAAGCGGAGTCTTCCCTTCCACCTGAACATACCAGCCAATGCACACATATTCGGTTCAAGCGGCGATATACATGGCAGCCGTCTACACGAATTGATAGACAAGCGAAAGGCTCGCCTGTGGGTGTGCGGGTTGCCTCTTTTCCTTGGGAGCCTCCGTTTGGAAGATGAGGTGGAGGTCGACGCAGATGGCTATATTGACATAAGTTTAGAAAGCGGGCAGAAGACGTTTATGGACATGATTGAAGGTGTCAAGGCCCGCGAAGTAAGCGTCGGCGATGTCGTAATAGGCGTAGCGCTCAACCGGAAGCGAGTCTCAGCCAGACACATCTCCAATGTAAAGTACCGCCTCAGTGGTCTTGAAGCCTACACAGTTGACAATGACTTTATTGAGATGGTCTATAAAAAAGAGTTTAGTATTGGCTCTGCCCTCAATAGTGGCAAGACACCACATGTACAACGTTGGCCGAAACTGGTGAAAAGCACCGGGATAGTGTATGACGCCTCAGGTGCAGAAGAGACACTTGACTTCACCAATGTACAGACACCTTACGACGAGGGACACCCGTTCTGTAACATTAACATTTGCTACCCGTTCAAGGCATGGGATAATGGCGAAGAAAAATCAGGCAGAAGTTACACCCTGCGACTGGCACACGGGAAAGACACGACAGACGGAGGCGATAACCAGACGAGATTCAATAACGCACCCAATTTTTATCTTTTGCACTTTATTGATCGGCTTTTCAAAGATCTGAAAATCCACATAATAGAAAACCAGGCACTGGATGTGGAAGACTTACGACGCGTCTTTATGCTTAACTTTGGCTGTCATTATGAAGAGTTGGAAAACGAATACCAAGACGACGAAATTTTATCCCATCTCACCCCGAAAGACAAACTAAAGAGATATAAACAATATTACATTCCTATTATCAGCAAGGACGATAAATACAGCCTTGTTAAAGGATGGGAAAGCGCAGGCCAATATACTTTCGGTAATACAAAAGGCCTTGATTATCCCGGAAAAGTTTTGATGGCCAACGTAAACATTACCTTGGGAACCGGTGAGTCTATTCTCCAATTAGGCTCCATCGAGGGGACTGTAACGGAAGTAAGCAGTACCGTAAAAGACAGCCCCAAGACAGCGCTACAACTTGACAAGACAGATCTGGAATATCAACATCGGGCTTACTCGGCATATCTCGCTTATGCCACGGGAGACAACTACCCGAACGTGGAAATCAGCGAGATCATCAAAGCGATGGAGTCCGCATTTGGTGTCAGGTTTATTTTTAGCCAAGACTACAAAGAAGTCAGGATAGTTCTCTTGAGAAACATCTTTCGCAGTCCTGAAGTGCGGAAAATAAATTGCGACATTATAGGGACACCCACCAAGAAAGATAATTGCATCCGTGGCTTTCGTATGACCTACGGGAAGGGTATGGAAAACACAGATTATTACTACAAAGGGTTTAATGATCTTTTCCCGCGTGCGCAAAAGACTTGGAAAGACACCAGCGACACCCACGACTATTCCCAGTGGTGCCTTAACGCCGAATATGGGCGCATCAGACAAGACATATCGGCTTTCGACAAGACATGTTACGTTACGCCGGTCAACGGTAATGCTTACGGCGTGAAAGTGGATGAAGAAGAGGACGTACTTTTCCCATCATTGTTCGGGTTGGCAGATTACATAGACGCGGAAGACGGTGACTGCTCTGGCGACGATGAAACGATAAAGACCGTTCAAGTAAATTTCTCGCCTGTTGTCATGAACGAGATAAACAACACCTATGCGGTTTTCTTTCCCGGAGAATTAAAAGCACCGGCTCCAGATATCACAGGTTCGGGGAGTGACGAGATAGAGCAAAGCTGGAAGAAGAACCAGAAATGGCTTTCCACCTATGGCCGGGTGACTATGGACAGGTTACATAAAGAAGACTCTTTTACGCCCTTATCCTTATTGACGGATCAGGTAAACATATCAGGCGACCTTGATGTTTTCATCTCCGAGGGATTTCGGATTCGTCTGCTTGACAACTATAGCATTAGTAATGGTGGCACACCATTCGACAATGAGGACCCCGGGCTGAGTTTCGGGATAATGAGAAGTTCTGGCCGCGATGCTTATATCAACTATCAGGAAGATACGTTAGGAGCAGAAGGCAATGACTGGTGGGAGGTAGTGCCTGGTGACGGTGCGATTGACCATCCAGATACCTGCGACGGCTATGGCAAGCTCTGGGATTACAACGCTTCAGAAGAAGTCAGTGTTAGCACAGCCCCAGATAAGCTTGCGGACATGTGGCCTACGGATGTGCGCAACGCTCCGTTCAATACCGATGCACTTGGATACATTAATGGCGCGGGGATATTTTATCTGACCGACAGCGACGGTAAACGTCACAAAGCTCTCCTTGTCACCAGCTACAGCACGGGCGGTCCCACGATGTACCCGTCGGAGCTTGTCAGCTACCCTGAATACCTTAGCGGTGGTGCAGTAGACGAGATATTGGCACGAGACCGTGTCGGGATGGGACAGGTTCGCAATCTCATCGTTGAGATTGACAGTAGCCAGGAGCGATGTGACACCCTGTTGAAACTTTGCCGATGGGCATGGGGGAACCACCGTTTTGAGAAGATGTATCTTGACAATGGTGTTGGCAGTACTTTTGGTCGGTTTTCGCTCAAGCTTCGCGCCGAAAAACCGAATCCTTATTATAATAGCTCAGCTCGAGAAGAAAGTGAGACTAATCAGCGCTATATGCCGATTACAACCCCCGACCTTCGTGGGCGTGGTCTTGCTGACCAGTTTTACAAAGAGTATTCCAAGTTTATCCGGGAATCTCGCACAACGGTAATTCCTGTAAAGATTGAACTGGCACAGTTGCTTTCTATTGACAAGACCATCCGTGCGACCATTGGAGATGTCACAGGGTTCATCAAGAAGTTAGAGTACGACGTCAACAATAAAACGGGCCTCTCGGGCGTGACAGTTGAAATGATGTATATTTAATTTCTCACACTTCCTTGCACCTGCGGCAGTATTATAATATTTTAAAATTTTAAACCAACTCACAGTATTTCACATGGTAACAATATCAGGCATGTTTGGCGACGGGAATACATATTTTGCCAACTCCCCCGTAGTTATTGATATTGATGGATTGAAATGGCCAGGCGACAGTCCCTTCAACATCGTCAGAGTCGATGTTTTTTCTGGAAGCAACGTCGTTGGTTCTTTTCGTGCCGACACGGGCGGGCAGCCGCGCATCAGTTTTGACATATCTTCGGCACTCAGGGCAATATGGTGTGACTATGATTTCCGAGACGAGATAGCCGATGCCAACATCGCTGCTGCCGGCACCCCAGCAACGGAACCATGGATACGCTCCTTCTTGCGCTACTCATTGCGTATCTATACGGAATATCTTGCGAGCGACGACGGCGGCGTTTTTACCACCACGGGATTCGGGCCATTCACAGGCGGCCAGTGTGCCATGGGCGGCATGACGGAGTGGGAACGGCGGCAAGCTATAAAGGATCTGGGCGACAAGGCTAATGCTGATGTGTCGTACCACGAGCATGACAATCATCGAAACGGCGATGCGAGCACCAAACCGACCAGCTCGCCCGAGCGGGTGGGCAAACATAGTATAACCTCTTGGGTGGACGTAAGCGGGGCTGGAACACAGAGCATCTTCTACCCTGCAAGTGCCCTCTGCGCAGAAGATAGTACTGCTGCCCATGCGCCTTTGGTCCTACGAGACAGCCAGCCTTATGTGGATTTTCTCTTCGTTAACCGTCGCGGGGCTGTCGAGACGTGTAGCGCAGTGATGAAAGAGAGCATGGAGATAGAGGTAGATGTGCAACAGTACAGCCGCGTGGAACGCCCGTCTTTTGCACCAGACCGTAGTCTGATGGCTATCGGTGGCGGAGGAAGGAGAAGCTGGAGTATGTCAAGCGGCCCGCAAACACGCGAGTGGGCAGAGTGGTGGATTATGGAGTTCTTATCCTCCCGGCGGTGGTGGATGCGTTTCCCCATCGGGGACGCGTCAGGGATGTATTACCCCGTAGTAGTGACACCGCAAAAGAAAAGCTTTCAAACTTACGACCGCTCAAAGCAACAAATGCCGCACGTTGATTTTACCGTCACATTAGCGCTTGAGGGCTGAACTGCCCTTGACGCCATCGTAACGTTCCCTTAAATTAGCAGAAAAAGAACAATGCAAGCTAACACCAAAGAATGGATTCAGTATGGCACAGCCGTAGCCATGATAGCCAGTGGCATCGTCCTGGCCTTCCTCTCGTTCTTCCTCAACAACTACGACATCGCTGAAGGCGTGCTCTGGTACATCAGCCAGGCGCTCATCTATGCAGGTGGAGTGTTCGGAGTGAGCATCTACTTCAAGACGCGATTAGGCGAGTTTGAACACCGGGCCAAACAGGAAATTGCAGAGTACATACGCAGTACCTCAAGCACCGAAACAGAGTAACAACCCAAACACAAAATAACAACACGTTTCATAAGTAGGTAGTTTAAGGTTTATAGGTTTATAGACAAGTTTCTTGTACATGATGTTAGAAGATACATTGCCGCTGCACTGTGAAGTACGGCGGCAATGTTATTCCTTATGCGCTTATTAACTCAGACCCCCATTTTCTTACGCCATGCTTGGAAGGCCGCTTCGCGACGACTGGGTTCCTCCATGCGGCTTAGGTTCTCATCGTAGATAGCCTTTGCGCGGATGGCGTCTGGGTTGCCTTTTGCTGCTTCGGTTTCGAGCCAACGGACATATTCATTAAAGGTCATGGGCTGCGATAAAATCGCAGCGGAAGAAACGAGGCGGGTGTCATTGGAGGATGGGCGGGTGTCATTGGATGAGGAACGGGTGTCATTGGATGAGGGGAGGGCGTCATGTTGGGGGGCGGAGCGCCGAGCTTGCTGCTCACAGAGGATATCGCGCTCGTAGTCGTACTCGTAGAGCCAGGAGAGGAGGGTGTTGGGGTCAAGCCGGTCATAGACCTGTGCCGTGCGGCGGCGGATGGCAAAGGCCGTTGCGATTTCTTCGAGCGTCATGTAGCCGAAACGGTCAATGATATCATCTACGGTCATGGCTACCTGTGCGGCATTCATCGTCTTACTTACGTTGAAATACTGGACCTGCTGCGAAACGACAATGGTGAGTAGCGTCGTGGAAAGCGAAACGCCAGGACGCCCCGGCGCACAGATGGCGGCAAGATCCGCCACGCTGGCGCTGGACTCGTCGAAAGCCTCCTGTGCCGTGCGGCGGCGCAAGGCTCGAAAAATGCCGACTTGAAGAGTGTCAATCTGCTCGCCTACCTGACGTGCGGCAAGTGTATTATTCGTCCTCACAGCCTCCGACAAGGCCTGCGAGAGCGGCTGCGCCTGCCGTAGCAATGCGAGATAGCTCTCGCACTTCTGCCTTGTTGGTTTCGGCCATGAAAGTGGCGGAGTGGGGGAGAGTTGCATGTGTGGTGTGGGTTGTCTGGTCAATGATTTCATCCTCCCAGCTGCGGTTGCGTAAGAAGGTGTCGGGGTTCTTGCGGTAGCGTTTGTCGGGCTGCGCGGCCTTGTAGGCAGGGATGTAAGCCAAGGCCGCTGCACGGTCGCGCTTAGAGAGGCGCGCCCACAGCGCTTCGGCTTTCCTGCGGGCCACCGCCTTGTCGTAAGATTCCCAAAATTTGTCGAAAGCGATGACGTCGGGACTTGCCGGTTTGGGTTTATCACGCCCCCCGTTTTCCCCGAAATAAAGAGGTTCTAAACGTTCCATTCCCGTAAGTTCGGCTCCATTCAATATCTTTCTTACGCAATTCAGCGAACCTCTTACGTTCCTGTCGAAACAAGTCTCTTGTTTCTTTTCGCGGATGTTATATGCCATACAAAGGGTGTTTTCAATATTTTCCAAAACCCAAAGTGGCACTAATAAATGCTGTTCACCTTCCATATATTACTTTTCCTTATTATTATCGTTTTAGTATGTAATCACTTCCACCCGCTCTGCCTTACGCCACAGCCGCCACCACACGCGCTTGCGGGTGAGAAGGAGGGTGTAGATGAGGTCGTGCGGTGCATCTTCCTTCACAACATGGAGGGCAAAGGGATAGCCCATACATTCCTTTAGCTCAGAGGTAGGGATGGGCGGGGCTGTTACGCCTTCATCGCTTATCTCTGCGGGGTATTTTGCACCTACACTGACGGCTGAGAGATAGGCGGTGTAGGCTCGAATGTGGCGGGCGGTGTCGAGGATGCGGGTGTCGGCGAAAAGGCCGCCGACCTCCGTGTCCATAGGTACAACTCCAGCAATGGTGCATAGTGACGCACGGGTAATGTATGCCTCGTGCTTGTCGGGCTTCACCTCCAAGTAGCCTTTCTGTTCGTAGGTGTGCAGCAGCTCGAAGTAGTCGAGCCAGGGCTGCAAAGATTTTCTTTTGCTCATAGGTGTCTGATAATTCCGATTACTCTGAGTACTCAGATTGCTCCGATTTCTTAGAAGGGTAGGTCATTGTCCTGCTGCTGCCCGAGCTGGTCGGCGGCAATGGGCTGTCCTTCGGGTTGCATCTCGCGGAACACGTCGCACAGACGGCTGATGTATTCCTCTGGCGACTGCTCCAGTCCTATCTGTCCATCCATGCAATAGTCGCGCAGGGCGAAGTAGGGCGGGGATGTCACCACGCAGTCCACCATCCCGTCGGGAATCATCTTCATGCCTTCCAGACAGTCCATGTTGTAAATCTGATCGAGCTCAATCTTCATCGAAGTCGTTTTACTGTTTGTTTTTCTCCGTCTTGCGGCGCTGGACGCGCTCGTGTTGCAAGGCTTTCTTGGTGATGCCTTTTGGGCGGTGCTGTTCGAGGTGGTGGCGCAGGGCCACGACGTCGTACATGAGGGCAGCCTCGTGCTCGCCGTACTGGATATCAGCCACGGAACGCTCCACTTTCTCTGGCGACCAGTCGGGGTGCAGCTTGGCCATCGCGTCGCGCTCGATGTCGTAGGCACGGCGACATTCGGCCTCATGCTTCGCCCAATCGTCTTCGAGGCCGGTGGTGATGTCGAGCCAGAGGGCTACAGGAGACTCACACGATTTACCCTTTACCATTTGCTCGAATCTCTCCGCAGCGCTCTGTGCCGCCTTGCACTCGCCGCACTTCTCGCTTTGCAGTTTCCACTCGTGGGCCGCTTCGAGAGTGTGGTCGCGACCGTTGTCATCGAGCCAGTCGAGGTAGTCCTGCTCGATGGCATCGAAGTCTGCCCATGCCTTCGGCTCGGTAGCCCGCCGGATGAAGTCGGTGCGGTTGGCGCGGTTCAGGATGATGACGCTGGCCTGACCGACGGGCGAGAGTTCCTTGTCGGCCATAAGCTGCCCGCTGTCCGGCAGGGAGATGCCCAGATGGCCGTAGAAGAGGTTGGCAGCACGACTGATGGCCAGGCGCAGCGGACGGGTGCGGGCGAAACGACGGTGCGACAGCTCGCGATGGAGCTTGGGATCGGACTTCGCCAGGCGGGCGTGCAGGCGGTTGTCGGCGACGGCCAGCAGGTGCAGCGGCGTATGCTTGCCCGCATCGGCAGTGTCGGCACTGGGCGCGGGCAGGTTCAGGATGTCGGCAAAGAGCGGGTCGATGTCGATGAGCGAGCGCGAGTAGCAGTCCACGTTGATGTCGATGAGTCGCACGAGGCAGGTGCAGAGGTAGAGGTCGTAAAGCGGTTCGGGCAGGTCGATGCCCTGCTTCAGGAGGTAGTTGCGCAGGGTGTAGTGCAGGATGGTGAAGTCGTGCTCGATGCCCTGCTGCTTGTAGCGGCTGATGGCCTCGCGCACAGCAGGTGCAGGCCACCACTCGTCATAGGTCTGCGGCGCGCAGTGGCGGCGCAGGTCGGTGGCGAAGCGCTCCACTTCGCGCAGAGCTTTCTTCCCCTCGCGCACAGCGAGTGCGGCGTGTTGGGGGAAGTTCTCGCGGTCGAAGAAGCGCCCGATGATGTCGTCTACGTAGGACATCATCGTCAGCGTGAAGATGCCGACGCTGCGCGTACAGAGGTCTAAGAACGACATCCAGCGATCCAGTGTTGCATTGATGCGGTCGGTGTAGTTCTTGTCGGACTGCCGCTGTGCCGCGATGGCTGCGTGCAAAGTGCCGACGGTTGTTGTGTTATCAGTCATTCTTCAGTTCTTTATAGATTTTTTCCAACTCTTTGTCGCTGGCGCGCTGGTTCTGCTTCAGCACTTCGAGGAAGCGGTCCCGTCCGAGGCGACGGTAGTGCTTCACGAAGTCCAGACGCACGAGGTCGGCAGGTTCTCCGGTTCGATGGCCTTCTCACGGCCAGCCTTGTCCGCTAAGGCGGAACACTCGAAGATGTCCTTGCCTTCCTTGTTGACGATGACATAGACGTGTCCGTCCACTTTGATTTGTCCGTAGTACCGGGCGATGCTGAATGGGCTGTTGGCCCAATACTCCTCGGCCATACAGATAGGTACGAATGTAGTGTCCATTGTTGTTTTGTTTTTTAGGTGCTACCATCCCTCTCCGAACACCCCATCAAGCGGGTCGTTATCCTCGTCTTGAGTAGTTGGTGGTGGCGCTGGTTCGCACATAAAAGCGGGTAACCAGGCTTTGGCTGGGCGCCCTGGCATGTCGGCGAAGTTCAGCATCAGAAAGGCATGACGGGTGCCAATGCACTCGCCTATGCGGTTGCCATACTTCTCCGCCAACTTGCGTATAGCCTTGAAAAATTCATATTTATCCTCATAGCCATATTCATGGTGTGGAGGTATATTGGGATGAGATGTAATGCGGTAGAACACGATTTACGATTTACTATTTGACGATTTACAATTTACAATGATTTAGTCATTCAGCATCATTGGCATGACGAGGATGAGAACTGCAGTGTTCGGGTCCTGTTCAGCGGGCGTGAAGATCATTGCTCGGTTCGGTTCACTGAGAATAATGCAGATTTCCTTCGGCAGACGTGTAAGCACATCGAGGAGTAGGCTCCCCTTTGCGCCGATGGAAAAGCTCTTTGGCCCGTTGAAGGTAGCGCGAATCGTTTCCTCGCCACTTGTGGCAAAATCCACATCGCTGGCTTCCAACCTCAGTGCTTCTGCAGTCAGTGTGAGACGCACGAGAGCACTGTTTCGGTCGCTGAATGCCAAGACGCGGCGGATGGCCGGCACGAGTTCGGCAGCGTTTACGTTGGCTATGTAGGGACTGTTTTTTGGAATGACGCTGTTGTAGTTTGGGTAGCGCCCGTCGATGAGTCGTGCATGCAGTTCAAGTCCGTCAGCGTGAACGAAAAGCTGCTGCTCAGTAAATTCCATGCTTACTACACCACTGGCCTTGAATAATTGTCCACGTAGGATATTGGCGGTTTTCTTGGGCATAATCAAGGTGGCGTCACGCGCTGGCAATTTCACATCGTTGTCGATGGTGCTACGACGCACGAGAACTCTTCCGTTAGTCCCCACACAGGTCATGCTCTCAGGCGTAAGGTCGAAGAAAATTCCCGTCATCACGGGGCGTATCTCGTCGTCGGCCACGGCAAACAGCGTGCCTTCAATCTCCCCAAGCAACCGCGAGGCTGGCAGCGTCAGTGTGTCGCCGTTCTCGCCCAAGGCGGGGGGGGCTGGATACTCGCTTGCGTGCTCTCCAACAATGTCAAAATGCCCATTGGCGTAGTCCCCACGGATTTCCATCGTCGCCATGTTGATGGCGAGCGTGACGGGCTGCGACGGTATTTCCTTCAGCGCATCTATAATCAACTTAGCCTTGACGCAAAAACGGCGTTGTTCAGTCTCATCGTCGGGCTTGAAGTTCGCAAGTGGGCACGAGAGAGTCAAGGTGTTCTCGGCATCACTGGCCGTAATTCCAAGCGCCTGATCCTCAGCTTTCACTTCAATAAGGAAGCAGTCGAGGATGGGCAAAGAGTTCTTGGAGTTCAGCACGCGTCCAGCCGCTGACAGTTGCTGCGCGAGGGCAGCGGAATCAAATGTGATTTGCATATTATTAATTTCTTTTAATTTTAGTTCTCATCTGTTCAATCTCCTTCGCCTTCTTGGCCATGCGATTAAGAATGCTCAAAATGAAAGGGAGGTTTGCCTCGTAGACCTGCTTCGGGTCGGTGAATCCTCCTTCGTCCATAACGGCTACGATGGTGTCTGACTCACCAGTGAGGGCAGTGTGCAGCGGATTGTGTTTCGCTGGTCCTCCGAAGAGGTCTGGGAAAACCGCCTCGTAAAACTGCATCGCAGTCTGATAAGCTTGAAAACAAATGTGGTAGAGCGCAAAGGCACTTGGATTACTCCGACTTCTCCAATCACTTCGCTCCAGTTGCTTCTCCCACCACTTCGCCAGCCAGTCTGCACGGTCAGCATCATAGCGATATTCCCAATGCAACCTGAAGCGGATACTACCGCCAGAGGTGTCGAAGAGGGCAAGTGAACGTGGGGTGAGTGCGGTGGCGAGAAACTGTGCCTGCAAGCGCTCGGTGACGCCTTCTTGGAATATCTGTGCCACGATGCCTTGCAGTTGCCGGTATTGATACCAAGTAAGGTTGTTAAGCGCCACCTGTGGCAGGGCAAAATATCTCTTACGCCACGGCAGGAAGCGCGAGGTGCAAATCACGACGTTCTCCTGTGGCATAGCCAGCGCATCTCGCCATTCTCCCACGGGATTGACGTAGCCTGGGTGCGGATCACGACGCTCCTTCACAACCTCACCCTGCTCATTCTTCTCTTCCTTATCGCCCATGTCGCCGTATGGGAAGTCGAACCACGGCAGTGCCTGCTTCGCCATTTGCGACAGCTCGCGCGCCGTGGTGGCAAATTGTCTCCAAGAGGGGGTGTGAAGAGTATAGAGGACTTCGCCCGTTCCCTTATGACATTCACATCTATCCATATAGGGTGCAATGTTATGATGGCATACCTCCAACCGGCACAGCGTCAGCAGCGCTGCCACCCGTGCCGCGTCGGCATTCCCTGCATAACAAGCTTTCACATGCCAGCACTCGCACAACTGCTGCCAAGTGAGTTCACTCCAAGAGTGCGGGAGGGGAGGTAGGGAATCTGTCATTACTGTCTTAGTTTTATCTCGTGATCCTGGCACGCCTTTGATGCTTGATCACAGCCATCGTTTGCGACAACTTCCTTTGGGAGGATAGGCAGAAAAAGGGTTAGGTCATCTGCCAGCCATGCGGTAATTGGTCTCATCTGTTTGGTTCACTAAGATTATATACATCTACACTTACTTCTACATTCTCTCCAAAACATTCGTTATGTGTTCGCATGAAATTATGAGCTCTCTCCTCATATTCACCAATGAGTTGTTTCAACTTTTTTGCTTCCTCGAACTTCTCGCATTTGACGAGATGACCCAATGCGGCCTTCATCTCCGCAATTTGGTCGAACATGCTCTTCAGGTACAACGCAGATTGCCTTGCTTCCATTCTATGCAGTTCAGCCTTTATGCTCGGAAGAAGGGTGAAGTAGCAACGGATAGCAAGCCAAGCTGTTGCGGCATAGCCTACAACAGCAGCAACATACATGACAGCAAGTATTATATCCATGGCGTTACAATTATCTCGCAGCGAGGGTATCACAGCCTATCACGTCCACAATTTTCGTTTCGCTGAGCTGCACGTTTACCCAGTCACCGAGCGTTCCATTCATGCCATCCTCGATGGTGTCGCGTGCATCGTCGAAATCCACAGCCTTCACCATCACCTCTTGCGGCGTACGCTTCTCCTTGCCCGTTTTCTCGTCGATCGTGATATACGCCAGCTTGGCGCGGAACCAGCGGTCGGCATCAGCCTGTTTGCTCTCGAAAATTTCCGCCACCGGCACACGTTTGATAGCCGTCACGTCAAACTCACCGCTTACATACGGCGCTATATACTCAACGAAGCGAGTCTCGGCTTCCGTGAAATTCGAGGCCAGCACGAGGTATTTTTCACTCACTTTCTTGATCACGCCATTTTCTTGAGTCTTGTCGCACCTAACAGTACACTCGTAATACATTTTGTTCATTTTAGTACTCTTTTATATTAAACATAACTCTTGTTAGTTGATTTTTCTTTCTCGCATTTTCCGTCGTATAATAGAATCTTCTTCCCTACGGCGCCGTTCTTCAACGATATGCTCGTAGAACTCGCGATGACAGGCAATATCCTCTTTGCTTAATTTAAGCAGTTGCTGAATGGCAGCCTTTTGCTTTGACGACATTTCAGAGGTTATTGGGATGTCTTCAATACACTCATTGAGCAGCCGAATGATATTCGACTTACGCCATGCGGTTCTAACGCCCCATCCACGAACCCTCTCAATCTCTTTTTTACAAGCACGCCAATAAGCAGTGTTAGCAGCCCCCTTAGAGGGCCCTTTATATATCCACACAACCCGTCCTGTCAAACATGATCTTCGGATTACGATTACTTGTTTATTTTTGCCAGACATACTTTATTCTTTTTTGGGGCATTACTCGCCTCCCTCCTCGGGATCTTTCTCGGGTGCAGCCTGAACCCAATCCTCATCACCTTCATGAGAAGGGTCAAAGAAGTGGCGTGGGACGTAGCCTTTCCGGTAGAAGTAATACACTCGCGTACTGTTGCGCAGTTCGCGCGGCTTCCGTTCACCACTTTTTTCGTCGATGGCTATGCTGTAGCCGTCAGGGCCCTTTGGGTGTTGCCACGCCGCACACTGACGAAAACCACGTTCCCTGTCAGTTGGTGTCAGCAGCACAACAGGCGGATCCACGACGTAGATGCTTGTCTTGATGTAGTCCGCCAGGTTGTCGCGGATGCGCTTGTAGGCAGCCTTCAGGGTCTTCTCGCCCACGGTGATTCCGCAGTAGTCGAGCAGGCTTATGGCAAGCTCTCGCTGTGCGATGGGCGTACCGAGATGTCGTTTGTCGGCGAGGTACTGGGCTATCCACAAAGTGAATTGCTCGTCCTTGCTTGCAGCCAGTGCCTGACGTAGCAGGGCACGGCTGTCACGTGGCGGCCGCAGGGTCTCGTCGGGCAGCTGGAAGAAAAGCTGCGCACAGCCGAGCAGGAGGTTTCTGGCCTCGTTGAGCATGGCGGCAGGCAGGTTGCGCGACACTTCCTTGATGTGGTAGTCCTTGCGGAAATCGTCGGCGGGCGTGTGGGCTGGCCGGCTGCCGTCCATGCTTCGGGGATGATACCAGTCGCCCACGAGGATCTGATAGATACGTCGGCTCGTAGAGTCGCTGCTGAGGTCGAGTTGCTCGTTGCTGGCCACCACAAACTTCGGCAGGTCGTCGCCAGTCAGACGGACGGAGCCGTGATACAACCCACGCGAGGTGACACCCAGCGGCATATTGTACATCTTCTTCGGCGAGAAACCTGCGGGCAACTCGTCCAGACAGACCACGTTGTGCAACCCCGGCACAATCTTCCCGAGTTCCTGCTCCAGGATGATGTTCGACCCTTCCAATGCCTTGCCGTCGATGGTGAGGGAACAACGCACGAGCGAGAGCATTTCCAAGATGGCTGTCTTACCCGTGCCGCCCGACGCCAAATCCTCTCGCCGTGTGCCGTTGTCCGTGATGTGGATGAACTGCTGACGGTTGGCGGAACGGTGCCTTACCAATGCCGAACCGAGGGCATGGAGCATGGCGATGAAGTACATATCCTGCACCTGCTTCTCCGTCTTCGTCAGTTCCTGCGTCTGCTCCTTCTCCCAGAAGATGCGACAGGTGTTATAGAGGAAGCGGAAGTGCATGGGCATTTCGTCTATGGGTTTGTCCGTCACCAAACGGTATTTCCACAGCGCCTCCCACTGGTCCCAGCGCATATTCTCCTGCGCCCGCTCTTCTTGAGTCTTGGCGGTCTGCAATATCTCTTCGTGCTTGATGCGCTCCGGCTCGTAGAAGGGATTAACCTCCACGCGCCACGCTTGCGGCACAACCTCGAACTTGCCGTCGAGGATGGCATCGGCGCTCGTCCACCACTTCATGCTGCTGTACGGCACCTTCTCTATCTTGTCGGCTGTAACCTTCACTGCCGTATTCTTGAAGAAGAAGTGGTCGAAGTCCTCGCCGAAACTCTTGTCGTTGAAATCCACTGTTTCGATACTTTCCATAACGTTCTGTTCCATCTTTGCTGAAAAAATAGCGCGTGAGAGCGCGCCCTTCTCGTCGTTGTATTCTTTGTGTGCCCTGAGCCATTCCGCCATGAGGTCACGGCTCTGCGCCACGAGTTTGTTACTGCCTTTCTGTCCTGTGAACAACTCACAGAACGTGTGGTCGTTGCCCAACAGGAAGAAGCGTGAATAGGAGTCATCGCCCTGCTCCACATATTTCCTCACCATACCCCTCGCGCGGAGGAACACGGGTGTATTGCGCAGGTCGAACTTATATCTGTTTCTCGGCGAACCATCCTTGTCCTTGCGCTCACTCTCGTACTGCCAGAACTGGCACGTCGGCGTGTCAAAAAGGGCATTGTCGAACCACTCCACGGGGTCGTCGTGCTGCACGTCGGCGGGCATCAGCCCCTCCACCTCCGCAAAGCGCGTTATGAAGTCCGTGACATCTTTCAGCGGTTTCTGCAGTGTGCCTTGCGGTTTTCCCGCAAGGACAGTCCCCAGCTCCTTCGGCAGTCTCAGCCACCTCACCTGCGGATTGTTGAGCGCAATAGCCTGGCTTGCCGCCAGTCCCGTGGCATCCTCGTCATAGCATACATACAAGCCACCTTCCTTCGTCACGCCCAGCAACTTCTTGATGAAAGCCCGGAGCCAGCGGTTGGGTCGCACGTTGCCGCCCTTCTTGTCAAAACCCGCCTGCTCAGAATGCAACCACACAACATGGGTATTGCTATGACTATACACCGCCATTGCATCCCTCGGACCGCTGCACAGCACCACGCGCTCGAACTTCACTTTGCCCGTTTCCTTGCCGTCCTTGTCCGTCACCTTTTCGTAGGGATGCCGCTCGTCCACCTCCGGTACGGCACCTTCCAGCGCATCCGTCAGCCCGGCATCGGCATACCAGCGATGCTCCAAGTCGGCATCCTCCGTGAGGCAATACCACGTCCACTTCGTCTTACCGTAGAAGTCCTTCGGCTCATATTTCTTTACGCCCCACGCATAGCGGAACATAAAAATGGGATAGTTCTTAGTGGCTCTTACGATGCTCACGTAGTAGCCACCCTTTTCCTTATTCTCTTTTCTCCGGATAAACCTCGCCACTGGCTCCACGCCAAACAGCCTTTCCACCTCTGTGCCCCACTGTGCAATGGTCCGCGCTTCGGCTTTCTTCGGCCCACGGTAGAAGCCCGCTCCAAGCGAGCACCAATACAGTGCCTCGCCCGTGTCGGGGTCGAACTGCGTCAGCAAATCGCCCGGCCTTATCTCCACCGCAGTGTGCTCGGCGGTTCTTGAAGTATCAAGCGTCCCTTCGGGCCGAGCGTCCCCACCGAGAACGATAGCATCCTTCCGGCTTGCCTTCCTCGTTGCCAACTCCACCCGGAATCCCAGCGCCTTCAGCCCTTCTTCCGTCCACTCTCCACGCTCGAACTGCGGTTCCTTGCCGTCCCACTCAGCATACTGCACCTCCGCCTGACGAAAAGCATTCCAGCCAATAATCTGTGTTCGCAGCGCGTTGTAGTACGGCTTCTCACCCTCCTCCTCTTCCAATTCCACGTTGCAGCGTGTAGCCAGCTCCTTCAGCACCCGCTCACGTTCCTCGTCGGGCACCTTACCCGCCGGCAGACCCATCAGCCGTGCAGCTAACTGCACAGCCCCGAAGCCCTCCTCGTGGCACGCGAAGCACTTGAAGCCAAGGTCCGTCGCCCCCTTCCTCCCCTCCTTGTCAACGATGAACGAAGGTCTATGGTCATCATGCCACGGACACAGGAACGATGCCGACTTGTCACCGTCGCGCATCGGCACCCTGCCCCACCCTCTCATCACCTCCACGAGGCTCAGGCTATTTAATATGTCGAAGTTTTCCTTGTTCACAATTCATATCCAGTCTCTTTCACCTTGATTTTATCGCGGGTGAAGTTGATTTTTTCGTGGGAGGATGAGGACTCGAACCTCCGCTCAGGTCAGACTTATTCTACAGTTGCGCCATTTACTGTCTTTTCCTCCCGTTTAAAAGTGCGTTAGTTCCTTATGTAACCCAAACGCACTTCTTGCCGTCTTTCCGGCTGCCTTCCTAATGCTCCAGATATGGATAAGAGCGATCTTTATTTGTTGTTCATCTTCTCCACCACCTGCATCAGCATGTTCAGCCCAACGGCATCCATCGCGCTTCCGCTGCCGTTTCCATTGCCCATGATGATTTCAGGCACCCAGCGGACTTGGCTCTGTGCCAGCTCGTGCGCGATACCGATGGCCGTCTCTTTTTCGATGGTGGCGCGTTCCAACGGTGTTAGACCGGCACTGACAAGCGCACGGTTGGCAGCAGCCTTGGCTTCACCCTCTGCCTTGACTCGCTTGGCTACTTCCTCGGCTCGGGCAGCTTCCAGCCGAGCAACCTCGAACTCTTGTTCTGCCTTGGTCACGGCCTTAGCCTTTTCCTTTTCCTGTTCCCACTTGGCCGTCTCGGCGGCTTGCTTACCCTGCTCCGTCACGAGAATGGTCTTCTGTATGGCTTCCAAACTCTTGGTTTTCGATGTCACCTGCGCCAAGTTTGCCGCCTTCTGTGCGTCTATCTGGTCCTGCGTCATCTTATCATATTTGATGTCCGTGATGCTGACGAGGTTGCAGACAATACCATACTGCGAGAACGGACTGACCTCCTGTCGCTTGTAACCACCTGGGGCGTTGCTATCAATGATTAGCTCAGCCTTCGCCACGATGTCGCTATCTCCCGTCAACTCATTTATGACTGTCAGCTTGTGCATCTTGGTCTTATACACACCATCGTTAAGTTGGTCGGTGATGTACTGAATAAGGTCGGTACGAGTTTCACTGACACTCTCCAGAGATGACATAAGCGGACCGCAGGAAGTGACTACCTTGTAGAGCGTAGGACGGATGAGTGCAGAAATCAGAGCTTGCTCAGATCCGAAGTCCTGCTGTATCTTGCTCATGTGGTTTGCATCCGTTGGCAACACCACACGCAGCGAACCGATAATAAACCCTTTACCCTTATCGTTGAAGGTGACAGCTGCCCCTGGATTGTCACCTACGGCCACATAACCCTCTTCGTTTTTCTCCACGCCTGTAAACTCCACCTGCGAAGTTTTGTGGTACTCGTAGATGTTACCCCACCACTGCTGTTGCAAACCTCCGTTGATCCATACGGCATAGTTGCCCGTGTAGGGGTATTGATTGACATAGATTTTCGACTTGTCGCAGTCCTCAAAGGCTCCCTGTAACAGGAAGAGCATAAAGATAATGAGGGCACCGACGCAAACGCCAACAATGTGGCTTTTCTTAATCTCAAATGGTTTCATTTTTTTGTTTTTTAGTTGTTAAATAAATGAAGTAGTAGAATGGAATTAGTACTTTCGGGAATGTAATGTCTGCCTTGGTAAAGCGAATCACCCCGAAGAGTTGCAACACACACAGCAGATAGTACACCGCCGCCAGCGGGATGAGCGTCATACTCAAAAGACGAGCGTAAATCATAGGCCTAAAAATCAAAAGGGTCTGAACTCTCTATATCCTCTGCATCATCCGTGACAATCGCACTTGCCGATGACTCAACCTTATGACACGGACAGTCTGGACTATGGCGTAGGAAACAGTGATTTTTTTCACATTGTCTCACGGTATGACCAGACTTTCCGTCGCATGTGGCATACACCAAATAAAACTCATGTTTGCCAAGGTATATACTCTGGGCGTACAATTCACTGCTGTAGCCACCAAAAACCACAGTTTCTTCGGAATCTGTCCCTTGCTGCGCCGGAGCTTCCTCACACGCGCCAAGAATCACGAAGACAGCTACCGCTAAAGCAGCTTTCAGAGAACAATAAATCTTTTTCATATTTCTTGAGTTTAATCAGCAATCTAATCCCCATAAGTTTTCAGTTTCTGCACGATTTTATCTGCCATTTCCGGCACCTTCGGCAGATCCATGTCACCACGTCGCAGCAGCATCTTCGCAATCTCCACGCGCTGATCACGCCAGAAGTGGTTCTTTACCGAATCCAGCATTTCCTTCATCATCGCGGTGGTGTCCGGCATCTGTGGCACGCCGCCGAAAGCAGGCTGCTCCATCGCCGTTGATTCTCCAAGGATTTCCAGCTCGTCGGCTTTATATTCCTTGACATTATCGTCAAGTCCTTCTGTAAACACGTCTGGCTTGCTGCCTTCAAACAATACCTTCTCTTCGCCCGTCGCCAGGACTTTTGCCTTTACAATTCTCATAATCTTGTTTTTTTAATTGTTATACGATGTCAGTTACTATTGCTATTTTCTACCGCCGTCTGATCCTTCCAGAATGAATGAGGGTCATAGCCTGTCATGTCTTTGACAAGTTGCCGCAGCCGCTGACCGAAGTCCTCGACATTCTTCTCGTTGATACATCCTGCCTTGATGCCGATATTACTTGCCACATGCTGAAAGAGATAAGTGGCATTCATCAGGTCGCGTGGAAAGTAGTTCAGTTCCACCGCCCACTGTTTTGCTTCGGTTTCCAGCGCAACGTCCGCCCAGTGTTGAAGATCATCACAGATGGCCAGATTGATTTCCTGTATGGCTTTTTGGTGTTCCATAATATTCGTTTCTTAAAAATCGACACAGGCCCGACGGCAGCGGATGATGTCTGCAACAAGGACAAGACCCAGAGCAAGAACCGTTGCAGCACTCGGCAAGAGCAAGAGCATTACCGGGAGGCGGCAGCCTCCCTACCTGAGTGTCGCACTACAACGTCATCGGGTGAAAATTGCCATTCTGCGTGTTACCATTACACTACCTCACCCATAAGTCTTTCCCGAAGGATAGGGGTGAGGACAGGACTCGAACCTGCAATACAGCCACCACAAGGAAGGCGATTTTTGTACATATCCACTCTGTCACTCGCGTAAGTTGGTACGCAAGGTGGGAATCGAACCCACGTATTATTGTTGATAGAATATCACCCTCTGTCATCAGTGCGCCGCAGTTTCGCAGTAGATACCTTCAGTCTGCGGCTACCTGTGTCGATATGTCAAAGAACTCAAACGGCTATTTCCCTAACCCGTTGATGCGCTCATAGACAGGGCGCAGCTCGTTCGGGATGATGATGCCCAGCCCTGCGATGCGATTGGCTTCCGCCAGTCGCCATACCGCAAGGTCGGTACTCAACTGCAGGTGACGGTTTTTCTGCTCCGTCATCCACTGGTCGTACTCGCTGCGGTACTCGCTCAGTTTCTTGCGCTCCCCTTCGAGGTAGGCGTTCAGTTTGTCCTGCAAGGCACTCGTCTCGCGGGCATGGTCGTCACACGCCTTCTGATATGCAGCCGCCTTCGCCTGCTTGTCGGCCTCGATGGTGCGCTGGCGTTCGGCCAGCATCCCGTTCAGTTCGGCTTGCAAGGCACGATGCTCGGCAGCCAGGCGGTAGAACATGCCATCCACATACTCCAGCGACACCGTAGGCTTGAACTCGTGCATCAGTGTGTTTGCACCCTCGCCGCTCGTGCCGACAGGATGCGCCAGCACACCGCGCAACTTCTTACGCTCCTCGCTGAACGTGCCGTCCTCGTGGATATACTTGCCGATGGCAGCAGCCTTGGCTTCGAGCAACAGCATACGGTTTCTATCCTTTACCGACAGCCCGGCCATATACTCGTCCTCAGTCATCGCGTCCTCCTTCTCCACGTCGTCGGGCATCGTCAGACCGAACTTCTTACAGAAGAGATAGAGTTTAGAGATAGCGTAACCCATCGCCCTGCGCACAGCCGGCTCCACATCAGGAAACTCACCGTTGATGTCGGGCATCGTCAGCCCGCGCTCCTTCAGCCAGTCTTCCAGTTTCATATTGACCTTCGGCACTTCCACGCCGCCCAGCACGTCGCGGCAATAGTCCTCCAGTGTCATGTCCTTCACCTCCTTCAGCAAGCGTTCACGCGCCTTGATAGCCTCGCGCAACCAGGCAATCAGTGCATGAGCCTCGCCGATATGCGACAGGTTCTCATACGTCTTGTCCAGTTCCTCGGTGGTCTTCCCCACCTTCGCCGTCTTCGGTTCGCCGCCACTGAGCAGGCTCACGGTCGTTCCGTAGAAACTCACGCCGCCCAACTCGTCGGTCACGTTCCTCACACTTTCCTTCGCCATGTTTGCCACATGGTTCGCGCTCGTACTTGTCAGTCCCGAGTCGCCGAAATAAATGTAATCTGCTTTCATATTATATTATATATTCGTTTAATTCGTTTTCAATGTCTTACAGAAATCACGGATAGCACAGAAACAATTCGTTCAATTCGTGTAATTTGTGGTTACAAAAATCTGTGGTTCAATCTACTTTTGTAATATCTATCTCATGTCGCTGCGTGTAGGTGAGTACACCTTCGTAGCCCAGCTCCCGAAGCCTGATCATCAGTTCGCGTGGCTGAAAGTCGCGGAGCCGCAGTTGTCGAGCTTCTTTCACCTGCCTGCGCAAATTGTCCAGTTCGTCGAGTTTCTTACGTCCCTCGCGTCGTTTCCGTGAACAACATTCTTTGCATGTCTTGTGCAGTCCATAACCACCTCTGCTGAACATCTCTATCGGTAGTTCCCGTCCGCAGCACTTGCACACCTGCGTTTCTGGGGGGGGTAAAATTACTTGTTCCATCATTTGTTGTAGCTTTTTTTAGGGGTAATCGTTTACGTGGAACGTGCAGGGCTCGAACCTGCGACTCGCGGATTAAAGATCCGCTGCTCTTCCTGCTGAGCTAACGTTCCATCAATCGTAGTTCACGTTGTCATCGTCCCTGTGGCCATCCGTGAAGTGCAGGCGCTCCACCAGCTCATTCTTGCGGCGCAGCACCATGAGGTATTGCTGTGCGATGCGCGTGAGGTGGTTGCTCCAGTCCAGGTATTCCACCACAGCCTTCACCTTCTCCTCCTCACCGCTCTGCATGGCGGCATAGAGGTCGTCGAGGGCGTTGTTCGTCTTGTCGAGCATAGCCTGCGCCAGACACTCGCGCCCCAGCGCCCTGTTGGCCTTCTGCAGCTGCTCCAGCGTGGCGTCCAGGTCTTCACGCAACGCCTGAATCTTCGCGTCGCGCTCGCTCATCCGCTCCTCATACTCCTCATGTCGGTCCACGCGGTCGCGCTCATAGCGCTCCTGCTGCTCGCGCAGCTCGCGGGCGTGGGAGACATTCAGTTCCTCCACCTTCGCGGTGTAATCCTTCAGCACCTGCGCCAAGCGCTCGCGGCGTTCCTTCGTCAGAGCTTCGATGGTGATGTCTTTGTCCGTCAGGTGCTGGCGCAGGTTCTCCGTCAGGTTCTCAAACTCGCGCACCCGCTTGTTGGCGTCCGCCATCTTCTGCTCCAACGTGTAACGCAGCTCGTCCAGGTGGCGCACCCGCTCGGCGGTCAACTCATATTCGTGCGTCACCTGCTCCAGCTCCACACGGTAGGGATTCCGCCCCAGCAGGGCGATGAATAAGTTCTTCAGATAGCGTGTTAGTTCCATAATATAATATGTATATAGGTTATTTCGTCCGTGTAATACTCACGCTGGCCGACGTATAGTCAGCCTTCACCTCGAAGCCCATCTCTTCCTCGTTCTTCAGTTGCTGCGCCTGCACGCGGGCCGACTGTATCTTCTTCTTGTCGGCCAGCGTGAAGATGCGCGTCTGCCCGACCCGCATGTCCCTCAGTTCCTGTCGACTTACTCTTTCTTGCATTTTTATCTTTATTTATTAACACTAATTTCTTAAAAATACAGGAAAAAGTCTTACCTTTGCGATGGATATTTCATTTTTTTAGCATCGGTGGCACTACGCTTTCCGCTGAAAGACGCACTTTGTCGCGCCTGCAGGCTCTTCCTGTTCCCAATACAAATAAAACTTAATTTATTTATATGGGATTGCAAAGTTAAGGATTAGAAATGAAAGTTGTGCATAGCCGAGCCTATATTTAACGGTTTTTAATATAACTTATGACTATGACAATGAAATCAAATGAGATTTTCAAGCAAATGCTTGACTGGGTTTATGCCAACACTGAGGTGCATAATCAGGCAGAGATTGCCCGAAGGACGGGCGTTAACGAAGTGACAATATCTCGCATCCTAAACGGGAAGATTCAAAAGGTGAAACAAGAAACGATTCGCAAAGTGAACATAGCATTCGGCAGCGTCTTTAATCCGGCATGGCTCCGTGGAGACAGCGACATCATGCTTATTGACGAAATCCGGAAACAGCCAGACGAGAGTCGTGCCGCCACCCATGTCTGTTCTCATGACGATACTCCAGACATGAACAGCCTGATAAACACTGCACTTAGCGCAAAAGATGAAACTATAGAGTCACTGCGTCGTGAGTTAGAAGCAAAAGATGCAGCTGTCAGTTTCCTGAACGAACAGTTGAAAGATCGCACCGACATTATGCACTCAATCCGGCAACAAGCCGAGAAAATTACATCAAAGTACGAGTCATTGCTACAAGAGCATCAGCGCTTGCTTCACCACATCAACGTTAACATCGGCACCATCCACGACTCCAACCTCTCCATTGCCGCAGAGCCTACCGCCTTTCCCTACGGGAAGCCTGAGAAATAAGTGCGTTGGCACCAAAACAAAAGAGCCGCCTCGCCCTCACGGCGAAGCGGCTCCAAACTCAAAATCACTACGTTGAAAGCAACGGAGTGTGCTTTAGCGTGCGCGCACGCACGCTATATATTATAGTGTATCAAGGTGCAACGTATGGCGTCACCTTCATGTCGAAGTCCGAGGCGTTGTATAGCTCGGCTACAAAACGCACATAACCATTGCCAGATTTCAGGTGCTTGACAATCTTACGGATGTCCTTTCGCCCGAACGTATAACGTTCAGCCGTCGTTATATATTTCCGCATTGTATTGTCATCCGGATAGAGGATGACCGACACCATCTCTTCCAGGTTCCCATAAATGTCATAGAACCCAGCCTTTACGGGGACGTACACAGAACCCGATGATACCCAAGTCCTGAACATCCCCTTTTCGGTGATCAGCCGGAAGCTGGCCTTATCCCAGTCAAAGACGACGATAGCCCCGACTCCCGGCACTTCATAGATAGGCACATCCTTTTCGGTCTGTCCTTTCATCGGGTCAGCCGCGCGATGGAACACAGTCCATTTCTGTGCGCTTGCCGTCAGCCCGGCCAACAGCAGCAATACGATTGATAATAGTTTTTTCATAGTTGTTTCAGATTTTATTTGTCATTATTCATTTTTACGACCCAAAACTGACCGTCGCCAACCCGTTGGGATGCACGTCCAGTTGCTCGATGACATAATCACCGATGGCGTGCCCCATCTCATCCTCATGCTTGGCATACTCACGCTGGAACACCTCGACGATACGCGTCAGCAACTCGCCCCACGTCTTTGCTGGCTCAATCGGATAGACGTTATAGTCACCAATCTCATCCACCTTAAACGGATAGTTCCAACGCACACGCTTCACCGGCACCTTCAGTTCCTGCTCCGGGTCAACATTGCAGTCAGCCAGGTCGCAAGTGTCCATCGTCAGCCCCACATACTCGCAACGCTCCGCGACATTCGACGGCAACTTGCCGTCATCCTCGTCGTAGCCAGTCCCTGCCATGAAGCCCTCATAGCCCACCTCGTTGCACACCGGACCATCCCACGACGACGTTATGTCTTCGTCGTCGCAGTTCCATTCATAGCCTTTCCAGTGTTTCTCACCGTCGATGACTACCACGGCAAAGAAGTGCTCGCACGTCGTGCCGTCGCCCTGCTCATAGATGTCGCTGTCAGGGTCCTGCCCGACACAAACCACCTCAATACTCTTGGGATTCACATTATCCTGCTCCCATTACAGGATTCCTTTCTTGACCTGATTAAATGTCAGCTTTTCAAATCGTTTCATAGTTGTTATTTGTTTTTAATTTTGCTTCTTCAATTCCTCATAGGCTTTCTCCACCCAATGACACATGTACGGCACCCATAGCCCGTGCTTAGCCAGAACAGACACTACATAGGTGATTGCCTCAAAAGGCTCATTTCCGATCAGAACTTCGTTCATCACCCACTCCACCATACTGAACTCGCGGGGAGGCTCCACAAGCACTACTCCATCAGTGTTGGCAATCAATTCTGCGAGTGTCTGCTCTTCGAGACATTGTTCGTCACCTATCACATAGCGAGTCGCTATTGTTCCATCGTCGGTCAGGATTCTGATACGCCAATCGGCCTCTCCGATAGCATAGCCCCGTCCATACTGCCCTTCGATTCCAATTATGTATTGTATCAATACATTTACTTTTTCGATAGATATTACTTTCATATTCGTTACTTGTTTTTAATCGTTACTATTCCACATTTCGGCGGCGAGGGCTGTGAACTACCGCGCAGCTAAAGACAGCGCGGCTTCGGAGCAGGGATTGCTCCTCTCTTTTCCTGCTTCGCCCGCCGAGACGGATGCGCAACACTGCTTCTTAGGCACTCGGTGAGTACGGTCGTCCACAGGAGGTTGCTCCACAGGCTTGACTTTCCCCCGCACCGGGGGTAGGGCCTCCATCAAAGCGAGGCCAAACTTTTTGATATTAACGGCGGCATTATGGTCGCGGTCGTGGTGGGTTCCACACTCAGGACACGTCCACTCCCGTTCCTCCAGCCGCAAACCACGATAGCGATGTCCACAGACATGACACAACTGAGACGAGGGATCGAAACGCCCTATCTTGACAAAGCGGATGCCTTGCCACTGGCACTTGTATTCCAGTTGCCGCATGAACTCGCCTATGCTTGCATCGGCAAAGCTGTAGGCGAGGTGGTGGTTTCGCATCATGCCCTTCACGTTCAGGTCCTCCACACAGATGGCCTGCACTTGGCTCTCGTGCGTCAGCCTGTATGTGGTCTGCCCGATGAAGTGGGCGCGTCGGTTGGCTACCTTCTCATGCAGCCGTGCTATGCGTTGCTTCGTCCTGCGATAGGCGCAGGAGCCTTTGGTCTTCTTCGAGAGGCGGCGTTGCAGGAGTTTCAGCTTGCGCTTCTCCTTCTTGGCCTCGTGCGGCGGTTTGATTTCCTCTCCGTCGCTGACCACGGCAAACGTCTTCAGTCCCGCGTCGATGCCGATAACCTTCTCCGCTGGTACGCTCTTCGGAGCTTCTGGCAGAGGGGCATGGTTCTCGACGAGGATGCTGGCGAAGTATTTGCCCGTCGGTGTCTTGCTGATGGTGACGGTCTTGATGTCGCCACGGAAGCGGCGGTGCAGCACGGCGGGGATGTCCTTCGCCTTGGGGATGCTGATGGTGCCGTGTCCGAAGTCCACGCTGCAATGCTGCGGGCACTGGAAGCTCTGGCGGTCATACTTCCCTTTGAAGTTCGGATAGCGTGCCGTGCCACGGAAGAAGTTGTCGTAGGCCGTGCCGAGGTTGCGGACGCTCATCTGGAGCGACTGCGAGTTGACTTCGTTCAGCCATTCCTTCTCTGCCTTCAACTCCGACTTCATGCGGTTGATGAGCGTGTTGGTGCTGATGCTCTCGCCGCGTTCCTTATAGGCCGTGGACTTCATATCAAGCGCCCAGTTCCACACCACACGGCAGCAGCCGAAGGTCTTGGCAAGCAAAACCATCTGCTCCTCCGTGGGGTAGATTCTGTATTTGTACGCTCTCTTCATAAATTCTGCGTATCTCGTAATTGATACGTCTTTCCTACAACCTCATCGTTAAGGTCTTGCCAGATTTTCACTTCGCGCTCATCTTCGCGGGTCAAAGAATTAAGCTCTATGCCGTCGATGCCATAGAACATCCGCTTATTCCCAATGCCATAGGTGGACAGGTGGATACGCAGGCTGTTGTCGGGGAGCCCCGGACACTCGGTTTTGTAAATCGTCATGCGATTATCTGTGCGCCAGTGCCCTTTCATCATTCCAGGACACAGACTGCCGTCATACGGTTTCAGCCCACGTGTCTGATAGTCTATTTCCAGAAACCCTTTCACATCTTCCTTCGTGACCGTCTTGCGACCATTCACAAAGGCAATCAATTTGTCTTTTAACTTTCCCATATCTTCTCGTTTTACTATTCAAACTTATCCTTCCACACCAACCTCCCTTCGTCTATCAGGATGTCGACGCATCCCTCGTCGCCGTCGAAGACCTTTGCGACACAGCCCTCGGAGCAGAAGGTGTCCGAGTCATCCCAGACATAGCCGCTGGTGATGACCTTGCCGCAGACGGCACAGGTTCGCTTCCCGGTGCGGTCTTTTTCTTCGCGCTCGATGTTCTCCCAATAATCGGGATCGTCTCGTAGTGAATACATAATCTTGTCCTCCTACAATTTATTATTCGGCCTTAATTGCTTCCAGTGCAGTCCTTTTGACGATGCCGCTCAGTTCTCTTCCATACGAGGTTGCTTCCTCGTACACATTCTCGAAGTCGATAGTATTATGCTCGAAGTCGCTCCAGCCCATCGGGTCCTCATATTCACTGCAGGTATTCTCCCAACTTTCCTTGTGACTCTCGATGCAAGTCTTCAGGGACTCTATCCATCCGTCACGATCCTTGATTTCTTCAGGCGTCAGATCGTCGTCTGCGAAGCCATCATACTCGCTCAGTTCTTCGTCGTGCTTCTCCATCGTCTGCTGGATTGCTTCAATCATCTTCCTGCGCTCACTCTTCCAGGAGTAATATCTGTCAGTAGTTACCAGCAGCTCGCGAACAAACTCGTCACTCTTATTGTCCGCGACTGGAGACCATACACAATCCACCAACAGGCATTGGTTATTCTCCTCGTTCCTGATTGGCCTTTCCGTGATTTCCTCACCCTCTTCGCATCCTTCAGCATAGACAGTCACCCACTGCACACGGTTGTAGTCTATATCATCCTTCGCCAGAAAATCATCCATCGGGATGAAGTCAGGTGCCCAGCAGCATGGGTGTTGAACTTCATAAATAACGCCCAAATTGCCTTCGTAGTTATAGATAGGCATATTCTTTCCTGTTGCAGCCTTAAACTCCTGCTTTACCTGTTCAATAGTCTTCATAGTTTTAAGTTTTTAGTGTTGTTAAACCATTCGTTTTATGTTTTACAACACATCGGACGCGAAAAATGGTAAATAGTAAATTGTCAAATCGAAAATTTACATTACCTTTGCAACGCAATCCGATGGATTGTCATTCGTCAGCCCTCGGGCTGTGGATTGAAACGAGCTTACGCTCTCACAATTTCTACTGTATGTAGATGACCGCAGATGCGGTGTCAGCGCCTGGCGCTGAGGATTAAGCCCCGTGGCCCACCCACGGGGCTCTTTCGTACCTGCTTACTTCAAGCCCATCTTGAACATGCAGGCAATCATAATGATTGCAAAAATCCAGTTTTCTACCATAGTTGTACGTTTTTTAGGGGTTAGACGTTAAAGTACTTCTCATCAATGATGTCTCGGATATCATCCTCGAAGGTATCAAGGTCTTCGACAATAGTCTTGGACCAGAACTCGGTGGGGTTATTCTCATAGTCGCTACGCACGGAAGCGGCAGCAGCTGCGGCGTCATCATACTCGTAGAAATTGAAAGTCTCGTTCAATACTGAGACAAGATGTTCCTTTTCCTCGATGAGCATATCTCCCCATGAGTTAAAAGTCTTCTTCCGAAGGTCTTTCAGATAGCTCTCGATGTATGCTTCGGCCTTGAAGTTCCATTTCCACTCTCCTTCGCCGCACGAACAGCCGTCGTGCAGGCGCTCCTCAATCAGGTCGTAACGTTCTTGCGGCGACAAGCCTTCCAATTCCGATGCCTTAACCAATACGCTGCACTGGTTACGGAACGTATGGTCTTCGTGAATGCACATCTCCGTGGTTTCGCCATACATACCTCTGCGGATGTCGCGGATGCCACGGGCATAACCGACATACCGATCCCAGTACCAGATGACCAAGATGGCGCCTGTGACGCTCTCGTATTCGTAGGTGATACCAACTTCATCGCGGACGTCAATGTCACTGACGGAGGCAGCGATCTTCATCAAGTCATCGTCGCCAAACGCATCCTCGCCATATTCCTCCACATCTTCCCAATCAACGTCTTCGATGTCGTTGAGGGTGACGTTAGCCTCCATAAGGTCCACCTCGATACGTTCACCGAAGTCGGCCTTCTTAGCGCCGGACACTTCGCGAAGCTCAGCCTTCGCCTCTTCGATGTCGAAATATAGGGTGCCAACGTTGTCAACGTCTATAGGGTCGTCACTCCCATGTTCGCCATCCTGATAGGTATAGATACGGATAAACCATACCTTCGCTGCTTCGCCCGTAGCCTTAATATGCTTAATAAAATCTATTGCTTTCATAATTTTTAGTTTAATCTTTTGTTACAAATTCCAGTTCCATATCCAGCGCCTTGGCCACCTTCACGAGGATGTCAAGGCCCACGCTGTACTTACCCGCCTCGATTCGGGCGATGTGCTCACGGCTCACGCCCACGGCATCGGATAGTTGCTGCTGCGTCATGCCGTGTTCATTGCGCACCTGAGCGATACGCTGACCGATACGCTGACGCTCAACTTCTACGTGCGATCTAACGCGATCGCATACGAGATCTATCCACTCGCCGTTATCGCTCACCAGACAGTCGTTTACGACGTATTGCTGCCCATCTACCTCAATGGTCTCGCTGTCGATGTCGAAGTTCACCTTCAGCAGGGGGCAGTCCTTGTTGAACGGGATAGTCACGATGTAGTAACTACCCTCATTCGTGATTTCTCGGAAATTTTCAATTAAGAACATAAGTTTGAAGTTATTGCGTGTTACCACTTTCTGAATACACTTTGCCAGTCATGCCCTAACTCGCGGCATACACGGCGGGCATGGGCGATGGAATACTCTCCCGCGTAGCCCTCGCGGTCAATAAGCAGTTCTACGGCGTCCTCTCTTATCTGCCGGAACTCGAAGCATGTGGATGCCTCAATAGACATCAAGCGTTGTTTAAGACTCTTGTTTGCCATAATCTCTTTGCCGACTTTAACCTCCTGCGCGGGAGTGTTAGAAGTTATTGTTTGTTGTAGCTGTTGCAAAGGTAATGGACTTTTTGCAATGTGACAAATAAATCACAAAGAAATTTATCCAAACGTGTTGCAGAACATAAAATCATTTACTATTTAATTTAACTATTTATTTCACCTGCATCCATTCGTACTGGAGTTCTGCGCAGTAGTCATCGTCAAAGTCCTCGTAGTATTCCATACCCATCCGCACAGCTTCGTCCTCCATTGTCTTCCAGAAGTCTTCCTCCATGCCTTCGGGGTCGTTGACATTGTAGCGGGCGAGTTTCTGATTGATACGTGCTGCCAATTCCGTCATGCGCTCGTCGCTCCACGTCCATGCCAGCATAGGATCCGGCATACCCTCGTAGTCACTCCTTCGGATAGAGAAGTGTTCGTTCACCGCGAACACTTTCTCCATGATTGTTTGTTGTTTCTCGTTCATAGATCTTCAATTTTTAACTTTCAACTTTCAACTTTCCGCTCGAGCTCTGCTCGCTTCGCTTGCGAAGAACTCTCAACTATACTTATCCCGTTCTGTCGGGCTTTCTCATAGAAGTCCTGCCGGATAGCCTCAGTGGGGAGCCAGGCGAGCATCCGCCGCTCCTGTCCGTCCGGGGCCCGCAGGGTTAGTTCATAGATGCCGGCCATACTACTTTGTAGGCTGTCCATTCAACAAAGTACGGGTATTGTTCTTCAGGTCGGTGCGTAGATGTTTAATCCAGTCTATGTCGCGCATTTCGATGTAGCCTTCCTGCTTGGCATATTCTTCACTCACGGGTCGGAAATCTATCCACTCTTTCCCTGCCTTCCATGTCATCTTGGCCGTTATCTTTTCACCATCCTTCTTGAAGGTGATAGAGTCGGGCAGCCCATGCTGGCACATTTCGAGGAAAAACATTCTCACTACGCCAGGACAATAGTAGTAGGCAGTCAGTTCGTGTAGCGACACATTACGGCATTTCTGGCCAGGAATATATTTACCCCAACCATCCTTGTCAATGTTGCAGCTGATAATATACTTCGTCATAGTCGTTTTTGTTTAGTGGGCTTCTTGCTCAGGCAAGCGTCACCCTTGCGGGATGCCGAGCGCGCCCAGAAATTATACAAAATCTTTTCAAAATCTCACAGGACATCATGCCACTTTCTCGAACCAGTCGCGCCAGTCGTCCACGCCTTTGCCTTTGTCCTGATAGATAGGCCATGCGTGGTTTGCGTTTCCGCTCTCATTGGTAATAAAGCCCAAGAAATAATCATGTTCCCGTTCGGAGCGATACACCATATCCTTGCGGTACACCATTGTTCCGTCTTTGCATGTCATATCCTTCTTACAGCGGAATAGGTCGCCCTTGTCGATGCGGGGAATAAGTTTCGATGGAGACTGCTGCCAACCGTCGCCCTTCTTGGGCAGTGTCCAGCCCTTTGTCTTGGCAACTTCGGCATTGAACTTATACCACACATCCTCGTCCAGAAACTCGAAGTGCATAGTGCCCTTCTTGAACGCCTTGCAGCGGAAGAAGCCCCAAATAAACCATGTGTTCCATTCCAAGTGACTGCAGTCATACCATGCAGGAATTTCGTTATAGTCGCGCCCTGTCAGGTAGCACAACGCCTTGCAGACATCGTACATCTTATCTACGCTGGAACCGCTCACCCTCACATACTCGCGCCCTACCCTCTTGCGGGCCATACTCCAGGATTTCCCTGTATATTCCCAGTCGTAGCCGTCGCACATATAGGGGATGATAAACTTGCGGTTGACCATATAGTTGGCATTCGTCTTCCATGTCTCTCCCGCCGTGGAGTTTTCGGCACTGAACGAACATATATGCTCAAAGGCTTCCACCAATGCCTTGTGCATCCGCTGACCGTGCGTCTGCACAATCATGTCGAGCACACGGTAGATGTTGCCCATTGTGAAAGGCACGTTCACCTGTTTCTCCACAAAGCGGTTCATCTGGTCGCGCAGCGATTGCGTTTCGTACTTTTCCATCTTTAGCATCTGGAAGATGGTGCGCCAATAGTATTTCTTCAGTTGCTTCTTGTACTCCTCTCGGGTGATACCCGTTACACGATTTTCGCGGGTCTCTACAGCGCGAAACTCTATGGGAGGCTCATCATACCGACTGTCCGTAGCCCGTGCCGTCTCGTTGATGCGCTGCGTCATCTCCATCACTTCGTCGAACATCTTCACGGCACTCATGTAGCGGTTTACCAGTTCGCGCACCACATTGTGCTGCACCAGTCCCTCCGTCTCGTTCATGTTCAGCGCGTCCTCGTCCTGCTGACTGAACATATAGTCCTGCCATTCCTCTTCGCCTGTGCCCTCCTTATAGAGTTTCACCAGCGCCACCTCCACGCTCGTCTTGCGCTCGGCGGTCTCAAACACCTTGCCCAGACGCTCCGTGTAGCCATAGAGCTGTATGTTTTCGTACAGGATTTTGTTGCGGTTGTAGCTGTGATATTCACTCACACTGTCATCGTTGCATAGTGCAATCACTACACATCCCGGAGGTGCAATCTCGAAAGCGTGTAGTATATGCTCGACACCCTTCGAGAAGGGCGGGTTCATCACAATCATATCCACGTGACTCACCTGCTCGCTCGTTACCGTCAGGAAGTCGTCTGCCACCAACCGACACTTGTCAGCCAATAGTTTCCTACAATGCGGGTCGTTCTCGCAAGCAATCACCTCCGCCGCACCGTTCTCCTTCAGCCAGTCAACAATGTTTCCGCTACCGGCGCTCGGTTCCAGGATAATCTTGCCAGCCACGTCTTCGCCCATCATCATCTGCTCGATAACCTCCTTAGGCGTAGGATAGAAATCGGGGTTATTCGTAAATAAGTTCATAGTGATTTTGAATTTTTATTGTTCGACAAATCTCATTCAATAATACTAAAAGTGTCGCTATCACCTTCAAGGTCGGTCCATCTGAACTCGAGCCAGTTGCGGTCTTCCTTCTTCTTTCCGTCACCGAAGTTGCGCCATCCAAAGTTAAGCTGGATGTCTGATACATGACTGATACAGATGTTGGCAGCAAAGATTTTAGCCTTTCTCATCGCCTCGCCCTTCTTGTCGCCTGTAAACTCTGCTATCTCGTCACGTATTTCCTTCTGCGTCATGCCATACTTACGGCGGACATTCAGACGTTTTTCAAGAGCCGCAAACGTACCCTTAAATATAACATCACCCTGACCGCCATTGCTTCTAATAGCAATCTCAGTTTCTTCACGTCGCTTGTACTCAGTTCCAAGTCCATCGAAAGCATCGAATGTGATTTCTCCACTATCAACACAAACTTTCACCAAACCTTGATTACCTTTCAGTCTAATTCCTGTGCCTGATACTCCCTCAGTCCAAAGGATAAGTTTTGATTTTTTCTGTTCCATAACGCTTGTGATTTTGAGCTTTAATTTATATCATTTTGATGGGTTAGGCTGCCTGTACTTTCAGTCCATACTCTTGCAGGGCAGCGTTGAGCTCATCGGCCAGTCTTTTCTTCTGCCCGAGAAATGATAGTACATCAACAATTTCCTTAACCCTTCTCCGTATATTACCAGGCAGGTTTATCTCTGCATCAGCCTTGCATTTTTTCAACAGAGTTTCTACCGTATAAGTGCCTCGCAGTTTGCCCATATCTTCGGCGTGTCTAAGCATTACGTCGTAGAGGTTTCGACGTTTTCCATCGTTGAGCCACTTAATCCATTCGCACCGTTTTACACAGCAGAGTTCACTAAAAATAATAGCCTGCTCTTCGGTTGCTTTCATTTTAATATAACTTTCCATAGTGATTTGAGTTTTGTTAGATTTTGAATTAGATTTTGTTCGATTTCTTGCGGAGCAATCCCTTATGCTTCGTCGAGCACTGCCTGCAACTGGTCCAGCGTGACCACGGGAATGCCCATAGCCTTCGCCTTCTGCAGTTTCGAGGGACCTACGCCCCTGCCCGGCACGTTGGCGGTGCCGATGCACAGGTAGTCTGTATTGCTGCTCAGTTCAGAGCAAACCTTGTGTCCAGCATTGACGATATAGCGTCTGGCGGCATCGCGACCGTAGCCATCCACCGCAGAGGCGGTGAAACACCCACTGATAACAATGTTCAGTCTGTCCACGGGAGCCTTGGCGATAACAGCCTTCGGCATAGCAGGCTCTGCCTTCTTCACGGTTTGCTCCACTGGTTTCACCTCGACAGGGGCGGCGGCAGTGACGCGATAAATCTTCGGCGTCACATCGTTGCTCAATCCCACCTCTACGGTACAACCCTCCGTCACACCCAGCTCCTGCATCTTCGCCTCGCTGCCCAGACTGGTCTTCTCCACACGGCGACCGAGGATAGTCACCGGCTCCAACCATGCCACAGGCGTGCGGCGACCCGTTGCACCCACCGTTATCTCGATGCGACAGACGCGGGTCTCAGTGGTCTGTGCGGCAAACTTATAGGCAATGCTCGACTTAGGGTGATGCTCAGTTCGTCCGAGGGCGGCACCTGCAACACGATTGTTCACTTTGATAACCACACCATCTGTCGGGTACGGCAGCGACTCACGTTCCTGTTCATATTGTTTCAATAGTTCAGACAGTGCCTCGCTGTCATCCGCATAGCGATAGTTGCAGGTGAAGCCCATCGACTCGGCCAACTTCATGCTCCCCGTTTCCGAGGTGTCGAAATAGTCAGCCAGCACCTCCCATGCCACAAACACCAGCCGGGCGTTGTCGCTCGTTGGTGACATCTGATTGCACAGGCCACTGGCGGCACTGCGGCAGTCTTTATAGTCGGCCACCAGACGGCTCAGTTCCGCCTTCGGGCAGACGACTTCTCCGCGCACCTCCACACGTCCGCAGAGGTTGATGCGCTGCGGCACGCTCTGCATCATGCCGACGTGCTGCAAGATGTCCTGACCCTGCATCTTGTCGCCACGGGTGGCAGCGCTGACGAGTTGACCATCCTGATAGACCAGCGAGCAACTGATGCCGTCCATCTTCCATTCCGTCACATAGCCATAGCCACCACCAACACGCAGCAGCTTAGGCTCGGTCGTGGCACACCATTTCTGCACGGCATCCGGCGTCTGCGCCTTCTGGCAAGACAGCATCGGTGTGCGATGTCTGATGAGCCGACGCCCATTGTCGGCAAGGTCGCTGCCGACGCACTGTGTTGGAGAGTCCGCCAGCGTCCACTCGGGATGCTCCTGCTCGGTCTGCTCGATGCGACCTACCAGAGCATCAAACTCTGCGTCGCTGATAGCCGGCCGACTCAAAACATAGTATTCATAACTGTGCTGCTTGGCAGCGTTTACGCTCTCGATGTATTCTTTCTGTGTCATAGCCATAATTCGTTTAATTCGTACAATTCGTAGTTTAGAGCAATACCGGCAGCTCCTTCCAGTAGTATTCGATGCCGTAGTAGCCGCTCTGCTCCTGCATGAGGTCGTCGATGCACTCCTTTAGCTCCTGCTCGTCCTCGTCACAGCAAGGCGTGAACTTCTCACGAATAGCCTTGCGTACTGCGGCTGGGTCGTTCTTGAATTTCTCGCGGCTTACAGCCAGGAGAACTCCGTGGTCGCGCTCGTCCTCGTCGTAGGAGCACAGCGCCATGATTTTCTTCTCCTTTTGCGATATGGGGTGCATAGCCTTCTCCAGCCATGCGGCAATGTTACGCAGCACATCTTCCTGGATGTCCTCTGCGTCAAAGGTGATGTCACCAACTGCATCGCTTTCAAAAATGAAAGTCAGCGGCGTCACATCGTCGGAATCGTAGCACATGCAGTAGAGCCAGCCCGTGTCTTGCGAACCGTCATCGAAAGTGACGGTACATGGTTTCAGTCCGTCGCATACCGGCTTGCCATCGCCACCGAAGTGATAGAGGTCGATGCTGATAGCCGCGCTGTCGTCCATTCTCTCATGCACCCACAGCGTATGCCCTTCCATGCGTCCCTTGAAGTACGCTGCCTGAATAGTGGCCATCAGATCGGTCAGATACTGAATAGTCTGTTGTTTGTTCATCTTTTCCATAATTATCAAGAATTAGAGAATTAGAGAATAATCGGTTTTTTGATGCTTGCGATGCGTGCTATTTCTGCGTCCATAGCACGCGGATTGTTGCCATAGATGATGAAGTGTCCGTTCCCCATCATGAAATCATTGTCCGTAGAACCGCGTTGCTTGTCATCGGCATCCAGCTTCCAGATGATTCCATTTTCTGTGGATTTGTGAATAGTCATAGTCGTAATTCGTGTAATTAGTAGTTTAGTTATCGCTCTCGCTGAACGCACTCAGCATGTCGTCGATAAAGAAACCCATCAGGCGATCGCAGTCACCTTGTTGCCAGCGTTCCAGCGTTGGCTTATAGTGCCGCTCGAAGTAAGACATGAAATCGGCAAACGTATCGAAGTGCCCGACCTTAATCTGTGTGCCGCCCTCTTCCATCTGGCGTGCGGCCTGTGCCAATGTCATTGTTGCCATAGTGATTGAGCTTTATGATGCCCTTACGGGCAGAAATTATATAACTGCCGCCGTTGGCGGGAAATTATTTATAGAATTTTATATTGAATTTTATAGAATTTCTGGGCGCGCTCGGCATCCCGCAAGGGTGACGCCTGCCTGAGCAAGAAGCCCATCCCTACCCTACGCTTCCAGTCGTTGCACAGCCAGCTTGTGTGCCTTATACACATTGGGGATAACCTCACGGCGTGGGATATCCACAGCCACGTCGTAGTGCTTGCCACTGACAATCATTTCCACGCCGTACAGTTTTCGGTCGATACGATGCTGCCAGACATAAATCTTAGCGTACTTGTCGCCGTCGTGCGGCAGCGTGGCGTTCAGTTTGTCCGCCACTTCCAGATAGTCAATTCGTGCCATGACTTTATTTACAATTTGACGATTTACCATTTACCATTTCATTCTTCACTCATCATTCCCAACGCTCCCCTTTAGGGGGCTCGGGGGCTTTCACGCTGCCAGTCGTGCCCGCAGGGCCTCGCGCAGGCGGTCGGCGATGGATAGCGGAGCGGCAGGTTCTGCCTTAATAGGCACTGGCTTTGGTTGTGAAGTCGATTTCACAACCACCTTGGCCTTCAGTGCGGCGGTTGGTTCTGCCAGCGCCGCCCCTTTTGCGCTGCACTTGCGCCCGCCGCGCTTCGGCGCAGCCTGTGCTTTGGTCTCCGTGCTTTCCGCCAGCCATGCCTCGATGTCTATAGTGTCCATCTCGTTGGCCGCCGGGTAGTAGTCGGCGCTTTCCGGCTTATCGTCGCGACACATAGGCATCATAAGGCCTATTGTTTCGGCATTGCGGAACACCACCGCACGGGATTGTTCGGTATAGTGCATCTGCGTGGGTTGGAAGGCCAGCATCGCCAACGTCAGCTGTGCATTCAGCGCCGTAAACACTCCGCAGGCCACACCTCTCTCCACGGGGACCTGGGCGGTTGCGCTCTGCGAGAAATCTACGTCCTCGCCACTCAGTGTGATAGTTTCGGCACCCCGGCGCGCTGTCATGTACATATAATGCGACGCGCTGTTGAGCTGTGGCATCACTTGCTTCACGGCCTTCGCCATGGCCTTTGCGTCGAAGGTGACAGCCCTGCCCACGGTACGAGGTATCACGCTCTGCCAGTTCGGGAATCGCCGTTCCTGCACCACCACGCCGCGCTTCCCTGTGCCGTCCTGAGCCGTGATTGTCATGGAAGCGTAGCTTTTAGCGTATTCGCGATAGTCGGAGAGCTCCACCTCCACTGTCACCGTGCCCTTCATCTGAGCGACCTCGCGCGGCAGGTTCACGATGTCCCATAGCAGCTCGCTCGTCACCTCGGCGGTATAGCCCTTAAGCTTGTGGGCTATCAGGATCTTTCCGTTTGTACATACGATGGTGTGTGCCTTGGTGTCCAAGGCAGGGTAACACATCGTGACCCGCGACTGATCATCATCCCAGCAGCGGCGCAACGGCGACAGCGCCTTGTCGGCCTCGAAGGTGAAGCGAGCCGCTGTAGTGCGCCCCTCCCGTACCTCTGTGGCGAAGGTGAACCGCCGCTGACGAGCTGCACCAACGCCCTCGGCCTTCTCCGCACGGGCTATAACCTCGAACAGCGAGAAGTCCGACGCCTGATAGCGCCCCGTGGGCGTTTCCACGGTGTACATCGTCTCTACGTCGCTCTCCGGCCATTCCACGGTCAGGGAGCCTTTGCGCGTAAAGTTGCACACCTCCTTGGCCGTGAAGGTGTCACGCCCATCAAGTCCATTCGCCTTGGCGCGGGCTGCCAGGTGCTCGCCAGCCTGATAGAGACCATCCAGCATCGTGCCGGCATGAATGACGTGCCGCTCAAACTGATGCCGCACGGCGAAGTCCTCGGCGGGATAGTCGTCGATGCTGCCGAGCACGCGGCGCACTCGCCACAATTCCTCGGCGGGGAACACCCTGCCCTCCTTACGCTCCGATTCCTGCACCTTCTCGATGGTCACGCCTTCCGGCACGTCGGTGACGACCTGCTCGCCGCGAACGGCTACACGCTTCAGCGTTGTCAGATAGACCTCTGCGGGCCATCCCTGTGCCATATAGGCACGCATTTCGTCGTGGCTCTCGAAGTGCCACATTTTGTTTGTCTTTATCATAGTCGTATATGTTTGGGGGTGAATAGTCTTAGAAAAAGGACTGCCGCATCATCACGACGCAGCAGCCCACACTCAAAATTCAAAAGTTATGTTTAGCAACATAATAGTTCCCGCAGTCGCATCAAAGCGGTAGGTCTGTGCCGCTGCGGGATAGTTTCACGATGCAAAGATAATTCTTTTTCCGTGACATCCGTGCCATCTGTGGTCATTTTCCCACACAGATAGCACAGATTATTTCACTTCCTTCTCCTTAATCTCTCCGTAAGTTCGGTTGGCGCAGTGGTCCTCGAAGAGGAAATCATCATCGTTCTTTATGCTCACAACCTCGTCGTATTCCTTCGATGCGGTCAGCGTCTGCCATTCTTCGTCCAGACACTTGCGAGCTTCCTCTTCCGTGCCGAACACATTCACAGATACGTTAGGCAGTTCCCACTCGCAGTCGTTCAGGAACGTCACCACATAGACGGTCTGCTGCTTCGCCTTCGCTTTCACCCTGGCATGTGCCCAGGCTTCGTTCACCACCTCGCCCAGCTCATGCTCATAATAGTTGTCGGCGAAGATTTCTTCCTCCTTGTCGCCCTCCTTGATGAAGACGGAATAGTAGGCATCGTCCACTTCCACGCCCGGCCCGTCGGGACGGACGATAATCTCCATTCCGTACTGCTTCAGGTCCTCGTTAGCCATTTGCAGGGTGGCCTCCCAATCGTTTCTTGTATTCATAGTTCCGCTTAATCCGTTAAATCCGTTGTTTTACTCATTCACTTTCTCCACATCCCTGCGCAGGTGCCAGTAGATAGCCTGTGTCAGATAGTCCAGTTCAGCCAGCGACATTTCCGATGCCGGCTGGTGGGCAGGTTCAGCCATTTCACCCTGCCAGTTCACACCGCTGTTGAAGAACTGATAGAGCATCAGCGTCTCATATCCCGTCTCGTCACGCTCGATGTAGAGCGACCAGAAAGCGTGGTGCCCGAACTCGTCCGACAAGTCCTCTGGCGTGGGGTCTATGTCACCCTCAATGCCGTCCGCCCATCTCAGAGGCAAGGCAAAGGCACATCCGATTCTGGCAATGTCAAACACCTTTATGATGGTGTAGCCCTCGTCCTCCTCTATGCCGTGCTCGTCGCGGTAATAGTCGTTATAGTCGTCGCCGTTCTCACGCACCAGCGTCATCAGCGTGTCAAGCAGTTGTTCCTTGCACGCCTCTCTCACTTGATGAAGTCGCTCTGATTTCATAGTTCGTTTCTTGTTTTTGTCCCGCAGAAATAGCGGAAATAGCGGAAATGTTCTGCGTGTATCCGCGATTTCTGCGAGACTGATTTAATTATGAATTAGCCACTCACGCCGCCTTGGTAAACTTCGCCAGCACTTCGGGGTCGATATGCTTCAGGATGTTCTCGGGCACGTCCTCGCCCTTCATCAGTTTCTCCAGCATAGCCGCCACCTGCTTCTCCGCACTCTCGGCGGCACGGGATTCTTCATTCTTCACTCTTCGTTCTTCATTCTTCTTGGCTGCCCACTGCGCTTTCTTCTCTTCCCAGCGGGCCTTGCCATCGCGCTGTGCTTGCTCATAGATAGCCATGCAAGCATCCTCGGCACGGTGCCAGGCGTTCGCGTCGGCGGTGTTGTACGCTCCGCAGAGGGCCTTGGCCACGTCCATGTAGCGGACACCGAACAGCAGGATATACACCTTGTTGCCGTTCAGGTCGCGGCGATACGATGCCGACACCCACTTGTGCCCGGCGTCCTTGTGCGCCTTCCAGCGCGGGTCGTCCTCTCCGCCGAAGCCGATGATCTGCGGTGCTGTGTCGCCGCGCTTGGTGGTGTAGGTGGAGAACTGCACATGGGGAAGCAGACCCTCCCCCTGCCCCTCCCTTGTAGGGATGGGAGTAGATACCTGTGCCGGCTGTGCCTCGCTGATAGGTTGCTTCTTCTTCAGCGTCACCTTACGCTTGGGCGCAGGTTGTTCGTCGGTAATCTCCTCGGCCACTGCGTCCTGAATAGGCTCCTCTTTGTACTGCTCGGCGGTCATAGGCTTGCTGGCGGCTACAACAATGTTATTCACTTGTGCGTTCTGCACGTTCTGGTTCTCGGACTTGGTGTTGGAAAGATTCAGTTTCATATTTTCGGTTGTTTGAGGGTTATTGTTTCGGTTGTTTGTGGCGGTAGTAGTCAGCTCGTCGCTGCCACGGCGCACGAGCTTCGTTGTAGGTTCGGGCATATCGCAGATAGCGACACGATGCCCTGCTCGAATGAGTCGGGGCAGGCACCAGTCGAGGTCCTGGTGCGGAAAGCAGCACATAGCCGTCGTGGGGTCGTTACGGAAATAGGCGAGGTTCAGATTCAGCTCCTTCGCCGCAGCGCGGGCATCGTCGTTGAATAGTTGGTAGAAGTCGCCGTTGCGGAACAGCAGCAGCGCGTCGGGATGCTTGCTCTTCAAGTCCCGATAGGTTTTCAATACGTTTGCCATAGTCAATTCGTGAAATTCGTGAAATTCGTTGTTAAATTCCCAGTCCGAACACCTCATTCAGCGTCTGGACAAACGCCAGGTTCTGCGGCAAGATGTTCGGCATATCCGTCCGAGCCACCTTGTAGATAGTCGTCGCACCCTGATAGATGTCATAGACGGTCATCGGTCTGCCCTGCAAGGCGCGCTCCGTTTGCACAATCGTCTGGTCCAGTCGGTTCAGCTGACTTGCGTCCATCGGATAGATGGCATAGTTGCCCGTCACCTGAGAGCGTATAGCAGCGTCACGGCTGTTGTACTTCGCATAGAGGTAGCGCAGATAGCCCATGAGCATCAGCACGTGTTCGTCCTTCAGCTCGTACTGCTGCATCCGTCGCAGCGCCTCCATGTCATCCACGAAGCGATAGCCTTGTAGCATCAGGTCCACCGCCTGCAGGAACTCCTGCGGGTTCAACTGCTTGCGGTTGCCATAGCTGCTCACGAGGTGCGAGGCTCCGAGGATAGTCTGATTACGGCAGGCGTGGCAGTGCGCTCCGATAGCGACCTGCAAGCCTTGTTGGTTGGTGGCCACGACGATATTCGCCACATGGGTGTCGGTATGCTGACCGCTCAGTTCTATATTGCAGAAGACGCGGTTGAACGTCGCCGCCTTAAACGGTATGCGGTCGGTGCCCGTGCGCTCCTGGTAGGCTTCCTTCAGGGCACGGTTAATAGCGATGCCGTTGCCCTGCGCCTTGTTCACGTTGTCGGCCACGAAGAGGTCTGTAATTTTCACCTCGCCGTGATAGTTCTTCGCCATTTGCGCCACCTTTCCGATGAGCGTATAGGCGTTCATACCATTGAGGAGGTCGCCGTTTCGGTCCTCGATGTCCGAGCCTGCGGCCAACTGCTCCAGCGTGATACCACGACTCTTACCCTCCTTGATAGGGGCGAAGTCGATGTTGTTGTCCGAGATAGGCGCAATCAGCGCGTTCTCATCAGCGCGGCTCAGCAACAAGTCCTCCAGAGGGATGTCGATAGGCTCGTAGGGCTTGTAGGTTGTCTGACTCATGTTGTTTCTCCTTGCCACGTGACGCTGTGGCATAGCGATAGTTGTCGCTGTCATAATGCTTTTGAATTTTGATAGGTTATTTGTTTGGGGTCGCTGCGCTCAAAATTATTCAAAAATTCATTTCAAAAATTATATAATTTTATGGTCAATTTTCTTACAATTTTGAGCGAAGCGACCAAGACTTTTCACTTCTCACTTTTCATTTTGCTCGTTGCCCTATTCGTGATAGAAGTCGTAGAGTTTCGTGCGCCATCCGTCCTTGCCCACTTTGCACGACACATCGCACAGGTCATCGCGGCGGAAGCGCGGTTGCGGTAGTCCGAGACCACAGTTGAGCGTAAACACAGGCGCCAGCACCGTGCCGCCTTTTTTACTCAAATAGATAGTGAAGGCTCGTCCGTGGGTCTCGTCCGCGTCCTGATGCCAACGGCGCAAGTCGCTTGAGAACCATATATGGTCTGGCTTTTGCAGATGGCCCTCGTCATCCTCGTAATAGAGACTCGCATCTAATACGATTTCCATGCCGTGATACTTCTCGTAGGGCGTAGCCTGTACGGGGTCGTACTTCGGCTTGCTGAACTCATCCTGCGCCCATGCCTCCAGCCGTTTGCAATAGTCGTCGATTTCCGCCTTTGTCATACAGGCGGCATCTTTGATTTCGTCCGATAGCTTACTGTAGAAGTCACGCAGCGCACGCACCTGCCCCGGTACGCTCCCCGCCCACAGATAGCGAGGATAGCCCTTGCGGCAGTCCATGCCCTCCGAGAAGAAACCCTCGCAGTCGCTCTTCAGTCGCGCCAGCATCATCATCTCGAACTCGTAACGCTTACACAATTTCTCGTGTTCCGTAGGCGGGTTAGTGAGGATGATGATGCCCGTCAGCGTATAGTCAGGTTCGCCATCGGGGTCATCGCTCGGACATAGAATGTCCACGGAGTTTATCTTTCCGCTCTCCACGGCGGAAAAGTGGTCCACATAGTAGCGACCTTTTTCGTCCTGATAGAGACCACCGTCCATCCAGTGCTCTCCCACCCTCGTAAGGGTTAATGTCCCATTTATTTGTGCCATAGTCGTATCTGTTTTTGAAATTCGTGATAATTCGTGTTTATCCCCACTCGCAGCCCTCCGCGTCCGTCTGTTCCCAGGCGATAGCGTAGGCCACAGCGTTAATCAGTCGTTCCATCGTGGCTTTCCACTCCTTGAATGTGTCTCGCAGTTCGTAGTCCTCAATGTGGATATAGTCCTCAATGTCGGCATTATAGTCAATGCACACCAGTGTCTTGAACAGCTGGGCATAGCTTACCACCTTGCCCATCTGATAGAGTGCGTCCAGATGTTCCTTCGTTATCGGCTCGCACACCTCGCCGCCATAGCGCAGACGATGCGCCTCGTTGTTGAAGAAGATGCACCGCTGTACGAATAGGCACACGGCCTCGCTCAGGCGGTCGTACTCATAGAGGTGGTTAGGGTTGTGGAAGGGTAGGCCCATAGCCGTGCCCATGTCGATAGTGTGTCTCCTCCCCGTGCGGATAGAAGGCGATTGCAGGGTCTTCAGCACACTACCCATGCTGACGTCCCGTAAAATCATTACGCTCATAACTTTTGAATTTTTGAGTTTTACTTGATTACTTTTCGTCACTCAACACGGCATAGAAGCCGATGCAATAGAGAACGATTGCTAATACAATTTTTACGCAAATGTTGATTTCTTCCATGTTGTTTAGGATTTAGAGTTAGTCCTCCAGTGTATAGGCGGAATAGTCTGCCACCTTGAATATCACGTCGAGGATGAATTGAAAATTCTTCATGCTTACGCGCTCCGCAGAGCCTCCATAGTTCTGCCAGTAGATGTACTCCTTGCCGTAGGATGGCGAGCCGTACCGCTCGCAGGTGTCAATCCAGCACACGGCCATAGAGCCATAGCGCAGCGTCCAGCCAGCCTTCAGCTTCTGATAGGCCTGGCGCAGTTTCTCACGTTTCGTCATAGTCTTATGCTGCCATTTTATAGGGTTGATAACTCTTGAATGTGTTCGGGTTCCACATATCGTCGCGTTTCATGCGGCGATCGCGCTTCCAGCCGAAGATGTCGGCGATATAGGGCATGAGGGAGTGACTGCGCTTGCGCACGTCCGCCTCGAAGTCCTCGCTATTGTACAGCAGCTCGTCTATTTCATCTTCGCTGCCATGGAACACGCGATAGGTGATGTAGTTCGTGCCGTCGTGGTGAGCGCATACGGCCTGACAGTCGTCCTGGTCGCAATAGTATTCGTTGCAGTCTTCCGAGATATTGAAGATGTCGCTCAGTTTGTCGCCCAAAATCTTGTAGCCCGTCCTGCGTCCGCGCCACGTCCCGACACTCGCGATGGCCACGATAGTGCCTCCTATCTGCCAGTTCAGGTTCATGCGCTCGCAGTCCAGCCAGTCGTTGATGTCTTCGCCGAACATCTCCCACGTATATTCGGGCACGTCCCCGTCGGGATAGTTAGCTGGGCCATTATCCTCGCGCCAAGCCTTCTCGTAGTCGTCATATTGGCAAGCATCGTCCGAGAAGATAACGTGCTTCCATTCCTTACGTTTTGCCATAGTGATTTTGAGTTTTTGTTCATGCTGCATTGAGTTCACGCTGATCCTCGCGCCAGCGACGCTCGCAGAGCGAGATAGAGAAATGTCCGTAGCGTTTGTGCCACGGGTCCAGACGCTCGTCCGGCTCGTCGAAGAACACCTGCCACAGGCCTTCGCAATAGCACAGGCGGCTCATGCCCACCTCGCGATCGTCGGCATAGGTGTGTACGTTGATAGGGCAATACTGCCCGGCCAGCGCAAACAGCGCGGGGCACTCCTGCCGATAGAAGTCCCTCATGGCACGTTCTTCGGCGTTGCCGTTCATGTCATACGGGTAGGTATAGGTGTATTCGCGTCCCCGTGTCGGGAGCACGATACGCACTTTGCTGATAGTCGCCATAGTTCAGCCCTCCTTATTGTTTTTGTTAATCGCACGGTAGTAGTCCACCATGCGGATCTCACGCCCGTCGTCGTCATAGAAACGCGGGTGCAGGTTGTCGGTTCTATCTACTCTCATAGTCTTGTCCTCCATAGTTTAGGCATAGAGTCCATCGAAGGGATCCCATGTATAGTTCACACTGATGTTCTTGGCTTCGTCCTGCGCCATGTCGCTGATAGCGGCACGCGCTGCGGCGTCCATGCCGTTAGACACTGCCACTGATGCCAGGGCGATGATGATACACTGATTCTGTGTCAGTCGCTGCGCACGCTTCTTGGCGGTGCTTGCCATTTTCTTTGTAGCTTTCATAATTTTTGAATTTTTTTAGTTAGTGTTTTTTTGAGGATAGAAAAGCATCCCCTGACGGGGAGGTGGGAGGGGTCTATTTGTCAAAGTACTTTGACGTGACGTCCTCGAAACGGTCGCGGCCCATGAGGGCGCGGATGGCTGCAATAGCAGCACAGATGATGATGATTTCCATTTGTTCTCCTTATTTTCTTGGTTGATAGATAGACGGACACCGCATAAAAAGGCTGGTCATAGGTTGGCCAGCCTTTCGTTTAAGATAGTCCGCAATTCACCTTTTGTGACCTTTCGGACTTCGGATAGTTTCAGCACCGCCCATGCAAAGTCCACTATGAACTTTTTGACGGTACGCAGTGGGTATGTAGGCTCAGGCCGCTTTGCGGCTCTGCGCGCTTTCGGTAGCATGATGATTTGTGGCATAGTCTCACCTTTACGCTGCAATACCGGCTTTCTTGGCCAGCTTGTTGTACTCGCTTGTGAGGGTGCGCACCTTGGCCTTGAGGGCACGCAGTTGTGTCTGGGCAGCCTTTTCACTATCCACCTTGTGAGCTTCGATAGCACTTGCGAGAGCATCGGCAGCCTCTTGCGCCTTACGCATACGCTCTGCGGCCTTCTCTGCGGCTGCAATAGCGGCCTTCTCGGCCTTCTCGGCTGCACGCTCTTTTGCGCGAGCCTTCTGCGCCTTCGATACCTGGCCTTTGCGGTTCTTCGTAAGTTCGTCCGCAGTCTTCCCGAGCATAGCGGAGAAGGTATCATAGTTCACACTTTGCTCCAGCACTTCAGCGAGCATAGCGACAGACCAACCCTTCACGGGTACGAGCGCAAGCACCTTGACGGCCTTGCCCTTCTTGACAATAGGCTCGCCGTTTTCATCCTTTGCGGCTTGCATGGAGAAATGCAGGAACGAGCCGTCTTCTGCGTACATACCTGCGTTGAGCTGCTTGCTCCACACTTCGGGCTGCATAGCCTTGACGTCAGTAAGGCCATAGGCTGCGAAGATTTCACGGCAGGCTCCGCCCTGAAGCGTCCAAAAGGTTTTAGCCACTTTGATAGCAGCCGACAAGCTCTTTTGAGCCTTGTTGAAGTCACGGATAGCCTTTGCAGCATTGATAGTCTCTGCGCTCTGAGCGCACTTTGCATTGATAGTAAACATAATTTTGAATTTTTTGAGGTTAAAAATTTGGTTATAGTTTGGCCATGATAGGCCGATAGTGGGCACTGCGGGAACTTGCACCCGCTGCAATGCTGCCTAATAGGTTCATTTAGCCCTCCTCCAGGTGTTGATAGTGTTACTTTGCTTCGCACCATACATTTTTCGGCACACTTCATCACTGTGTGACTATTACGCCTTGACAATACTTCGCTGCCGATAGGGTACACCAGACCCTGCTTTGCACTTTCCCGAGCTACTCTAAAGACTTCACACCATACCTTCCGGCTCTTCGCTCCACTATCATAGATAGTGCTTCCGCACTGGATAGCTTCGCTATTGTGATGGGGCTATGCTTTCGGTGTGGCCTTTCAACCTATCCGTAAGGATAGAGTACGTCCCTAACGTACTTGACGCCCTTTCCAGCCGTTCCCGTCTCTTCACTTTTCGGGCATAGTACACCCAGTCGTGTAGTTATGCCATGCCATCATGTCAAAGATAGCGAGTCCGTTAAACGCTTTTAACCTTCGCTTTGTGCCTGCTCCTTACTGCGGCCTGCCTGCGGGACGTTTACAACGCTTTTTATTAACCTGAGTTCACTTGCTATTTACACATCCTATCAAGTGAGAATGTTAGAAGGTGAGCGGGTGCCTCACTTATCCCCTTATTTGCCATTGGAAACGTCTTTGTTTCCTTTTGACGCTGCAAAGGTACGGCATTTTCTTGTATTTCTCCAAACTTTTGCGGCATTTCCTTGTATTTTCACGCTTAAAATTGATTTATATCAAGTGAACGGCCTATTTTTGGGCAGAAAACGCCCTAAAAATTGCAACAGCAGGGCAGACAGCGCCGAGAACCACAATACGCGCGCGTGAACATTGTAATGTATCAAAAAGGGCAGCAGCGGGGCAGCACCTGGGCAGCAGCGGGGCAGCACCTGGGCAGCAGCAGCAAGGCAGCAGCAGGGCAGCAGCAGGGCAGCAGCGGGGCAGAGGCAGCAGGGCAGAGGCAGCAGGGCAGAGGCAGCAGGGCATATTTGCAGCGACGGCACGCCCAGCGCACCCACCCGAACTCTTGTGCGAGGCGCGGGGTCGTCTTCGCGTAAGGAAAGTGTTTCCAGAAAGATTTGGGGTGTAGGAAACTATTTATTATCAATCGTTGGGTAAAAAAACAAAGGAGGGAAAGCGGTTTGCTTTCCCTCCTTTGTCGTACAAAAGGATATATTTCCCAACTATTGTTTTACCTATTCTTGGGCATACATGGGCGTGACATCATAATGCTGTCTGTTGGCGGTGAGCATAGAGGCGACGCGGTTGAAGGTGGGTTCTTCCATAACGGCGGTAGTGATGCCGGTAGCCACGTCAGTCCACGGATGCACTTCGCGAAAAGCCTTTGCGAGTAAGTCGGCATGGTCGAAAGCTACGGTGTAGTCGGGCGCTGCCTTGTATGCGGAATCCACTCGGAAGAAGAGGATGCCGTCTGGGTGAGCTTCGTAGAAGAGGCGGAAACGCTCGCGCAGGTCGAGCGCGGTGTCGTCCCATGGATTCAGTTCCTGCAATGGCGTTTCTTGCTTGGTTTTTATGGGCTTATCCACTTGTTTGTCAGGGCTCTCCATTGCAGCAACCTCATAACTGGAGAGTACCCCGGCAACGGAGAGAAGTTCTGCGTTTATACGGTCTACGTCCTCGCGACTGATACAACCATATACCTTTGAACTGGGAGAGACAAGGACGCTTTCTTTTCTGTCTTTAGACCATCCAAGCAATCGAGTAGTGACGGCGGTAATATTCATGAGCTCGCCAACCCTCTTCATCGGCTCAACCAAGGCGGGGTCATAAGTATTACCACGTTGATTTGTAAACGTTTCCGGGCTCCCAAAAGTGAGCACATGACTACGGAGCAATTCAGCGAACTCACCCAAAGCTGCATTGAGCTTGGGCAGAGCTTTTGCAGTAAAGTTCCTGGGGAGCCCATCAACACCTTTATTGTGTTTAAAGCAAGCACTGACCAAACTTGCACTTACCCCCATAAGCTCCGCCAATCGTGCCAGCTTCACGTCATGGTCAATCAAATATTGATAAAGCGTATCCTGCGATACCTGCACCTTTGATGTATTATCATTCATCAGTTTAAGTTTATTTGGTTAGCGAGGGCAAAGGTACGGCATTTATTTCTATTATGCAAATTATTTTCGGTATTTTTTTGCATTTTATGCTGCAGAACATATTATTTTGATTTACTATTTAACGATTTACAATTTACAATTTATGTACAATTTTACTATTTGGCAGTTTCTTCACTCATTGTTATTTCTCTATTGGCGAGGGTAAAGAGGGGGTGGCATCGCGGGTGAGTCCGCGATGCACACCAGGGGACGGGGCGCTGAGGGACAGGCCCGAGGCTTGGGTTAAGGCTGTGAGTCGTCGCCGTCGGCGGATTCGAGGCCCAGGTCTTCGATGGAGGCTCCGCTGAGCTGCAGCTCCAGGGCGGCAGCGGCGAAGGCGCGGGTGGGCACCTTGTGGAGGGTGATGTTGCCGAGCTCGAGCGTGAAACGGTTCGAGGGCTTGAAACGCACGTTGATGCTCTTGATGTTGCTGCGGGTGAAGGCACGCAGCGACTCAGCGCCCTCGCTGTTGCAGGTGAGGTGGAAGCTGCCGAGGTCGCCGAGCTGGATGCGGTAGCCGTCGGACAGCAGCTCGCGTGTGCAGCTGACGAGCTTCATGATGATAGCCACGACGTCGGCACGGTCGTAGTTGCAGCCGTGCGACACCATGTGGTCGGCGATCTCGTCGATGCCGAACTGTGACCGACTCTGGAGGTAGGCATAGGCCTTCTTGGGCTCTTGACTTTTGACAGGGTTGCCCAACATCGCTACTGAATAGTCTAACATGGCTTGATGATTAAAATTAAAAAAACAAGGATTTCAAGTTTCGGATGTTATATTAGAACTACGAATTTCACAAATTAAACGAATTTTTCATTGCCTATGGTTTACTTGAATTATATCGAATTTTACAAATTACTGAGCGAAGTGCTAAACAGGTTTCGCGAATATAATTGATGACAATGCGCAGCCGATAATTCGATTAATTCGTTTAATTCGTTGTTTTTTAAAAAGTAAGGATTTTAATATAAAAAAGTAGGGATTTTAATATAAAAAAGTATAGCTTTTTTTTTAAACCCTCAGCAGGAAGTCGTCGGCGCGGAGGATGCAGCAGTCACGGAGACGGCGTGTCTGGCCGCTGGCGGTGAACTGCACGAGGCGTGAGGGGAAGGCTCCGGGGCCGTCGGTATCGACGGCCAGGGTGACACATTCTTCGCCGAGGATGCAGTCGCCGTTGGAGGCGGCGACATACCAGACGCGCCAGGGGATGCGCTCGGGGACCTGGACGAGTTGACGAGTTGATGAGTTAACAAGTTGACGAGTTGACGAGTTGACGAGTTGACGAGTTGATGAGTTGACGGGTGGACGAGTGGGTTGTGCTGTGCCAACTTGTTTACTTGTCTGCTGGTCAACTTGTTTACTGACCAGGCGCGTGCGCTCGGCGACGCGACGCAGTTCAGAGAGGGAGAGGGTCTTCATAATGACGAATGACGAATGAGGAATGAGAAATGAAAAATTAAAAATTAAAAGTGAAAAATGACAAAAGTCAGCAAAGCTAAAAATGACGCTGCGTTCAGAGGTAGCGGAGCCAGGCGTAGGGCCGTCGGCGACTGAGGTAGTCGGTGTCGGCCTCGTTGACATAGGCTTCGGCCTCGAAGCTGATGGCGCGGTAGGCGCGGTGACTGTCGCGCAGGCGGATGAGCCGGAAGAGCCATTCGATGCCATACCAGAGGAAGAAGGGCAGGATAAGCATCTCCAGTTGCTGGCGGCCGTGTATGTGTTCGTGACGGGAGGCAGTGGGGGTGAAGCGCGCCGCGGCGGCACGGCGCACGAAGATGAAGGGCCACAGGGTGATGGCCAGGAAACCTCGGAAGGGGATGATGGTGTTGATGATGACTTTCATAGTTTTTTTCTTAAACGGTGTTAAATCATCTTACATTTTGAACTTTCTGAATATTTTAAGCCACCAGGCGCGTTTCTTCAGGGCCCAGATGGCGGCGGCGAGGGCGAGGGTGATGAGCATGATGTTGGCGAGTGAGAGGCGTAGCTGCTGCCAGCGGGTGAGGGGCGCCGGCACTTCGACTTCCACGGGATAGGGTTGCGGCACCAGGCGCTCGCGGTATTGGATGCTGTCGCGGGTGGTCTCGCGGTGCAGGACGGTTACGGCCACAGGCGTGGGCTTAGTGGTGAGGGAATGATGGAGCAGGCCGTCGCGGATGGCGGCATCGGAGGCGGCGTAGTCGTTCTCGATGTGTGAGGCGGTGTCGGGCGTGACGTGATAGACGGTCTGCGGCGGGAGTGGCACAAGGATGGTGTCGGGCACGAAGACGGTGTGCGTATGGACGTGCGTCGAGGTGCTGTCGCGCGACTCAACGAGGACGGTGCGCGTGGATCGGCAGCTTGCCATAAGGATGACGAGGAGGATGGCGATGATGATCCATGAGAGGATGGTGAGGAGACAACTCCAGCGGTCGGGCAGCCCGTCGTCGGCGGGCGGTTCGGCTGGCGGCCACTGGGGGTGGTGGAAGGGCGACGCGGGGTCGGTTGGGTGATAGTGATATTCTTCGTACATATTGCTGAGATTTGGTGTCGCTATAAAATAGCGACGGAAAAGACGGAGGCAAGGGCGGTACGGGGCGCAAGGGCGGAATGAAAGGTAATGAAAAGACGGGCGCAAGGGCGGTACGAAAACAAAAAACCGCCACCCGTAATGAAAGCTACAACATACAGGGTGGCGGCGCGGTGGAGCGGTCCAAACAAACAAAAGACCGACACCTGAAGAAATTTATCCCTTAATTGTTTTTCAACTTTTTTCTATGCGTCATCACGACGCTGGCAAATGTAAAGAAATTTATCGCCTCACGGCGGAGAGGAAAACATCGGGGCTGTGCTTTTTGGCATCTGTCAGGATGCCGTGCATAACGAGAACACGCCCCGATGTTATGGGGTCGCGGCGCAGACGCAGGGCGGGAGAGTACGGGAGGACCTGCGTTTTGAATGTGGTAGGAACTGCGGCGCGACAAAATTATCTAAAACAATGAAAGAACGAAATTACCTATATAAATATCAGCGAGTACAAAGGTACGGCAAAAAGGCGTAACGTGCAAACATTCAGCCGATTATTACACACGATGGCGCAAAAAGCTGCGCAAAAATATTAGGATATTTGCGCTTTATTAGAGCCGTAATTTTGCGCAAATTGCTGTTTTTGAGGTAGTTATTATGTATTATTTTCAATATTTGCGGTATTTTTGAGATGAAAAGTATAATAAAAAAATTTATGCAATATGTATATTATATATATAACTATCTATATATCAACCATTTCCTTTTATTTGTAAATGTCTTTTTACTTATAGAGGGGAGCGGGGAGTGACGCGCGGATGCCTTGAAGAATGTGTAGCAGATTTCTTATATATATTTTTATGTTTTCATATAGTTTGGTCAAAAAATGGGTGTTTTCTAATAATTGGTGGAATTTTAAGGCGTAACACACTGAGTAATAATTCATTAGACAAAATTAAAGTCTAATAATGAAAAATTAGCTAACGTGCTGATAGATACCTTATTAGACAATTATTAGAACGAGGGAAATTCTAATAAATATGGGCATTTTCTAATAATTCTGGGGAGTTTTTTTCACGATGCGGATGGAAAAAGCCCGCCGCTGATGCGACGGGCTCGGTGGCTGCGGGGAGGGGATGGGGCTGCTGGAATGACTTCACTCGAAGTCGAAGCGGAATCCGGCGAAGTAGATATCAAAGGTCGCGACGAACTGGGCGTAGAGCCCGGGCACGTAGTAGTTGATGCGCTCCGGGGTGACGTGGGAGCCGCTGGTGAGGGCGAAGGTGATGCACCGCTTGCGGTCGTTGACGCGGAGGATGACGAGCTGCAGCACAATGTCCTGTACGAATGTTGGGCGACTGGCGGCGTACTGCGTCTGGAGGTCGGCAGTGAAACGGCTGAGTTGCTGCTGCTCGTCGGCGGTGAGCGTGAGTCGGTTGCCAGCGAAGTCGTATTGTGGGGGCCTCTCCCCTGCCACGCCGATGGCGTCCTGCACGAGCTGACGTGCCTGCTCGGGGGTGGGTTCGTGGGCAGGGGCGTTCCGAGCGGGGGAACCGCTCGGCGCACTGGAGGCGGAGACGGGAGAGTGGGAAGCTGTGACGTCCTCGGCAGGGGAGAAACCAAGATCATTCTTTATATAGTCTTGCAGGCAGGCAAAGAGATACTTAGGCATCTCGCGTTCATAGCGTTTGCGTGCTTTCGCCAAGGCAGCGACGGTGGCGGCGTGCTCTTCGGATCCTGGGATGGTATGTCTCACGGCCTTCTCGGCTGCGATGAGTTGCTGCAGCGTATCGCATTTAGCAAAGTCGCGGGCATCAACACGGGCACGGAGCTCATCGACCTTGGCGCGCAGGTCGGCATAGGTGGCGGGTCCTACGCGCTCGGCGTTGACAAGGCGTGCGGCATAGTTCTCACGGATGCCGAGGCGTTGCATGATGTGTTTCTTCAGTTCGATGCGCTCCAAGGTCTCTGCAGACTTCTGCATGGACTGGCGGCCGGCATCGGTGAGGGTGAGGTCGAAGATGACGCGGACAGGCGTGGGCCGGTTGCTCTTGCCTGGTATGCTCTGCTTGACGACCTCTGCAGTGAAGGTGAATGGCACGCGGCCCACGGCGGCCATGCCGTTGAAGTCGGCGATGGTGGGGGCGAGGACTTCGCGGTGGAACTCGGACCACGACTCGTAGGTGCGGCGATAGCCCCCAGGGCGCGGTTTGCCCCGGTGGGGACCGTCTGTATATTTCTCTGTCTGTCGGATGACCGTGCCGGGTGCCGTGGAGATATATACGCCTCGCTTGCGCCCTCCGGGTTCGTCTTCGCGTACCCATCGCTCGACCTCGATCTTACGTTGGCTACGCGGCGTAATGTCCTCGTCGAGCTGCATCTTCAGGCGCAGTGCTATCCAGTCGATTTCGATATGGGTGTATTGCTGCCAGTAGGGGGCAAATAAGTAGAGAATGCGTTCGGTGTAGGCATGAAGTTTGACGCCTGTGGTGTCGATGCTCTTGCCATGGCGGGCGGGGTTGTAGATGGTGTGCGCGGCGCGCGGCTCGATGGCGATGGTGATCTTGGGGCCTTGTGTGGAGACGTATCTTGTGGAAACGTTACCTTTTTTGTCGGTGTATTCCTCTTCGCGGTAATTCCAAAGGATGGGCCTGTAGAGGTTGTACCACGTGAGTCCGTGTCCCAGCTCAGGGTCGTCGCCCTCGTACTCGATGCGATACTCTCCTGCACGGACGATGGCATCGAAGAACTCGGCGTAGTGCTGGCGGTCGACACCCAAATCCTTCAGGGATACGGTGTAAAGGAACTCGCCTTTGTTGACAAACTGCGTGGTCTTCGTTGCCACCTCAAAGCCTTGTTCCTCAAAGGCCAGGACAATCTGTCCATCGTCCATGCAACCGCTCTGCGACTGGGCTTTGAGATGGTGCTGCATGACACCCTGAAGTTTTGAGACCAGGAGGCGCAGGGCGTAGTTGGTGGTGGAGCTGCTGGCGTAGCGGCCCAAGGAAAGGGCGATGGGTACGATGACCATGCTAATGTCGTCACCCTGACGTACCTTGACTACGGGTGCCTTGGTGTTTCGTTTTGCCATAATAGGATATTTTTTTGTTGTAGCTGACGCAAAGGTAAGGAGAATTTTTGATTTGACTATTTACTATTTACCATTTTCTTTATTAAACATGTTGAGAAACATAATATTTGATGCGTTTATTTTCAATGCTTTGCGTTTTTTATGCTATATTTGCACAAGATAGGAATTTAAAAAGTGTATTAAAATCACAAGATAGAGGAAGGTGAGAATGTCACGTTTCCACAAGAAAGGGTGGCACCGAATATACAGAAAAGCAGGCGTAAGTCAATGTTGTTTCTCGTGGAAACGTGACGGTTGATGGGTCACTTTTCCGCAAGAAAGGCGTAACGTTTCCACGGGAAAGACCGATAAGCGTCACGTTTCCGCAGGAATAAAGACACGTTTCCGCAAGATAGATGTCACGTTTTCACAGGAATGGAAGACACGTTTCCACGAAATAAGAGACACGTTTCCGCAGGACTGAAGACACGTTTCCACGGGATAGGAGAGTTTAATAAGTTGCATTTCAATGTGTTATGCGGCCTTATATACTATATATTACTGATATTTCTGTATTATTCCTATATAAAAAGAATGATAATCATCTTTTCTTTTTTGGAACGCCGATTGGAACCATGGTTGGATGGCGGTTCTTTCTTGTGGAAATGTTACACCCGACCTAACCCCCTACCCCTTCCCTACCCTGCTCTGGCGGGAAAAAGGAAACCGCCAGTCGGCGCGGTGGCAGGCTGGCGGATGGTGTGATGGCTTCGATGGAATCACAGCTTTTACGATTTTTGTAGTCTGGGTTGCGACTCAATCGCAACATACGGGACGGCAAGGGTGACGGAGGACGGGTGGGGCGAAAGGGACGGCAAAGGGCAAGGGGTGATAGTTTGTCACCGGTTGGATTCTGTGCGGAGATACTTGTCAACTATCTCTTTGAACTCTATTTGGCTGATGATGCGGATGTCACGGTCTTCGGCGCGGAGGGCTTCGACTTCGGCGAGTTTGGCGGGGCCTACCTTGTTTCCCATGACGAAGACCTGCATGGTGCGCGAGACGCTGCGGTTGAGCTTGGCACCGAGGCGCTGGATCGCTTCGGCCACTTGTTCGCGTTCCATGTGGATCTGCTCGAAGGTGCCGGAGAGGACGACGACTTTTCCGTAGAGCGGATTGTCGGGGTCGGCGCCGTCAAGCTGCTGTGTGAGGTAGCTGCTGTCGATTTGCTTGTGTTTTTCCACCTTGGTCTTCAGTTCTTGGTTCTCACGCAGTGTCTCTTCGGAACGTCGGACAACTTCGCGGGCGACGGCGTTCATGGTTTTCTGTGTCTCCTGATAGTGGTGCACCTGCTTGTGCAAGGCTTCGAGTGCTGTCTGTGCTTCGCTGTGGCGTACCCATCCGTCGGAGATGTCGTCGTCTGGGATCATATTGTCCTGGGCGAGGTACTGCTGGAGGAGCTGACGAGCTTCGCCTATGCGCTTTTCGGCCTCGTAGTAGTTGTTCCACTTGATTTTCACTTGGGCTTCGCGCAGGAGCTGGTCAGCTTGCTGCGGCAGAGTGTAGTCGTGGCTATACTGTTGCATAGTGTATTTACTTAAATGCTTAAATAATTGTATGAGTAGATGTTTATTTGCGTGTTTGTTTTGTTCCCTTCCTTTGTCCGCGTAGAGGCCGGTTGCGTATTTCCGTTTGGCGTGCGGTAAATCCGTCGTCGGTGAGTTGTCCGAGTGCGTGGAGCTTTTCGACGATGGCAAGTTCTACAAAGTCCTGTCGCGTCATATTGGGGAGGCTGGAGCAATAGAGGCTGACGAGGTTGTACTCTTCCAGTGGTATCTGCGGATTAGGCAGTCGCATGAATTTGGGTTGCTGGACGGGTTGCCATTCCCCGTCGGATTGCCTTGTGGCTACGGGTGTGACGGTCAGCTTGGCTTTCCCCTCCTTCGGATTGTCGGCTGGGGATGATACGTCTGAGGTGATTGGTGTCTGTTGCGTGGTCGCCTGTTGTTCGATGGCGGCCACGGTGGCAGCCTGGTCGGCGAGCGCCTGGAAGGAGGAAAGTGCTACCCCACCCTGCTGCATCTGTTTGAATTTGTCTTTCTTTGCCATAATGCTTATTTAATTAAATGATTAAATACTTGAATGAGTATATACTTATCTACATATATGCTTATATGCGTATTTGCTTAAATGCTTATATGGGTATCTACTTGAATGATTTTATAGCGTAATATTTATTCTCATCTGCTTATATGCTTGCATACTTACCTACTTATATAATTGGATGTTTATTTAATTATCTGATTGCATGAGCATATAATCATTTAAGTATATGAGTATATGAGTATATGATTAAATAAGTAAATACGCATGTGATTAAATAAGTAGATGCTTGAATGATTGTTTAAGCGAACTTCCTCAGGTACTCAGTGGCGAGGGCGGTATAGTCTTCGGCGGCGCGTCCGGCAGAGTAGGTGGTGAACACGTCTTCGCGCAGGGCCTGACTCTCAATGATGTCCTTGGAACGGCGGATGGCCGTCTGGAAGGTCTCGCGGAATGACTGGCGGATTTGCGGCTCGTAGAGTTTGGCGGAGCGCAGTTTGGCATCGAGTTTGGTAATGAGGATGCCGTGGATGGTGAGGTTGCCCGTGTCGGCTCCCACCTTGCCTGCGGCTACGGCGATGTTGGCCATACCCTTGACGCTGGCCTCTTCCAGTTCTGTGGGGATGATGTAGCCGTCTGCGGCGTAGAGGGCGTTATAGGTCATGCGCGACATGGCGGGCTGGGTGTCAATGAAGATGAAGTCAAAGGCAACCCCTTCCTGGCCTCCCCCCATAGGGGAGGAAATGATTGATGGCAACTCTTCTCCTGTGCGGTTGTCGATTGGTCGTGAAAGGATTTCCTTCAGCGCTTTGCTGGGGTTGGGGCGCAGGGAGAGGATGGCGTCGATACCGTTCAGATTGACGGATGCGGGAGTGTAGTATAGACCGTTGTCGGCACGATAGACGGGAAGCCCCTGTTGTTCGTTGCACAGGGCTGTGTAGAGGGTGGGGAATCCTTCCAGTTCGCGGCGGTCGTCCCAACCGAGGAAGTAGGAGAGGTTGCGCTGCGGGTCGCAGTCGATGACGAGGACTCTGTAACCTTCAATGCGTCGGCTGATGGCCGATGCGAGGTTCAGGACGGTGCTGGTCTTGCCGGCTCCGCCTTTGTTGTTTGACACGGCTACGATGTGACGCAGCTGGTGTGTCCGTTGCTTTTTTGCCATAATAATAATTTATAAAATGTTGAACATCGTTTCTCGCGGTTCGACATTTCTTTTGCCTCGGCATAACAGGTCTTGCCTGATGCTCCGACACGCTGCACCCAGTCAAGTAAACTTGATGGTCGCAGTCTTGTGTTGCCGGACATGTCGGCATATGCTTTCGGCTGTCAGAATGTTGTAGCTGGTGCAAAGGTATGCTTATATAAGCAAATGAGCAAATAATTAAATGAGTATTTAAGTAAAGTGTGTTGTAAAACATAAAATGAGCGGTGTATCTGCACCCAAGCGTGGAATTGGAGATGCCCAATTTTTAAGTCTCGCGATTGCCCTTGACTTGAAAGTGCGGTATATGTATATTGCACGAAAAGACAAAAGACGTGCCGAATAAGGTGGGTTTAATGTAGAATTAAAAAGGCGATAGTTATGTTAGCACAATTAGAAAAGGTACAGGTGTTTCGCATCAACGGGCAATTAGTGGTTGCGCTGTCGATGGATGAAGCCTTAAACCTGTGGCGCATGTACTGTACTTCTCCAACGACAGAAGTGCTTCAGGTGGAGCGGGTGACTAATCTCGGTACCGCTGATAATCTGGCATGGATAATGAACAACATCTTTGGAGATAATTTCAGCGACGAATATCTAAAGTCGAAAGCGAAATTAGCGGCGATGGAACTGAAAGTGCAAGAAATGAAGGCAGAAATCTGCGGACTGAAGGTTCGTAAAGATGCCATACAGAAGCTGCAAGATGAACTTAGAGCGGCTAAATCGCGTGAGGATGCCTTAGACGCCGGGTTGTCTCTAAAGACGGAGCGCGTGAAGGATTTAGAGGAGCAGGTGAAATGGTACAAAACGCAGGTGGCTGAATTTAAGAGAAGTATGAAGAAACGATAAAAAACCCTATAATTGCAATAATATGGCAGACAACGTGAATCATCCGGCTCACTATACGAGCCATCCGAGCGGGGTGGAGTGCATCACGATTGCAAGGCACTACTGCTTCAGTATTGGCAGCGCCATCAAGTACCTGTGGCGGGCGGGGCTGAAAGAGGATGCGGACAAGACACCGCTCGAGAAGGAGATCGAGGACTTGGAGAAGGCGGTGTGGTTTATACAGGACCGCATCAACGAGCTGCGCCACAAGGACGGGCTTCCGATGGGAGGAGCGATGGAGGAGATGCTGGATAGGGAAAGGGCATGAGAGGACGACAGGGGACGGGAATTTATACCGTGAGGGTAGCAGGGGCTGCGATGATATCGCAGCATACGAAAACAGAAAAGAAACAACAAACATTAAAACTAAATATTGAATAAGGTGACTGAGAAGGGAAAGAAGCATGAGCTGGCGCTGCGGGCCATTGAGGGCCTGCGGGCGGCGGCGGTGGAGGTCGTGAATCTGTTCGCGGAGAAGCATGATCTGCCGAGGTGGGACGGCCGGGACACGTATTTCGTGGATGAGTTCTGCGACACGTGTATGTTCGGGGACTATGCCTTCGGAATGCAGACGATGATTGAGGATCTGACGAACGACCTCCCGGAGGAGGAACTGATGCGGTGGTACGACTACACCTGTGATTACATGGAGGCGTTCGGGTCGTCGGACGGTTGTCCGAACTTCCGGGCGTGGTGCCAGGGTGCGCCGCGTGTGGAGCTTGGGCCGATAATGGAGAAGAAGAGGGAACTGGAGAAGATGATTGCAGAAGCCAAAACGGGGTTCTGAGTGAAAAGTGAAAAATGAAAAGTGAAAAGTGAAAAGTGAAAAATAGAAGTAACCGCAGAGGCGCTGAGAACGCAATGGTTTTTCTTACACACAAATTATCACGAATTGACCATAAATTTTCACAAATTAAATTTTACGACTATGAAACAGATTGACAGGGAGAAATTTCAGAAGAAGATGGAGCGGGTGAGACTGCAGTTCAGCATGACGTACTTCGGGAAGAGCAACAACTGGAAACTGGCGTGCAGAATCAACGACAAACTGCAGACCCTGGAGCGTATGACAGACGAAGACCATCTGCTGCTGTGGCAGTTGCTCAACATCGCACTGGGAGCACAGGCCAAGGAGATGTTGAAGAGAGATCTGCTGCCGGACGAATTGGCGAAGATGTACCGGGAGGCGGGCAGTGCTGCGCAAGTGAAAAAATGAAAAGTGAAAAGTGAAAAATAAGAGTTAGCGCAAAGACGATATGAAATACGGGCTGCCATATAAGGGAAGCAATAACAGGCTGCCGGAGGGCGGGATGGCAGGCTGCGATAATATCGCAGCATACGGAACAACTAAACACTGAGGGCTTTATGATTAAGAAACTGACGACGGGTGAATACCTGAAGGATTATAGGACGATGACGGCGCAGGAGCGCGAGGCGTACCGCAAGAGGGTGGGGGAGTGGTTGCGTACGGCTGGGGAGCGGCTGCTGGCGTTGACGGACAGGCCGATGGCGAAGGCGCAGAACCTGATGTCGATGAGTGCGAGGTGGATGAAGGAGGACTGCGAGGCGGCGCACGAGGGGGCTGTGCTGCTGACGGCACTGATGGCGGTCGCGGAGACGTGGCTGCCGAGTCAGTTGTGGGTGAAGAGTGCGTGGAGGGCGGTCCGACAAATCAATTCTGTTTTGTCGGAAGTAAAAAGTGAAAAGTTCTTGGACGAGCCAAGCGGCATAGCCGAGCGAAAAGTGAAAAATGAGGCTGGCGTGGCGAAAGAGGAGCCTGCGGAGAAAACCCGCAAAGGAACGCAGGCCGTCGCCGCAGAGTCCAGTCCAACCGATAGTGGAATGGATGGCGATAGAATCGCCTCGGAAAAGACGGGACGGGCTTTGTCGGGAGAATCGACTGGTACTCAGACGGAACAAGAACCAACGGGGACTCTGACAAAACAAGAAAATGCTCAGGGGACAGGCGAGGTGCTTATTGTCCCCATGCGGCCTAAGCACATTGACCAGTACGTTTACCTGTTACCGAAGGGGACGCAGGAGCGGGCAGGGGCTGTCAGAGGGCTGCTGCGGGAGTTGGACGAGGCACGCGAGAAGATGCGCCTGTTGATGGAGGATGCCCAGGCGAAGCCGGATGCACGGGCGGCGTGGGCAAGGAAGGCAACGAGGATTGACGCGACGCTGAAGGGGATTTACAAGGAACTGGATGCGGAGTGGGAGAAGTTGGTGAAGAGCGGCCGGGTGACGGTGGATGCGCTGGGGAACGCGAACGTGGCACCTTCGCCGCAAAACGGCGAAGCACAGGACACGGTTGCGAAACTGACCTCGGAGCAGAAGGCGAGACGCAGGGAGCTGCGGAAGTGGCTCATCGACCTGCGACGCGGCAAGGAGGGGGAAGCCAGAGAGAAACGCATCGAGCAGTGGAAGATGAACTGGAAGGAGTACCTGACGCTGGAACCGCTGGAGAGCGCGCTGAAGGACGAGAAGGTGGTGGCGGCAGCGGAACACTTCGGAGTGGAAATCAATTCATAATTCATAATGAGTACAACATGGAAGCGACCTTTTCTTTCGACAAATTGAACAAAGACCGCATAGCACTGAATATCGTCACAGACAATATGCAATCTCTGGTTTTCTTAACACGCATGGAGTTTCTGAAGCTCATGGCAAAGATGTTCGATTACAGGGATGCCAATGTAGATGAGCTAAGGGAAGTTTGCGGGGGCGGGCATACTTAACACGAATTGGCCATAAATTATTCACGAATTAAAACTTACGATTATGACACAGGAAGTATTTGACAAGGCTAAAGAACTTCTGGCAAGTATCAGCGCTACGAAAGACCAGATTACGCGAATTGAAATTCTGATGGAGGCGTGCAGCAAGCAGAAACGTCCGTTTGCGCTGCGCGACACGGCAGACCTGACAAGTCCGATTATTCACCTTTCACAGGAGGAAGCCCTGCCTTTACTTGAGAAGAAGCTGGAAGGGTACAGACGAGGACTTGAGAAGCTGGAGAAGGAGTTCGATAAATTGTAGCCCAGACGTGGGGGATTGGTGTAATGGTAGCACATGAGATTTTGGCTCTCACAGTGGAGGTTCGAGTCCTCCATCTCCTACGCTGAAAATGGCTGTTGGTGTAGTGGCAGCACGCATGACTCTGGATCATGAAGCACAGGTTCGATGCCTGTACGGCCAACAACGATAAACATTAGCATAACTCACAGCGATATGGAAATATTTGACACACCCCAAAAGGAGCAATGTCCGGAAGTAAGGACGGAAGTCGTGCAACAGCAACAGCGGGAGTACAAACTGATAGGAAAGCAACGTCGGAGGCCTGGACATACCGTGTTTTCGCTGAACGTGAAGACGGGTGAGATAAAACCTGCTCCAATGATTTGCGATGTGGCGTTTACAATGTCCAGCAAAACAGAAAAGCGTCGTCGGATAGATATTGAACCCGATTGCATCTACAGGCAGGCATTGAACAAGAAGAACTTCGTCAAGATACTGGTGAGGGAGGGCATACTTAGACAGAGGGTGGTCAAGAAAAAATAATAGTGGCCGCGATGGTATCGCGGCATACGGAACAACAAAAAGTGAAAAAATAAAAGGTACCGCAGAGGTGCGGAGGGAGCAGAGAGAAATCCGTGGAATCCGCGTAATCCGTGGTCGAGAAAAATAAATGGTAAATGATTAAATCGTAAATGATATGACATTTCACAGTATTGTGCGCCAATGGTGCAGAATATACAAGCCAATGTTGGACAGTAGCACGAACGGGAACAGACGTTTTTACCTTACGGACTCAACGGCTGGCGTGGTAGAGCTTGCCAAAGGCATTAGCAATTCCTTCTCCCCTTGCGTAGTGATGGAGAGCAATGTGGAAGGAGGCGGTCCGATAGAGAGGCCAAAACGTAACTACCCCATTTATTTCTTTGTCCGGGCCAGGGATATGGCTGACGGCGATGCCGCTGCTGAAGCAAAGGAGGAAGCATGGTATCACGCTCAGAATTTCCTTGCATGGCTAAGAGCTAAGCGGAATAAAGAACTGGAAAGGTGTATTGATGGCGATTTTTCTCGCATCGACCTTGACGGTGCATTGATCGACATCCAGACCTGTGGGCCAATCGAAAACGGATGGTTCGCTGTGCTAATTCAGTTCGAGCGTGAAGAGCCACTTAATCTGTGTGTAAATGAGGATTTATATGTTGAGGAGTGTGAGTGCGAGTGTTAGGCTGCAATAAAATAGCAGCGGAAGGAACGGAGTACATTAAACAATGACGATAATGGATAAGAGTTGTTCGACCTGCGCAAAGAGGGTTTTAAAACTTTATTCCGATGGCAGGGAGGAAACCTGCTGCGGGCTTGAGCCTGATATGAAGGTAAATGCACGAATGCACTGCGAGGAATGGGAACAACAGAAAAACAATAGAATATGTATCATCATTACAAAGATGACATCTGGGGGCACAAGGTGCCTTACATGGAAGCAAACCACGACACGGCTACGCGACTGATGGAGGACGCGCGGAACGAGATAACGAGGGTGGTGGACGTGCCACGGAACGTGCAGGCGCTAATCAAGATGTGAGAGAACCGCGATACAATCGCGGCGAAATAAACGAAACGACAAGAGTAAACCAAAAACGGTGAAAGCCGAGTATTAACAATCAAAAACAAAACGGCTCTTCATCCTTTCCAATCCGCGAAGAAATGGAAAAGACTGGAAAGTTTTGCAAAAATTAGCAAGGATTATGCAGCTTGACACTATTTCCCATGGCGACTGTCTGGCGGGCCTGAAAGGTTTGCCTGACTGCTGCGTAGACTTGGTAATCATGGATCCTCCCTACGTGATAGGTAACACGGGAGGCGGATTCTGGTCGAAGGCCACGGAGGGCAACCATTACAACGCACGCGGCACAAGGAAAGGGATGGAGAGGCTGGAACAGATAAAGGATGGTTTCGACCTGGCCGTATTGGACGAGCTGTGCCGCGTGATGAAGAAGGTCAACGCCTACATCTTCTGTAGTCAGAAACAGATTCAGCCATACCTGGAATACTTCGTCAACGGCAAGGGTTGCAACTGGAACCTGATATCATGGCACAAGACCAATCCGATTCCGGCTTGCGGCAACAAGTATCTGAACGACACGGAGTACATTCTCTTCTTCCGGGAGAAGGGTGTACGGGTATATGGCTCGTATGAGACAAAGCGGACGTTCTACACCTCGCTGCGAAACCAGCAGGACAACGTGCACTACAATCATCCTACGGTAAAACCGCTGCCTCTGATACGCCGCTTCATCCAGAACAGCACCCTGTCGGGGGGGGGGTAATTCTCGACCCCTTCATAGGCAGCGGCACAACGGCTGTGGCGGCCCTGAAGGAAGGGCGGCACTTTTTAGGCTTTGAAATCAATGCCGACTACTGCAAGACGGCGAAGGAGAGAATCAAGGCAGTGAATAATGAGCTGCAACGGTGTTGCGGCATAGAAGACAGACAAGACGGACTATGAAGGTACTGGAACTATTCAGCGGCACGGAGTGCCTGAGCGATGCTTTCCGACAGCGAGGGCATGAGTGCTTCACGGTAGATTGGGACGAGCGCTTCCCGTCGTCGCTGCACTGCGACATCATGGAACTGACGGCCGACATGATCCGTGAGCGGTTCGGGCAGCCCGACGTAATCTGGGCTGGATGCGACTGCACCACGTTCTCGGTGGCCGCCATCGGCTTCCATCGGACGAAAGACCCTGTGACGGGTTCGCTGCTGCCCAAGACGGAGAAAGCACGGCGAGCCGACGAGGTGAACAGGCACACGCTGCAACTCATCCGCGAACTCAACCCGCGCCTCTGGTTTATCGAGAACCCGATGGGCGGACTGCGGAAGATGGACTACATGCAGGGTTTGCCGCGCCACCTGATAACCTACTGTCAGTATGGTTTCTCTTACCGCAAGGCAACGGACATCTGGACCAACCACCCCGACCCGCAGTTCCGACCGCCCTGCAAGAACGGCGACCCCTGCCACGAGCGGGCACCGAGGGGAACGAAGCAAGGGCTGCAGGCCATTAAAGACCGTGCAGCGCGAGCAAAATACCCCCCCACTTTGTGAGCACATCGTGGGGATTTGTGAAAGGGAAATCACAAAGAACCGGCCGCGATAGAATCGCGGCGTAATAAACGGGACGACAAGATAGACGAAATAAACGAAACGACAAACGATTATGGCAACACTTTACAAGCAAGGGAGTAGGGGAGAGGTGGTACGGCAGATACAGAAGGCTTTGCGGCTATACCCCGACGGGATTTGGGGACCGCTGACGACGGAGGCCGTGAAGCAGTTTCAGCGGGAGCACGGGCTGAAGGATGACGGAATCGCGGGCCCTGCTACGTTGGCGAAACTGCTGCCGGACATGGCAAAGTCGGCGCTGGGACTGAAACGGTCGCGGCGGCGCATCACGGAGATTATCGTGCATTGCACGGCCACGCCGGAGTATCGCGACTATACGGTGGCTGACATCCGGCTGTGGCATAAGCGGCAGGGATGGAGCGACATCGGCTATCACTATGTGATCTATCGCGACGGAACGGTACATGAGGGGCGCGACGTGGATATCAGCGGAGCGCACTGCACGGGGCATAACGCCAACTCGATTGGCGTGGTGTATGTAGGCGGCGTGGCTCCCGACGGCAAGACACCGAAGGACACGCGCACCGACCTGCAGAAGGCGGCACTGCTCTCGCTGCTGCTGGATCTGCGCAAGCTCTACCCCAAGGCGGAGATTCACGGGCACCGCGATTTCGCGAATAAGGCGTGCCCGAGTTTTGATGCGACGAGGGAATACAGGAGAGTTTAGAGTGGGCGGCCTTCTCTCCTCGATATAACGATATAACGAGATAACGACTGGCCGCCATCGACAATAACGGCAATAACGACTATGGCAGAACAGAACGAAGAGAAACCGAGGAAGGTGACGGACATCGACGCGGTGAGCGACAACGCGGAGGCGGCGGTGATGGGATTCATTGAGCGATGGGTGCCGATGCCGGGCTTCGCCATCGGCGTGGAGGTGATGGATGCCGGACAACTGCGCGATGCGATGGGACTGCGGGCAACAATCGACTGGGGCGACCCGTGGCCGAAGGCGGAGCGGTTGCTGTTGGAGCATGGCTTCCGCTGGCACTGGCTCGGTTCGCAGCGGGTGATGTACTTGCAAGAGAAGGACGGGTTCGTGCCCGACACGGGGTGGACGGAGGCGGACGAGATATAACCACTGATTGATTTTTGAACAACGAATTACACGAATTATAAGAAAGGCGATATGACAGAAGAATTACAGCATAAAGTGGATGCCGCCGTCAGGCTGATACAGTCGGCAGGATATGAGGACGGGCGCCCCGTGGAGGTGGCCTACTCGGGTGGCAAGGACTCTGACGTGATACTGGAACTGACACGCATGGCGGGCATTCCCTATCGTGCCATCTACCACAACACGACCATCGACCCGCCGGGCACCATCGCCCACGTCAAGGAAAAGGGAGCGGAAATCGTGCAGCCGCCCAAGACATTCTTCCAGCTCATTCAGGAGATGGGGATGCCCAACCGATTCCAACGGCACTGCTGCCGATACCTGAAGGAGAGCAAGACGCTGGACCGCTGCATCATGGGCATCCGTAAGGCGGAGAGCACCGACCGCAACAAGAACTACGAGGAGCCGACGGAGTGCCGCTACTACGGTTCGGGACGCAAGACGAAGAAGAACCACGTCGAAGCGTTCTATCCCATACTGACGTGGACAGACGAGGATGTGGTGAAGTTCATCGAAGAGCGCGGCATCCGTCTGCATCCGCTCTACTACCGCGAGGACGGCACCATCGACCCGAAGCGCAGGCTGGGCTGTATGTGCTGTCCGCTGGCCTACTACCGCAAGCGCATCGACTACTTCCGTCACTATCCGGGCATGGTGAAGGCTTACTGCCGTGCCGCAGAGCGTTACCGCCAGTCGCATCCCGACGTGGAGACGGTGGGCAAGTATGCCGACGTGTACGAGTGGTTCACGCGAGAGGTATTCTTCGAGCGTCAGTCTTGGTGGGAAGACCACAAGACGGTGACGCAATTTACCCCCCCCCAATACCAAGAGTTCCTGGAACGCTATTTCGGCATAGAGTTGTGACACACCCCACCAACCCCACACTGCACTCAAACGAAAATTTGACAGCAGTATCAGAAAACCCACGCTCTCATCAAATTTTCGTTTGATGAACAAGAAAACAATTTTTGATGAACAACATATTTCAATAGCACTATGGCAGAAGAAACAACAACCATATCGCAGAAGCTGATGACGGGCGCACTGATGCACTTCGAGCGGGGGGTGCCGATTACCGACCTCGACCTGCGGCGCGAGCACAAGGAACGCCTCGCACGGGTGCAGCACGTGTATTGGCAATGGGTGAAGAACCCGATTACGCTTGACCCCTTCGCCATGTTCAAGCAACTGGTGAAAGGCCTGGGTGCTGATATTTACTCCGAGTGGCGCATGGCGCAGAAGGACAAGTTCTTGTTCGACTTCGTGGTGGAGCACATCGCGCCGCCGAGCCGCCGCATGGACGAGGCGAAGGTACGTGCTGCTGCGGACAAGATGATGAAGATAGGTATGGAGACGGACAACGTGAACGCACTCGACAAAGGCTCGAAACGCCTCATGGAGGTGGCACAGCTGGATAAGCCGGAGGATGCACGGACCGACATGTCGAAGGTGGCGTTCCTGCCGACTGTGGTGGTGACGGACATCCGCGAGGTGGACGACACCAAGGAGAATATCGACGACGAGGAGACAAAGAGAATCATCGCACAGTACGACGCTTTCGTGGATGAGAAGCACCAGGCTATCGACGACAAGGTGGCGGCGATGGAGGCACGAAGTGCGGCCATGAGCATGATGGAACCCGAACCGCCACGGAAGGAGAACGTGAATGTCATCAAGACAGAAAAGGAGGAAGAGTCATGTCAAGAATAGGCACCAACCCCAATATCAGCAGCGACTCCTTAGAGGCGAAGATGCTGCCCGACGTGGAGGATCCGCGCACGGGCGACGGCATGACGGCAGTGGATTATGCCCACGACGGTGTACACAAGGTGTATCTGAACCGCTGGCAGAAGGAGGTGCGCAACTTTGGCTCGCGCACCACCTACGTCCGTGCCGGTCGTGGTACGGGCAAGACCTCGTACATCGGCGTTCACATGGTGGACGTGACTATCGGTCTGCCCCGTCAGATGGGCGGTTTCGTGGGTGCCAGTGCCAAGCAACTCTACACACGCACGATGCCAAACGCCCTGAAGGTGGTGAACACGCTGGGTTTCGAGAACTTCTACTTTCTCGGACAGGCACCGCCAAAACTCCGTTGGGACTATCCGCTGGCCAAGCCCCGCTCGTGGGAGAACATCGTGCATTTCGCCAACGGCTTCTGCTGGCAGATGATCAGCCTGTGCGTCAAGGGTAGTGCCAACGGCCTGAACCTCGCCGCACTCATCGGTGACGAAACGAAGTACCTGCCGTGGCAGCGCGTGAAGGAAGAAGTGCTGCCCACCCTGCGCGGCGACTTCATGCCGCCCTCTGCCCGCAAGATAGAGAAGAAGGCGTGGGGTAGGGGGACTGACCCGAAAATCAACAACCACTGGCTCTCGCAACTCTGGGTGAGCGATGCCGGACTGACCCAGCAGCAATGCCAGTGGGAGAGGGAGAAGGACTCGGAGAGCCACGAGGTGAACGACCAGATAGCCACGATGATGGCCGAACTGAAATACTTGGAGAAGCACAGCCCACGCGCCGCCGCCGCCTTGGCACAGAACGATAACTATCTGCGCAAACTGCACCGTCTGCGTACCGACAGCACCTGCTTCTGGAACTTCTCCAGCGTGGAGAACCTGAGTATGCTCGGAGCCGCCTGGCTCAGGGATATGCAACGACAGATGCCGCCCCTGCTCTTCAACCTCATGGTGCTGGGCGTACCGCGTGGCGGTTCGCGCGACGGCTTCTACGGCAACCTCGACATCGAGAGCGTACACGGCTACACCGAGGAACAATACAGCCGCGAGTACAGCGACAGTTACTCCATGCTGGCCGACAAACTCACGGTGAAGAAGAAAGGCACGGCACTGGACGTGCAACGCTACCCCACACGCTACGAGACCGAAACACTCGACATCGACGAACTGGGACGCATCGGCGAGGAAGACAACTGCGAGTACGACATGGACCTGGACTGGAACAGTCCCCTGCTCATCGCCTTCGATGCCAATGCCAACATCTCGTGCATGGTGGTGGGGCAGTTGCGCGGCGAAGAACTGCTCATACAGCGTTCGCTCTTCGTGATGAACGAGCGGAAACTGCGCTCGCTGTGCCGTCAGGAGTTCGGGCGCATCTACAAGCCCTTCCTCCGCAAGGGCTGCGGCGAAGTGGTGCTCTACTTCACCGCCACCGTCAAGCAGGGAGCCAGCACCGCCTACGCCGTGGAGGGAGCCGACGACAACCGCTTCGACCGCGTAGTGGTGCAGGAACTCTCGGACATAGGCTTCAAGGTGACGGCCATCGACACGGGCGCACCGCTGCTCCATGCCGTGAAGTACCAACTCATGTCCGACCTCATGTCTGGCGTACAGATGCCAAGACTGCGCATCTGCACCGACCCTGGACGCAACACCTACCTCATTCCTGCGCTGGAGAACACAGCCCTCGTGCCCGGCACCTTCCGCAAGGATAAGTCGAAAGAGAAACTGAAAGCTACCGACGAGGAGAGCATGGGTGGCGACCCCCGCACCCGCACCGACATCACCGATGCCTTCGACGACCTCGTGATAGGCGTGAAGTACCACGGCGTGACAGGACAGAAGAAAATCGGCGGACGACTGAGAGGACGGTTTGGGAACTTGGCGGGAATACCGAGGTGAACAACGAATTAAACGAATTGTACGAATTAAGACTTCTGCAGTTTCTGCGATTTCTGCGCGACAAGAGTAAAACTAAATCAGATATTAAGCAGTTCCGAACAGGCTTATTTCTCCGCTAAAATTTAATTTAAGCAGAAAACCTACAAAATCGGGGCTTAAATTTTCAGAAAAATCAATTTAAGGATAAAAACTATGGTACGACCCAAAGACTACAAACAGCATTTCATCAGTCAGGTGGTGAAGCGGAGCGGTATTGCCAGGGCTACGGTGGAGCAGGTGCTGCCCGCCGTGTTCGATGAGTTGCGCTATCAGCTCAGCGAGGGTGCCAGGTGTGTGCCCATCGAATCGTTCGGCACCTTCGCCGTTGTGGATATACCCGAGCGAACTTACCACTACACCTACGGCGGACGCAACGAGGACCGCACCATCGCGCCCACGCAACGTCTGAAGTTCGCACCCACGAAAAATATGCGCCAGGAAATCCTCACGCACACCTTCGACCCCTCGCGCCGCAGTTTCACGCATAACCCCAAGGACCCGCCCATCCGCACGCGGAAAGACCTCGTGTATGACAACAGCCGCAAGGTATTCTATCGGGAACCGGTAGCCTCTCCCCAACCCCTCCCCAAGAGGGAGGGGAGTAGTTACCTTCTTTGCCCTTGATTTTGCACTTATTCACACCTATCTTGCAGACAAAAACACAGACACACGATATGGCTAAGAACAAGAACGGCGGCGGCATACCCGTACATCGTCCAAAGGACATGAAGGAGTTCCGTGAACTCAATCAGTCGCTCAACCAAAGGCGGTACATCGCCATCGACGCACTGCGACCGGGGCTGCTGCACAGCATTACGCTGGGCGACCGCGACACGTCGGAGACACAGGCACAGGACATGGCAACGTGTATGGGTGGCAGGGGCACCATCAGCAACGGCCCCCTGGCAAAGGTGGCATGGAGTTTTGACAGCAGCGAGAAAACGCCGACCGCCATCAGCAAGGACGGCAAACCGCTGGGACGCGGGTATATCAAGTGGGGCGCGGGCGACAACCTGCCCTCGCAGATTTATGCGCTCTCGAAGGCACTGCCCTACACGGCGGCTCCGCTCCGCTACCTCTCCGACCTCGCCACGGGACTGGGCGTGCGGATGATGTATCAATTCGAGGACGACACGATGTGTCTCTACGAACATGCCGGCTACCGCATCCTGCAACGTATAGAGGCACTGAAGAAGGACGAGCCGCAGGACACCTACGGCGGCGACTTCGCCAAGGATCCCGATACGCAGCGCATCGTGCCTATCGGCGAACTGGACAAGGAGAAACGTCCCGACCCGCTGCTGCGTGGCATAGGCATCGACTATTGGCGCGATGCCTACCGCGAATGGCAGCGCACATGGGAGGGTGAGGACACCACCTACGCCGACGGCACGCCGCGACACATACCCGGACTGCGCGAGTTCCTGGAGAATAACGACCTCGACCTGAACTTCCTGCAGTGCATGAAGGAAGACCAGATGTTCGACCTCTACTTCCCCACTGTTGGCTTCGAGCGTGGACGGCGCGGACAGTGGGACCCCCGCATCGTGCGCATCGGTTTCCTCAGCATCGTGCATGGCGGCATACGCTATGAGGTGATGAACGAGTACCGGCACATTCAGAATATCTACTTCGGCGAGAAGTTCCGTGGCAACACCCTGACGGAGGGACACACCCTGAGCGGAAAGGACGAGGATGTGGTGATGTACCCCGTGGCGGAAGCGACGCGCCGACTGGAGGAGTGGCGCTATCAGGTGGAATCGAACCAGCGCACACGCATCAAGGACCGCCCCGTGTGGGTGACATGCCCCATCTACTACGGCACACAAAATTACTACCAGCAGCCCGACTGGTGGAGCATCATCCTCTCCAAGGCTTACGATTTTTCTTCTACCATCCTTTTTGACAAGGCCAAGCAGCGTGAGAACTCAACTTCGTGGTCAAAAATTCTCTACATCAGTCTTGATTACCTTAATATGATCTTCAACGACCTCGGCATAGCCGGCGATATGGAGAAGCAGCAGAAGTTCATCGACGAACTGGACCAGAACGTAGAGCAGTTCATACAGCAGCGCGAGAACAACGGTAAGATGATGCGGCAATTCATGTGGCTGGGTCAGGACGAAAAGGAACACCACAACATCGAAATTGTGGATATAGCGCAGACGAAGAGCGACGTAGCCAAGGCCGGCAAGGAGGAGCTGGAACTTTCCACCTCGCCCATCTTCCTCGCCTTCGGTGTTGATCCCCGCGACATCGGTGTGCCGATGGTCAGTGCCTCAAACGGCGGTACGGCACTCCGCGAGATACGCCTGATGAAGCAGCAGCTGCTCAATGTGCGCCAACGTGCCTACCTCCGCTTCCTCCGCGATGTCTGCACGTTCAACCGCTACGACCGCCATTGCCGCCCCGTGGTGATGCAACAGACGTTCACGACGCTGGACGCCTCGAAAACGGGGACGAAGGAAACCGTGGCCGGAGAGGGCGCGTGACCATTTTGAGGGCGCCATCGAAATGGTAGTGAAAAGTGAGAAATACAAACCGGCGACGAGGTGAGAGCCTTGCCGCCGGTTTGGTTTTTACAGGAATGCCTTAACACTCACAGACGATGGCGAGTTGGCCGCAAGCGGCACCACTCTCAATCTCTGCCTTGGTTGCGATGGCCACGGCATAGTCGTAGCCCATGCTCTCAAGAGCCTGTTTGATTGCTTCCATTGTTTACCTCCTTTCTGTCTTTAAGAATCCATACTGACACATCTTTCAGTCCGTCGTTGGATTGGTGGCAGCACACGAAGCCTTCCTCACGCATGATGGTGAAGTAGTCTCTCCAGCGGGGCGAGATGTATATATTCTGCTCATTGTTTACAAATCTGTACCAAACGCGGTCGAGGAAGACGTTGGCGGCAAAGTGGGCAGCGTCGCAGTCTTTGACGACAACCTTACCGCCCATCTTCATAAATCTGCGAAGACAGCGCACCGTGCGCCTGATGTCGGGCAGATGGTGAATGACGTTGCTCACGTTGAACACGTCCACCGTGTGAGGCTCCAGCCCGATAATGCTGTCTCGTCCGTCGTATTGGCAGTCGAGCGTCGGGCTGGTGGTCACGTCACATTTCTTGTAACCCGGCAGCGGATTAACCGCATCCG